TAGAGTTATAAATAATAATGTAGATGGAACAATTATAGCAGTTGGATTGAGTGCGACAGTAGATGCCATTTCTTCTCCGCCTATTGGTGTTGTTTTGACATCTTACAGTTCTGTCGTTATGTATGTTGTTGAAAATAGTAATGAAATCGCCATTGATTCCAGTACAAGTTTAAAAACTGCAACAATTCAAATTTTAGGAATATAGGAGATATTTAATGCTTGATAATTATTCTATAGAACGTGCCCCTTTGTTTGCAGTAGTTGATGGTGCAGTTAAAGAAATAATGGCTTTGCCTGTAAATGTGCCGAGTTTACAAATTGCAAGTACGGCTGTTACTGCGACCGCATCGGAAATTAATTTACTCGATGGTTCATCCGGTGCTACTGTTGTTAATAACAAAGCGGTTATTTATGGTGCAAGTGGTGAAATAGTTGCCAATTCTGAAACTATTGGTTCGACAACTGCAGGCGGGAACTTGACCGCAAACGCTACTCTTGAAACAACTATTGCCCCGACAATGGCATCTGCAAACTGGACAGGCACTAATGGTTGGTCTTCAAACGAGACACAACTAATAAAAGTAACAAATGCCGCTATTGGTACTATTCAACCTTCTGGGACTACGGGTACGCCGACGGCTAATGTGACCTATAAGGTTGTTATCACAGCAAGTGCTACAAGTGGTGCGATTACCTATACCTATGGTGGAGTTGCAGGAACAACGATAACTGCAACTACAATAACGGATTATATTACAGCAGCAACAACTGGAAAACTTATCATTTCTGGTGCGATTTCATCAACAGCAACAATTACCGCAATAAGTATTCAGAAATTAACCGACGCGACAGGTGATGTCTCTATCGCTGGCAACCTGAAAGTTGGTAGTCCAATCCAGAATATGAAAGGGACTGATATAATTACAATCAGTTCGACTGGGAATGTCGGCATCGGGACGACGAGTCCAGCGGTTAAACTTACGATTCAACAAGCAGACCAAGTATATGCTCAAATAGATGCACCATCAATTTGGGATATGGCACTGGGAATCACAGCAAACACTTCTAAAATATCAGGAATAGACTTTAAGAATTTTAATTCAGCTGGAGACGTTCGTTTTATAGCCAGAAATGACGCAAATGATAGAGTATCTATGAATATGCCTGGTTCTACTAATACTACCACATTCTTTGGACAAACTGGCGCTAACGCTGCTGCAATTTTCTTAACTGGTGTTGCTGATACTGATAAAAAATTATCCATTGGAACTTTTACTGCTGGGGATTTAATATTAGGAACAGATAATACAGAAAGAATGCGTATTTTAAGCACTGGCAACGTCGGCATCGGGACTACTGCTCCCGCCACAAAACTTGATGTTGCCGGTTCAATGCAAGTATCTTCATCCTCTGCTCTTACTTTAGGTGGATATGTAACTAATTATTTAGAAGCATCTGCAACTTTAACTGGTGCTACTACAACTATTGAAGTTAATATTCCTGCTACATCAAGAATAGTAGGTGTTCAATTAAGAGTAGATACTTTAATTACTTCAATTAGTGGTACAACGTGGAGTGCTGCTTTTTCAGGTGGTTCAACATCTGCTATTTGTTCTGGTCAAGCATTTACAAAGAATACAAAAGTAAATTCATTTGTAAATGATATAATTACATCTGAAGCAGATATTGTTATTACCCCAGATACAGATGGGTTTACTGCGGGTGTTGTGAGAGCCGTGGTTTATTATAATTTATTTACCGAGCTTGGCAGTCTATAAAGGAGAAATAAAATGGCAGCAATTACATATCATTCACAAGGTGTTTCCCCAAGTACAATACATGCTACTTTTAAATCTCCTGCTGCGAGTAGTGGAAATTTTCATGCATTTGGTTTTTATGAAGCACCAGCAGCAGATGCAAATTTAACACAATTATCTGCAACACAAACATTAGGTAGTGCAAACAATGCTTATATGGCACAGGTATTTATTGTTGCCGCAGCCGCAGGAACTGTTGGTGGAACAGGTTCTGGAGTTGCAAAAATAACTATTACAGGAACATCAGTTACTCATGCTGGAGTAAGAACTCCTGCCGATAGTGAAGTTTTGGTAGCAGATATAACGGCATTAACTACGAATCAATTTGTAGAATCCACTAAAATGTGGGTTGGTACTGTAACTTTAACGCTTGCTCCAACAGTTGACCGTTCAGAATATGCAGTAGATTTTAATTATGGTTATGCTTCAGTATCTCATTTTTTTGAACATACGGTACAAATAAAACAATTTGAATGTACGGGTAGAGCAGGAGCAACTGATACAGGATTTAATATTCAATTACTTAAACATTCTTCTGTTGGTTGGGTGTATCATGCAACTGCATTTGTGCCGGGTGGAACCGTAATACTTGATATGAATACAGATTTAAATACAGAAAAAAATATTACAAGCGGTAAAAGATTTCATTATCATAGAAAAAATTTAACTAATATAATTATTGGTTCGGATGGAAGTGAAGGAGTTGTTTTGAGAATAATAACCGGTGCTAACAATGCAGTTGAATCAATGGATATGCGAATTCATTTTAATTGGATGTAAGAAATTGGAGAAATAGATGGCAATTCTGGAAATTTTAGGCTTGAACGAAAGCACCCCACAAATAGTAAACGCCCAATCAACAGATTCTTATTTGGCTTCAAGACCAATCGAGTTTAAATCTACCGTAAACATTCCTTCTTCGTGCTTACAAATTCAATCAACGGCAATTACATCGTCCGCCTCAGAAATTAATATTTTGGATGGTGTGACTGCAAATAAAGATGAACTTAATCTGCTTGATACTTCTGTTGCTGGTACGGTAGTTAATTCTAAAGCGGTTATTTATGGCTCAAATGGAGAAGTAAATGCTTCGATTTTGCAAATTCAATCAACGGCAATTACCCTAACTGCTTCACAACTGAACACCGGCGGTTTTAAACAACAGGTGGTCACCGTTGCTGCTTCTGGTGGGGATTATACAACCATTACTGCCGCCTTGACCTCAATTACGGATGCCGCAAGTGGAAAAACATATTGTGTTTTAGTTACAACACCTGCTGAATATGATGAAGCAATTACATTAAAAGATTATGTTGATATTGTGGCGGTTGACCCTGAAAATACTTATATCACAAGACAGGTAACAGATAATGGCGTGGCGGTTCATTGCTACCTAAAAATTAATATCAACAATAAGCAGACGGATGGAAGTTATGGTTTGGATTTATCAGGGAATTCGATAATAACCGTTGATGGTAATATCACAGGTGGTATTGGTTCTGAGGATGGTGGTATTGGTGTTAATAATGCTTCGACGGGTATAATTACTATAAATGGGAATATAAATGGGGGCGTTGGCGAAGAAAATGGGGGCGTTGGTGTTTATAATTTATTAACTGGAATTGTTACTGTAAATGGAAATATAACATCTTCTTATATTCCGGTATATATGAGTTCTACAGGTACGGTCAAAGTCAAAGGCGATATAACATCTACTTACAACAATGCCGCAGGCCACGGCATTACTCCTGCTGCTACTTCAATATTTCAACATGAATTTGGCAAAATAATTTGCACCCATGCAGACGCAAGTGCGGTATATTGTGCAAGTGCCGTTAATGTTACTATGATTGGAAGTTGGGCAAATAGAGATTTACATTCCAATGTAACAAATTTAGTTTCTGGCGGATTCAATTGGGATACTAACGTGACATGAGTATTAGAATAATTATATCAGACACGGTTTTAACGGGACATCCTGAATCAGTTCGTTCTGCCATTTCAGTTGGTTATGGTTCTGATATATCTGCTCAATGTGAAATAAACACAAGCGGGTTATCTGCTGCATTACTTAGAGCGGTTGAAGTTGACGCAATTGCAGTAATTCGTTCTACAACAGGTGTTAATAATTATATTTCTTTAGCACAAGGTTATTATAATAATTATTTAATTCAAACTTTTATGCCTTTAGGTAATAACTCTTATGTTGAGTTATCTACGCCAACATCTATTCCAGTTATAATTATTTGTGGTGCGGGTGATGAAGAATTACAAAATAATACAGGATATGGTAATGGATTAGAATTTTGGGATTGGGATTTATCACAAACAACAGACCCAACAGGAGACCAATCAAGTTACAGTAATGGTATTATTCTTGGTAAAATTTTAAAAATAAAAGATACTTTAAATTGTAGTTGGTGGGAAGCAAGATATAGAGCAAGAATGACTTGTCCAAGAACGGAACCCAATAGAGTAACTTCTCCGTGGGAAAAGATAAATGGTTATGGTAGAATAGATGTATCTGCTTCAACAGGTTATAGTGAAACTATAATTGCAGACCCATATTATACAGCACCTCCGCCTGAAGTAGCAGACCCGCCTACTATTAATCATTCTGAAAGTTATACTACATCTTCCGTTACTATTACTTTTACACCAGAAAAAAGTTCTGGGGTTTATAGGTATAAATATGATGATAATGCATGGGCAAATTTATCTTCAACTACTATTCCTGAAACTACTTTAGAAATTGGAAGTCATACTGTATATGTTCAGGAATATTGGAATGATGCGTGGAGTGAATCAGGTGTTGCAGTTTTTACAATGGAGGATGATATGAGTAATAATGGTTGGAATGATGGTGTTTTTAAAGTTGATGAATCCTCTGTTATGGGAACGACAGGTGGATTTATAGTAAAAGTTGCTGAAGCAGTAAGCGCAACTTTAAGTGGAGCATCGGGCAGTATTGCCGTAAATGTTCCGCTTGGATGTAGAATATTGGGAGTTCAACTTAGAGTAGATACTTTAATTACTTCAGTATCTGCAACAACTTGGACTGCTGTTTATGTAAATACACCAACTACCGCTATTTGTAGTGGTCAGGCGTTTGCAAAAAATACAAAATATAATGCAATTCATTCTGCGTATGAAGTTACAACGGGAGTAGTTACAATAACAATTACACCAAACACAGGCACATTTACTGCTGGTGTTGTGAGAGCGGTGGTTTATTACAACGATTTTGATTCGATGGCAAGTCTATAAGGAGATAAAAAATGGCAGCAATTACTAATCACATACAGAATATTCCAGCAAATAGTTTATCTATGTGTATTCACTAATTTTTTGTATATTATAATATGAAAAAACTTATAGCATATAAATATCGTCTTTATCCCACTAAAGAACAGCAAATTCTTTTAGCAAAGCATTTTGGTGCTGTAAGATGGATTTATAATTATGCTCTAAATAAGAAGATTGAATTATATAAAAAGGAAAAGAAAACCTTATCAAGGTTTGATTTAAGTGAAATTCTTACCGGATTAAAAAAGCAAGAAGAAACTTCTTGGTTATCTGAAGTTAATTCCCAATCTTTACAGTTTTCTTTATTAAATCTCGATAACGCATATAATAGATTTTTTAAAGAAAAGAAAGGTTTTCCTAAATTTAAAAGTAAAAGAAATAAGCAGTCTGTTCAATTTCCTCAATATAGTAAAGTGAATTTTGAGGATAATACTCTTTATATTATGAAATTTAAAGAGGGCATCAAATGTAAGTTTAGTAGGACGTTTGAGGGTAAAATAAAAACTACTACAATTTCTAAAACCCCAACTAATAAATATTTTGCTTTTATTTTAGTTGAAGAAATTGTCCCAGAAGTTATTAAATTTCCTATTCAAAAGGATAAAACGGTTGGTATAGATTTGGGTATAAAATCCTTTTTAGTAACTTCAAATAATGAAGTATTTGATAATCCTAAATACTATAAACAATCTTTAAATAAACTTAAAGTAGAACAAAAGAAAATATCAAGAAAGAAACTTGGTAGTAATAATAGAAATAAACAGAGAAAAATAGTAGCAAAGTTACATGAAAAAATAACAAATCAAAGAGAAGATTTTATTCATAAGGTTTCGAGGCAATTAGTAAACGAAAACCAAGTTACAACATATTGTTTTGAGACCTTGAATATTCGAGGAATGATGAAAAATCATCATTTAGCACAAGCAATAGGAGATACCGGTTGGGCGTCTTTTGTAAATTATCTATCATATAAAGCAGATTGGATGGGAAAAAATATTTTTAAAATAGGAAGATTTGAACCTTCTTCTAAAACGTGTAATATATGTGGGAATATAAACCAAAATCTCACTTTGAAAGATAGAGAGTGGGTTTGTGATTGTGGTGCAAAACTTGATAGGGATTTCAATGCTGCTTGTAATATAAGAGATATGGGTTTAAAACAAATAGGGTTGGGCAAACCCGAATTAACGCTTGGGGAGATTGGATAATGTTTCAGTCGCGGAACCAAGAAATCATGGGGATATGCCAAAAGTTTTTTGAACCAAAAGGAAATAAAGTTTTGGATTTAATAAGAGAACACTTTTTATATTCAGATGGTATGTCTTTTCAGGATATACTATTTTGGGATTTGTTTGGAGCAGGATTGGGTAATTTTGTAAGATTACTATTATTGATTTAAACATTGAAGGATTTTATGCAAAAAGGAGATAAACATGTTCGATGCAATTTGTGTTGTATTAGTATTTTTATTAATTCTTGTTGCATTAAGTCCTCTTTTTGGCAGAAAGGAGTAGATTGTGAATGATATAAAGGAAAACGGTTGGAATGAAATGAAAAATTTGGTACTTAGTGAAATTAAAAGAATAAATAAAAATTATGAATCTTTGGATGTAAAATTAGATGCCATAGATAAAAAGGTAGATATAATGAGTTCTAAATTAGAATGTTTGCCCAACCATGAAACGAGAATAAATACTTTAGAAACAAACCAATCTGCTCTTAATGTAAAATCTGGTATATGGGGAGTAATTGGTGGTGGAATACCTATTATAATTATGATTTTTATTTATTTTATAATAAAGGTGGTTTAAAATGAAGGAATGGGGTAGAAAGTTTTTAGTTGCAATGATTCTTCTTATATTATCTTCTGTTTTATTATGGTTTGGTAAATTAGCAGAAGATTTATGGAAACAATTGGCTGAGATTACATTTATTACATTTGTTGGTGGTAATTCAATAGAAAATCTTTTGAAGTATTGGAAGAAATGAATTTAAAACAAATATTATTTTTTATATTAATCATTTCTATTTTTATTGGTGGTTTATTCGTAGGTAAATCCTTAAATAAAACCGAAATAGTAGAATCAATAGATACATTGTTTATACCATCTGAACCTAAAATAATATGGAAAACTGCATATATTACAACATTATTACATGATACAACTATTATAAACGGTTTAGATACTATATTTATAAAAGATTCCACCATAATAGCGAAGATGGACACCTCATTTGATGAAGGTAAACTTGGTATATTATATTATTATATGCCCGCCAATTTGTTTAGACTTGATTGGAAACCAAACCCAAAAGAAATAATTACTATTACAAACAATATATATCCAAAAAAATCTTTAATGGATAATATTTTTATTGGTTTTGGAATATCTCAAAATGGCAAACCATGTTTAAATATTAGTTTTGGTTACTCAATAGCGGATATACTCAGAAAGAAGAAATAAATGGCAACATCCAAAGAACAATTTATATTTTTAAAAAATAGTCTACTATTGATGGATTATGCAATTAAACTTGGATTTATACTTACTTACGGTGAAGTATCAAGAACAATAGAACAACAAACTATTTATTTTAAATCCGGTAAAAGCAAGACAATGGATTCCAATCATCTTAGAAAAATGGCAATAGACCTTAATTTTATTAAGAATGGTAAATTAATAACAGATCCAGAAATATTACTACCAATAGGCAAATATTGGATTAGTCTCAATCCTAAAAATAGATGGGGCGGAGATTGGAATATGAACGGCAATGTCAAAGATGAAAATTGGCATGATTGTCCTCATTTTGAGATGCTTCCATAATTATTTCTCCAAATAATAAGATTTCTCTTGACTTTTGCAATAAAAAACGTTATATTATAAGCGTGATAAATTTTTAAATAACAAAAAGAGGTAAAGAAATAACTATGCAATGTCAATATTGTGATTCGGAAAATGTAAATTTTAATGGATATAATAAAACGAGAGATAGACACAGAGTGTTTTGTAAAGATTGCGGACATGAATTTAGTATACCAATAAATGATGTAGATGAATTACCGGATGGTGAAATAATTGAAAATTTAATAGAACCCAAACACGAGCAAGTTCAAAATGATTTTAATAATAGATTTGTAGAAATAGTTGGATTTTATCAATTATATGGTAAAGAGAAAACATTATCTATTTACAATATAAAAGAAGAGACGTTAGATAAATATATTAGAAATGTAAAAAATGCATATGGTAAATCTGACCTTGATAAAAACGTTATATTAAAAAAAATTGCTGAAATATACACCGATAAAGAATTATCTGCAATTGCCAACGGTGGCAGAATTCTTCCGGGCAAAGATAGAGTTCCGGTTGTAGATTTTGAAGGAGAAAGAGTCCGTATTGGCGCAATGACCGATACTCATTTTGGTTCTATTTATACAGATGTAAATTATGTATATCAAGCATTTGAAGAATTTAAAAAAGAAGGTGTTGATTTTGTTACACATTCTGGTGATGTTACAGAAGGTATGAGTAATAGAGCGGGTCAAGTATATGAATTATCACATATTGGATATACTTCACAAAAAAAACATGCAATAGATGTTTTAAGTCAATGCCCAGCACCATTATATTTAATAGATGGTAATCATGATAGATGGCATTTAAAAGCAAATGGTGCTTATATAGTAGAAGATATAGCAAGCGCAATAGGTGCAACTTATTTGGGCGCAGATGAAGGAGATATATCTTTAAAAGGCAAAGCGACTTTAAAGTTATGGCATGGAGAAGATGGTAATTCTTATGCGTATAGTTATAGACTTCAAAAGATAATTGAAAGTTATACTGGTGGCGAAAAACCAAATGTTCTTTTTGTCGGACATACACATAAATCTTTATATATTTTTGAAAGATTTATTCATTGTTATTCATTAGGTAGTATGCAAAAACAAAGTAAATGGATGCGCAGTGGGCGCATAGCTGCACACGTGGGATTTTGGATAATAGATATTTATGTTGGTAAAAAAGGTGTAAATAAATGTACGGGTACTTGGTATCCGTTTTATGCATAATATGTTAATATATAAAATTCAAAATATTTTAAATCTTAAATGTTATATTGGTCAGACAACACAAATATTAAAAAATAGAATTTCTTGTCATATTAGAGGTTGTGGGTGTATCGCAATAGATGGGTCTATTAAAAAATACGGAATAGAAAATTTTGATATTTCTGTTATAGATGATACTGCTACAACTATTGAAGAACTTAATACACTCGAAGAAAAATACATTTTAGAATATAATAGTTTATCTCCCAATGGATATAATTTAACTACGGGTGGAAATAATAGAATTCCAACAGATGAAATTAGAGAAAAAATGTCTCGTATATTTAAAACTATAAAACATACATATATACCATCTAAGGAATGTTTATTAAAACGGGGCGAATCTATGAAAAAAGTGTGGGAAGAAAGAAAAAAGAATGGTGTTTTTTGTCGTAAACCTGTGTCAGAACAAGCAAAAATGAATATGTCAAATGGGCATAAGGGTAAAAAATTATCAGAGGAAACAAAAAGAAAGATTTCTATTGGAAATAAAGGTAAAATAATATCTGATGAAACAAAAAGAAAACAATCAGAATCAGGAAAAGGTAGAATTTTTTCAAAAGAGCATAAAGAAAATATAAGTATTGGTAGAAAAAAATATCTGGAAGAATTGAAAAAAAACCCGGATGTTTTTAAAGAATACATGAAACGTTTAAATAATGGAAAACAAAAATAATAATATAAATATGTTTCAAATGGTGGTGTAAGAATAATTTCAAAGTTCTTTAGATATTTGCTTTGCTTTTAGCGAGTAAATATCTTATATTTAAAGCGTGATAATAATATTATTATCACGCTTTTGCGTTCTGTTATCAGAATGAATCTATAAATACCCACAGGGGCTTTTCTCTTAGCGAGAAAGAAGAAATTGAGAATAATTAAATTATCTTTTCTTGGAGAAATATAAATGGCAACAACTAAAAGTCTAAGGACTTCTTCCCCCAGATTTTGTACAATTCTTGATGTATGTAATAAATTTCCGCGTTTGGTTGCAACTTCTATAAATCTTGACCAAAGTGATTCACCCATTGTACTTTATGATGCCCAAGTGGACGATTCAATATTTATGGCATCTCAGCGAATTTATAATGCTCTTATGCCAACATATAAAAGTATTACTGCTTTAGAAGAAACGGCACCGTGGGTTGGTTCAATAATTTCCAATAGACAAAATACAGTTCCGGCATCAAGATTGCTCGCTGCCGATGCGGGAACTTCTGCAATATGTGAACATTTTACACTTACATTTACATCCTCAAGTGGTTATACAGTAAGTGGATTTTTAAGTGGAAGTGTTGGTTCTGGTACAATAACATCTGATTTTACTTCTACTGGGGGAGATTTAATAATTTCTGCCTCGTCTGTTACGGGTATGTTTTCTGGTACATTTGCATCAGGAGATATGATTTTTATTTCTTTGAATAAGTGGAACAGATTTATTTCTAACATTGCAACATATTTTGCTTTATCAGATGTATTGAGAAATCTTGCATATTCAAATGCGGTTAATATAGACCCAAGTATTTTTGAAAGATATGCAAATCATGCAAAAGCAGATTTAAAAGCACTCCAAACCCCGTATGCAGATGATGGTTATAGATTATCTACATTACCAAGTAGAGATTTTTCTGATTGGCAATGTGGAGGATGGGATGGTGGACTTTATGACCATCTCGGAACACCGGATGACAATGAATTTGGTGATGAAATGACAGATACTTATTCATCTAAATAAAAGTGATTAATCATGGCAGGTAATTCTAACGGTATAATTTTCTTTTGGAAGTATGGTAAATTACTTGCCGTACCAGAAGAAAAATTTAATCAAACTATTAATTTAAAATTTACTTGGAATGTAAGTAATATTTTTAAAGAAATTTTAAAACCAGATAGAAATACCAAAGTTAAATATGTGAAAATACAACCAAATATATCTGCATTAACCCCAAGAGGTGGTGTAAATTCTATATCAGACCCCTCTAATTTTAAATTATTTTTTTATGATACTCTTAATGAAGGTGAAGAAAAGGCATATGCCAATTTAAATACTGAAAAAATATCAAAAGCCGCAGAAAATGCAAGTGCAGAATTGCGTGCAGCATTTTTAGATAATTTAACAACGGGTCCAAGTATATGGAAAGAAGTTTCAAATGAAAGATTGAATAGGCGTTCGATTATGACATCATTGGGAAGTACAACTCAATTACCTGTAGACCCAAGTGTTCATTATACAGAATCTGTATTTAAAAAAGTTATAGATAGTTATAAATATACGGTTACTAATGATGCTAAAAAAAATATATTAAAAATTGAATTGAAATCAGATAAATTACCAAATGCGCCTCATCCTGATTTTGTTGGATGGAAATCTGGGTTTAAGGGTCCAAATGAAATTTTATTATCTATTATGGGATTACAAGTTAAAAATAATAGTGGTATTTCCAAATCTGGTAATAACATGATTGTTCCTATAACACGGGAGAATTATGGTGATTGGTCGAGAACTTCATATAGAAAACAAGTAAATGGTGATTGGAAAACAATTAATTTAGGATATGAACAAAAAGCAATGGCATATATAGGCGGCGGTTATCCTACTATTAAATATCCATCTAAAAATACACCAGAACCGCCCGGAATACCTGTTATGTTTGTGCTAAAAATAAATACAAAACCATATTATTTTCAAGATGCAAATAATGAAAGTAAAAGACGTGTTGTATTTTGGAGTAAAGAAAAAATTGGTGGTACAATAACATTTCCTAAAAATGTATTATCGGTCTTAAAAAAGAATGGATTTTTGTCAAAGGAATACAATAAATAAATGAGCATTTCAAGTACAAATATGTCTACATTGCTTACTAATCTAAAGACTTTAATTTTAGAGTATCAAACCACCACTTTGTCAAAAATTAATACATTTCAACGCGGATGTTTATCTCCTGTTTGCGTTTTTCCGTCTTTGGCAATATTACCTATTTCTGAAAATTATATTTATGGTTTTTCTAATGGTAAATATGAAGTAGAACGCAGTATACTTATGGAATGTTACGATATAAAACTTTCTACCAAACAATCTAAAGACAACAGCATAGACCTCATAAAGGCAATTAAAAATATTTTAGAAGATAATTTTACTATCAAAGATTCTTGTTATACTTCTAAATGGTCTAATGAAAATTATGGTGAAACAATAGATGTATCAAAAGGTTTTTTAAATATGTCTTCTATTACTTTGTTATGCAAGACAAGAGAAACATATCAAACTACCACAGTTACAAATACGACTACAAATAATCCATCTATTGTAACATTACAAGATAAAATTTTGAGTATTTTAAAAACAAATAAAGTTGCAAAATATTCAACGGTTAAAAATATTGTGGATTCTCCGATTAGTCCAATACCGGAGTTTCCTGCTATTTTATTGGGCGCAGGAACATTATCAAGAAAAGAATATCCTAATGCGAATGTTTCTGATGTATCTTTTAATATAGGTATCGCAACCCAATTGTTTCATAAAGAAACATCTTTAAATCACAATCTTTCTATTGTTGAAGGCGTTAAAGATGTTTTACAACAAGACCACACATTTGATGGTTTGTGTGATTTTAGTAATATTCGTTCTGTATATTATGCACAAGAACGAATTCCAAGCGGATTCTTATATTCTACGAGCATTGATTTAGTATGTAGAATAAGAGAATTTATTTAAGAAAGGAATAAGATGAAAATGTTATATACGGAAGTTTTTTTACCTGACAATCTTTTACCAAGAGGTGCAGTAGAGTATTTTAATACACACGAAGATGAATTTGTATTATTAAATGATAGGCAAATGGTTCCGCTTCCAATGGAAGTATATTGGCAAATACGAAGTAAAGTAATTGCTATCAATAAAGGTTCTTATGAAGTTAATGTTAAACCCGTTAAGATTGAACCTATTATAGAGCCGGTTGTCGAAGAAGTAATTGATAATGTTATTGAAGAAGTTGAAGAAAAGCCTAAGAAAAGGGCTAAAAAAGAATTATAAATGGCTCAATTATCTCAACAGAGTGATAAGTATGCAATAGATTTTCAATCTGCTATTGAAACTGCGGTTGAATGTTCTAAGGGTATTGATACAGATAAGTCTGGTATATTCATTTTAAGTCATTCCGATTTATCTTCTAATCAAACTATACTTGATGTTTTAAAAGCGATTAAAAGCGCCTCAAGACACTCCTCTGTTGAATATGCTAATACTAACAAGAATCCAAGAATACAATTACAAACATTATATTCACCGAAAAATGTATATCCTGTTTTTAGAACATTTTTTCAAAAAGGTGTTGTTGATTCTACCATCATTAAAGTTTTAGATGCCAATGGAACATCATATAATTGTACTACTAATATTTTAGATGCAGACGGAAATGTTATTAAGGTGTCTAAAAGTGTTATGGATGCAGATGGAAATTCTTATGATGTATCTATTACGGATATTGAATGGTTTTACCCTTATTCATATGAAGAAAATGGTGGTGTGTGCAATAGTTGGGCAACAATAGTTCGTGGTGTATCAACAGGAGATACTAATTCCCATAGAATGATAGGCGCTATATGTGATAATTTTTCCATATCTGTAAGCGCAGATGATTATATTTATTTTAATGCGAATATGCCGTGTAGAGATGTAGAATATTCTTATAATGCATCTGGCGATAATTTTACTTTATCAACAGATTCACCATTTCTTTGGAGAAATTGTGTTACCAAATTAGGTAATTCTTATAACCCATTAGAAACATTTGATTTAAAATCATTTGATTTGTCTGTTAGCAATAATGCTAAAGCAAGATTATTTAATAATTCTAAAATACAAAAATTTAATTTGGGAAGAGTAACCGGAAATGGTAAATTTATAACACCTTGGGAGAATACATCTACTAATTTTCAAAATGTAACATCTTTATCAGATTTATTTGCAGGTAATGTTTGTAGACTATCATTATATTGGGGAAATCAATATGCAAGTACGGCATTTACATCTTCTATAAATGTATTATTGCGATATAATAATGAAAATATCGCCAATGATTCAGAACTTTCTAATGATATGTCTTTTACTTTAGTTGAAGATTTTAGTTTTTCAACAGATAATAATAAAATAACATCATGGTCTGTTGATTCGGCAAGTGCGGATACAATAAATTTTGTATTTCCATCCACAGAAACATTATTAGGTAATGTGTTTCCGGGTGATGTAATTAGAACACCAGATGCGTCTTCGGGTGCAACAGATAATTGGATTATAGAAAGTATAACAGATATAAATACTTTGAAATTAAAAAAGAATCACAGTGCTGGTTTAGGTGCCACCGGTACTAAAGTGACAATAGTAAGACACCCAATTAATATCGGGTTAAACCGAGATATTTCCTAAAGAAAGGAAAATAATTATGGCTCGTGGAGTACCAAGTGAACCGGTTCCTTATGTTCTTGAAGCAGACAGAGGATTACCAAATGAAGAGCAAACCGTTTTTCATATAAAACCTAAAACAGGCAATGATTCAAATTATATCACAAAACTGTATATTAGTGCTTATATTGAAAAAGATGGTGGCGCAAGAGACCTCGATGTCAGACAAGCAAATGCGGCAGATGTTGCCACATTTAAACATCTTGTAAAGAAAATTGAGAATTATTGTTTTTCAGATGAATATTATGAAAAACATCCCGCTGTTAAAGAAAAGGCGGTAGAAGTTAAATCTGAAAATGAAGTTCTTAAATATGTACCAGTAATTGATTCCCCGGATATGATTGCTGATGTTTGTCATGATGTAGATTCCGATTCCCTTAGAGAGATTATTTCTGTTGCTAATAATCTTAATAAGTTGAAAGATGGCCAAAAAAAATAATTGAGCTCTTGGTCTCGTTTTCTTTGTGGAGAAGTGAGGAGCAAGGGCACCATTTATTATATGATTGCAAGTATTGTCATAAAAAAGGTTGGTATAAAAATAGGGTCTGTTTTTTAAAGAACAATGAAATTCTTTTAAAATGTCCCATATTTGAAATAGATGCTTCTGCACAAAAAGAATCGGTAAAAATAGTGAGTTCAGAAATAAAGAAGATGAATAAGGAAGATGTGGTAAAAAAGTTAATAGAATGCCATGAGATGTTGCCAAATAAGTTGGTACATGATGTTATTACTTTTCCATGTATGCGTATGGGGTTAAATAATGAAATTATTTGCCCACCGGGGTTGTTTGATTATGATTCTGATTTTTATGTATCATTGGAAACCGCAGCGGGGAAATATCACACTCTTCCTTATCCCGGTTCTTATCTTGACCAACCACAAGATATAATTGAGGCTTTTGATACCATTAGAAGTGCTGAAGCCCGTTATAATAATTATCAAATGAATCTAATAAAAATGAAAGATAAAGAAACTTCTAAAAAGTAGGTGGAATAATACTTGGGCGGATTAAACGAAGAAATAATCAAATTGGTTGCAACGTTAGATACTACTGGTATGGATGCCGGTGTTTCACGAATAATTTCAAATTTTAAAACTATAGCCAAAGCTTCTGAAGTAATTCAACCAAAGGCAACCAAAGCATTAATTAAAACTTCTCCATATAATGTTACTGGGGATATGGGGCGAGCAATAAATGTCGCCGGTAAGAAAGGTATTAGTAGTTATTCTGGTTTGGAAGAAGGTTCTGAAAAATATAAACAAAATCTTCAAGATGCCGCAATGAGGATGGTTGGTATTATTTCTTTAGTAAAAGAATTATCTACGGAAGAATATAGAATAAATGGTTATTTAAGAGCACAAAATTTAGAAAATACTCTTATTGCTAAAAAGAAATTAAATATGGTTTCTATTGCAGGCGTTCTTATAGATAAAAACAACGCCGTTTATAAATTAGATGAAGGTATCCGAAACGAAACTCAAATATTGTTAAATAAACAAATGAGTTTAAATAGAATGTATGATTTTGAAATACAAAGTAAAAAACAAATACTTGCATTAGGAATAAGAAATAAAAATATATCAGTTGAAGATTTAACATTACTCAAATCAAGTATTGTTGAATTGGAAAGAAGAAAACGAACCGAATTACAATCTCTTGGTGGTAGAGCAATGGGTATAGTTGGTAAAATGGAAGCAGGAACACCAGAAGGATTGGATGCTCAACGTCTTGCAATTATAACCAAATATGAAGAAGCACAAAAAAGAATTACTGTTCAGCAACGTTTACAAAATGTAGAACAAGGAATACTTGATAGTACCACACGTGGTTCAATAAGCGTTTATGGAGAAATTTTAAATTATAATGAAGAAATTTGGAAGACCAGTAAAGTTTTTGGTGAAGCCCAAAGTAAACTTGCTTATGAAGTTGAGGCATTAAATCAAAAATATATTGAAGAATTGAATATAAAAACAAAGATTTTAAATAAAATGAAGGAGATGAATGTTCCACCTGAAATTTTAGAGGCGGCAACAAATGATATATTACAAGTTGAAAAAAGACGGGTTATAGAACAAGAAAGATTAAAAAAATTAGCCCATGAGATAAATCAAACAGCATTAGCGACCCGTTCTACAGAATATGCGCCAACGGGTTTGATTAGTATGGAAGAGGCGGAAATAAAAGCAAAAAAGGCGCTATTATCTCATAATCTTGCAACAAAAGAAGCCACCACTTTAATGGAAAAACAATCACAGGCAGAAATTCGTCTCGGTGGTGCAACCCGTGGTATGATTAAACAATTTTCTATATTAAGAAATAGATTATTGGTTTTAACATTTGCTTTTGCGGGTTTGGTTCGTATGGGTAAGAAATGGATTGATTTATCTTTGCAAGCAATTAAAAGAGAAACATCTTTATCTATTATTTCTACAAATTTAGGTATTAGTATTTCTGATGTTACAAAGGCAACAAAAGAATTGGCTTCAGATGGAGTATTATCTATAAATGGTGCAACGCAGGCTGTTAAAAATTTACTTTCAACGGGTGCAAGTTTAAAAATAGTTACAGAAACAATTAATGTATTAAAAGATGCGGCTCTTGCTAATGGTAGAGATTTTTTTACGGCAGAAGAAAATATTACATCTTTTACACAAGGTTTAAAAGAAGGTCGTTCTCAGGTTACAGATAATATTGGTGTTATGACCAATTTAAGTGTTGTTGCTAAGAAATATAAAGATATTATAAAAGAAGTTGGTTATGCAAATGGTATCTTAATTGGCTTTATGAAAGAAGCCGCTATGTATGAAGGTACAAGAGCCAAATTAATGCAGACGCTTGCTGGTAGAATGATGTTTCTTAAAACTGCAGTTCTTGAATTGAAAATTAGTTTAGGTACAGTTCTTCAGCCCGTTATGGAAAATATACTTGGTTTATTTGAAGTATGGACTAAAAAAATAAAAGAATTTTCCGATACAAATAAATTTAAAATTTCTGAATATGTTGATTATGTTGGAAAATCTATAAAATCTGTAATGGAATTAGTTATTAATTCTACTGTAAATATAATGAAAATATTTTCAGTATTTTCTTCGACCGTTGTTGGAGTGTTTGGAATATTAAAAGGTGTTTTGGGAATTAAAAATATTTCTTGGTTAATTTCAATAATTATTTCTTTAAAGATTATTATTGTATTAACTAAAAGTTTGATTAAATTTATGACCGCATTAAAAAATACATTTAAATCTATTATTGCACTTGAATTTATGCAAAATCTAATTCCCACGACACATAGAAAAAATTTTATTACTGCTCTTTATGAAATAACCGGAAGTTTTAATAAATTAAAATTTTCTATTAAACAGATTTGGGCACTAAGTCCAAAAATCCCATGGTTAATGGGCGTAACTGTTCTTTTAGGGGTTGCTATAAATTCAATAGGTACATTAATACGAAAAAAACGTGAATTAGAATCTATAGATAAAGAACGTTCAACATATTCTAAAACTTTATATGAAGATACTGAAAAACAAACCGAAGTAATTAAAGCAATGGATAAAGTTTTAAGAAATAGAAATATAACAGTACCCACAATAAAAATGATTGATCCTGATCAATTAAAAGCAGATTTAGATAAATCTGCTCAAACACTTATAACAAGTACAACCAGTACAATTTTTGATGTACAAAAGGAAGTAAACAAACAAATAAAAGGTAAAAACATATCTATAATAGAAAGTTTTTTTCCAGATAAAGAACAATCAGATGAACTTGATTTTTTAAAGAAAATGGGGTTTGCATATGATGCCCTTACAGGAGATATTATACAATTTAATACTAAAAATGAAACTATGTTTAGAATGTCATATGAAAATTTTAAAAGATTAAATGCGATTATTTTAAAATATGCAGATAAAATTGGGCCCATTCCACAATTTCAAGACGATTTAAGTTCAGCTGTAGATGAAACATCAAATAAAATTAAAGAATTACAAAATCAAATAGATGCATTGGAAGTTCCGAGTTTGACAAAAGATTTTAAAGATATTTTTAAAACTTTTAAAGAAGGAAAAGAAAATATAGACGGTTTAAAAACAAGATTAGATAGTTTAAAAACCAGTCTTAATGGTATTATTTTGGAAAGGGTCAATTTAAAAAATGATTTAATTGCTTTATCAGCAACTCTAAAAGACCCAATACCAGAAAGCGTAATAAATGATTTAGCGGATATTGGGTTAAAGAATGCCGATACAATGTTTTTAAAACTAAAAGAATATCTTGGTGTTACCGATGAGGGTACAAAATTAATTTATCAATTGTTATTTGGCCAATTAAAAGTACAATTAAAAGAATTTGAGAAAAATATTAATGATTTAAAATTGGATTTAACTAATTCATATGATGATTATATTCAAGAATTATCTGGTTTAAATGAACAAATAAATTTGGCCAAAACCGGTAGTGAAAAAGGTTCTATTGCATCGGCTATGCTTAAAGAAGATATTAAAATTGCCAAAGAAAGATTAGATATTCAACAAAAATATACCAAAGTAATTGATGATACTAATACAGAACTTGCAAATGCTAAAACATATTTAACCGATTTAGTTGCTAAGGATAAAGAACTGGGTCTTACTATGGAAAGTCCAGAAGTTAAAAAACAATTAGAAGAAATTGCGAGACTTGAGGCGGCAATATTATCTATAACCGGAAAACGAGTAGATTTAGAAAAACTCATGAATCAGATTCTCGGAGTAAGAAAAGAATTAATATTTTGGAATGAATATAATGAATTTATGACAAGTGCCGAATCTAAATATAATGATTTGGTTGGTAATGCGGAAAATGGGCCCGGATTACTTACTCAATGGATGTTTGGTGGTAAAAGCGCCAGAGGAAATATAAGAGAACAGGGTCAAAAAATATTAAATGATTTAATTCGTCAAGCAGAAGATATAAAAAAACAATCTATTTCAATGTCAGAATCTATTAAATCACCTGAATTGGCAAACGGTAAAACAATTATTTCCGATACTGAAATGAAGGCATTGGATGATTGGGTAGAAAAACTTAAAAATATGAGTCCTGTAATGGCCTCCATGGGTAAAGAAATAGTTGATGCTGCAAATCAGATGGCGCAAGGTGTTACTAATGCTTTTTTACAAATGATAGATGCAAATAGACAATTAAATGAACAAATGTATTCTACAAGAATTGAATTAAAACGGCAAAGAGAGCTTGGTGTTATTTCTGAAGATGAATATAATACTGAAATAAAGAAATCGGAAGAACAAGCGTATTATGATAGAAAAGCCGCATCTCATAGACAATTACAAGGACTTGCTGTTTCTATTAGAGACACACTTGCGGCTAAAGCAGTAGAATGGGCTATAATGGCCATAGCATATAAAGTGTTTGCTGCTGGTGATACAGCAATGATGGTGTTTCCAAATCCGGTTGGTAAATTAGCGGTTGCTGCACAATATGCAACATTGGCTGCTCTCGCGGGCGGAGGCGCAATAGCAATGAATTCTGTTGCTTCTTCACAAGGTATGAAAGCCGCATATTGGGAAGGTATGGGCGCAGCCGAAGCATCTAAATATGATGAAACATCTTCTTCCACCGAAACAGGTTCCAAAGGGTCAACTTCCGGTTCTACTATTGCTGCACAACCACAATATATAACAATTAATCCATCCGTTGCGTTTTATGGGGATTATTTATATTTAGGTGATACAATACAAGAAGTTGGAGAAAAAATGAGCCGTGTTATAGTCACAGAAGTTAAAGAGGCCATTGAAACTGGTGAAATAACATTATCTAATTTTAATTAAAGGAATGAATGTCGGCATCAAATAATAAATTCGAGTTAGCAGTAGCAGTTCCTATTGTAAATAATTCATTTAAATATCCAAATAGATATGTTGCAACTGCTACTACTATAACGGCTACGGCAATTACATTATCTAATATACAATGGGAATCATCTGCTAATACCATGTATCTTTCTGAGGTTGCTGTAGATGGTGATAGAATTACATTAAAAGCAACAGGTGGAACAGTTGGAACAACCACATGGGTAGATGTTTCTAAAGCAGATTCTTCTGGTATAACGGCCGATAATATGGCTTTACAGGGTTTTGATGCAAATACTATTATATTGGGATATGGAAATTCAATACCGGGTGGATGGTATTCGAGTTATTATTTACCCGCAAGTAATTATGCTTTTGTGAGAGATATTGGTAATGTAGATAATTTTTGTATTGGAATGACATTACCAACCGCATCTGCAACATCCACTAATTTTTATCTTAAACAATCAATTAATACAGATTATTATGTACAAAATTTAAGTTATAGATTGGGTTGTGTTAGTAAAATAACTGTTACTGGGGTGCAAGCGAATACTGCATCGGTTATGTTGGGAATGGAAATGACCCCAACTGAAACAGATAATGTAACATTATATAATTCGAGTGCATCCAATGTCGCTTCTTTTACAAGTACAAGTGGAACAGTAACATTAACAACGGCATCTGCTACCGCATTTGGTATATATATTTGGATGAATACTGATGTTGCGCAAGTTACTAAAGAAACTACCGTGTATGTAGATGATGTTTATTTGGAACATGTATATAATCCAGTTACAAAGAAAACTATTTATGGAGAAACCGCAATTGGTAGTAGTGCAGATACATGTTTTTATGAAATAAGTGAAAATCATGATTCAGAATCCCTTAGTATCACGACTATTGATAATTTTACAGATGTTAATTTAAATGACGCATCTATTGCCAGATTTGATTCAACTGGTTGGGGCGAAAGAAATATAAAATATGAAGTGTCTTGCAAATTTACAAATGTTCTAACTTCTATTTGGACATATTTAAATAAATTACTTGATATACAAAAGAACGGCTATAAGTTAAATTTGCATCCCTATGTAGCCGAACTTCCAGAAGTTTTAACGGGATTCCTATATCTCACTTCTGTTTCTAAAGAACATTGGGACGCTGGTTTAGTTAGTTTCGATTTCCGATTTCGGGAATCATAAAATATGGAGGTTTTATTATGAGTGTATTAGCTGGGTGGCAAGATGCCTATTATATGGAATATGCCAGTTCTATTAGTCATTCTCCGAGTTTTTCAGATGCTGCTATTGGTGGGGCATATGGATTAGGAAAGCCTTTGGTTTATTTATCAAATCATCCTACATTTGATATAAACAAAGGAGTTATTTTTACAAGAAAGGCGACAGGCCGTTCTTATATTATGAGAGGGTCTTCGGATCACATTGAAAGAACACCGGGAACAGTTGCACCTACTACAACGTATGAGATGGATTTAGACCCAAGTGGTTGCTTTATTCCGTTGCTTACTTTGTTTCAACCGTCTACTTCTGGTGCAACGCATACAGATGCGGCAGCGGATACAGCTATTTTTTATCCTTATACTGTGTCCACCGTTTCTCAATATGCTTCTTTGCTTAGAGTAACGGATACGGGTCAATCACATCAAATTCTTGGTGCGGTTGCCAAAACAATTAGTATAAGCGGCGAAGAAGGGGATTCTATTAAATATAGCGTTGAATGGACTGGTGCAAATATGTCAACCGGAGTATCTTCAACTGTTACTGCGTGGGCGGATTCAACTGGTAATTCGTTTTTGTTATTCCAAGATTTAACATTTGTTACTGGAACAACAATGGCGGATATGGTTGATACTGTTGATATAACAGGATTTGATATTACCATTACTAATAATGTAGTTGCTAAACATTATGATGATGTTGCAATGCAAAGACATATTCTTGGTAATTTTGAAGTGTCTGGTACTATTAAAGTTCCGTGGAGTTCAACACATGGTGGTCAAAATTCTTTTTTGAGTAAATTGATTGCTGGTACTGATTTCTTAATGTGTTTGTATTGGGGTTCTTCTGGTGCAACAAGTGCCGGACAACTTTCAATAATTATCAATGCCGAAGTTGATTCTGTCAATACTTCTGGTGGAGAAGATGAGGCCGTTAATGAAATCGCCTTTACGGGTATTTATGATGCGGTGAATTATCCAATAGAAATTCGTGTTTTTGGTAATGTTCCGAGAACATCTGCTTATTGGACTGCTCCTGCGTAAATTGTAACCAATATAGGGGGAGAATAAATCTCCCCCTATATTATAAAGGAATAAAATGAACGATATTTTAAATATAACCGGAGAAGTATGTGGTTATTTATTTAATCCCGGTGAAAAGATACCTGTTATTGTAGAAAGTGTTAAACCTGTAGTATTTAATCATAATACAATAGGAACTCCACTTAAAACCAGATTAAGGGATTGTTTAGTCGGAACTGCGTCCACTATTACATTTATGGCGGGTAATTTCTTTACCACAAATACATCCGGTAATACAGAAAACACAAATGATGGTATTATTTTGATTAATGCTGCGGTAGATACAAGTTATACAATGATAACTACTGCTCATCCCACTACTCCGAGTGGTAATTATTATAAAAAATGGAGAGGTATCTATACCGCATTGGAAACTGAAACCTTTGAAGGATTGACATTTGGGTTAAATTTTACATCTGGTTCTCCGGGTTCTTTTGCATCTATTTATGCAACAGTTACAATCACTTCCACACAAGTTGTTGTTGGTGCCATATTTGTATTTGATTGGACAATCAGCATAACCTAAGGAAAAGTAAATGGCAATTACAGCAATAGCAACTCCAAATAGTTCAACTTATTGGGTAAAAGGACTGGAAAAAACAATTGAATTTAGTTCCAGTCTTTATCCTACTTATACTGTAACAATTGACCTCTATAGAGAAGAAGAAACGCTTGTTCAAAACGTTGTGACGGATTATGTTGTTGATGCGGATGAAACATATGCTTGGATAATTTCAACAGGATTAACTTCCGGAGTTGATTATTTAATAAAGATAGACGATGGAGATGCTTATGCGTGGAGTTCTAAATTTGGATTATGTACAGAATATCTTTCATCATCCTATACAGATTCTATTGTAACAACAGATACAGATTCAATTGAAGAACAGATTACATTAACTTTTACAGATTCTGTTGTTGTTTCTGATTCTACTTCCTTTTTTCTTATTGCCAATACTCTTAAATCAACTGAAGTAGAAGATAAAACAATACAATCTTTTAATATTAAGTTTTATATTCAAGACCAAGGAACTACCACAAGAGACCCAGAATGGGTTGATTTTACAGACAAATTAAAAAAGCAAGGAAAATATAAATTATCCAATATAGGCACTATTTCACATTCTACAGAAAGTAAAGCGGTTGGCGGAGTATTTCTTTCGTCTATATCAGATGTTAGTATGGAAAATGCAGATGGTTTTTGGGATAATCCAAGTGATTGGTCTGATTTAAAAACTATTTATGGTAATACAGCATCTTTTTCTACAAGCAAACATAAAAGAGAAATGGTTTTAACTAAAAATAAATGCAGGGTTGTAGTTGAATCTTTGCTTAAAGATGGAACAATAAGAGAAGACACTGTTGGTGTATTTCGTATTAGAGGATTTTCAACAGATAGTACATCTGGATTAGCAACATTAGAAATAGTGAGTCTCGCTCAATATCTTAAAGATGCCAAAGCAGATAAATGTAGAAATGGTAAGTCTTGGTATGAAAATCGTTCAATTATATTTTTAATAAAAGAATTACTTAAATTGGAATTTGGCGATAAAGATACTGGTGAATTACCTGCATCTTTTAAATTTCCAGACCAATTAAGTATTCCAACATTTGATGGGCAAAGAACATTGTCGTCATTTGGAAGACCACCGGAGAAGGTACACACGTAATGGCCGATACTTGGCAAGAAAATGGTTATATCACAAGAGCAATGGTATGGAGTAATGATACTGTTTGCGGTAAAGGCGTTTTTATGGGTTGTGATAATAATCTTTATTTGTATAAAGTTGAGGAAGATACATATTATTTAATTGGTTCTTTAAGTGCCGGATATAATATAAAAAGACTTTGGGTTAATACAAATAATAATAATTATATTTATGGTGCTGCATGGGGAGAACCATCTGATACAGTAAAAACTGTTACTATGAAAATCTTTAGTTCGAGCGGCGGTACAGATATAACAAATATTGCAGATATATCCAATGTATTTACTGGGGAATTTTGTTATAGAGATGGTGGTAGATATTTAATTGGTTCAGATGAAACACAAGTAATTGGCCAATATACTACATCATTTAAAGCTGGTGAAAATCTTTTATTGCCGTTTAATCAATATATAATGCAAGTAAAATCTATTGCAGAAGATTTAAATGTAAATTATGCAACATCTTCTACACTTACAGGAATGGGATTTATAAGTGGCGGATTAAACCCATTTGAAGATCAATTTAATTCTGGCTATTATGCTTTTTATAAAACCCCGGCATCACAAACAGATTTTGATTTAAGATTTTCTCTTGGTCAAAAGGGATTTATAGAATATATGCCCGTTTGGCAAGGTGTTGGAGATTATGGGGCATTGGTGTATTGTACTCAAACCGAATCTTCAGATGTAGATTATATTACATATAATGTATTTGACTTGCAAAATGCATCGTCTTCTACTTTGACCACGATGAGCAATTATCAAATAAATAGTAAGACATTTTTTCCTACGTGCGGAACAACTGATGAATCACATAATGTGTTTTATGTTGGTGGGGTATGTTGGTATGATACGCCTGCGAGTGCTGCAGATTCAAGAACATATATAATTGCGGTGGTAGTTACGGGAAACAATACATCTTCCGCTATTGAATTATATGATTCTACGGGAGAAGCAACATATAAATATAGAACTTTTTTAGATATTAAACATATTAGAAGTGGAAGTGCTTTCTTATATACCACATTTTTAAACAGAGATAAATTTGGAACAAGTGATTATTATGGTGTTGCCAAACATCCATATTTTATTCAAGATAGTCTTGATTCGGTTAAATATTTTAGTTCATATATAATAGGTGATTGTATAGATAGTAATAATAATTATTATTTTACAACTTCTAATTTATTGTATGAATATACAATAACCGCCGGTTTATCAATCATGGGAGATGGCAGTCAATATGTTGAGGGTGAATCAAATCTATCTTCAAATTTAATTTCAATACCATATGATGAATTAAATTTAATAGATACCGAAAGAACAAGAACTTCTGATATTATTATGGGAGTTTCTGCACCTAATTTTCCAAATGAAACTCAAGAAATTCCTTCTATTGGAAAATATTATTTGTGGAAATATGATAATTATTTAGCAGATAGAATTGAGCTTGCGGATTTTGCAGATATGTCTATATGGGATGCTGTAACACAAATATCACAATGTGCGATTGATTATTCTATTGGATTTGATACTGATGATGAAGGTAGTTTTTTCTTGTCAAATAAAGCAAATTCTGAATATACAGTTGCTTTAGATATTTCTGCTGATGCAATAGATAAAAATTTAATTTCAATTGATAAAGATAGAGGATTGGATGAAGTATTTAATTATGCAGAAATAACTCCAAATATTGCTAAAATTTCTGATATTAGTAAGGAATATTATAGGGCGCCAAGAACCAGAACGTCTGATGAAGACCATGCAATAAGTGTGGATGATATTTTAATTGATACAAAGGCGCATCATAATATTTCATTAAAATTGATTTGTGCAAGAATGGGCAATGTTGATGAAGTGTATACAAATACTACAGATTGCGCACTTTTAAAATGGCAATTATATGAAAGAGAAATAGAAGCATTAATACTCGGCGATATTGCAGTAAGTGCTGAAACAATTACAGTTGCATCAACTTTTAGAGGCGGTACTGCGGCAACTAAAACCGATAATATCGGTAATACTATAAATGATATTATAGAATCTGCTATTAATATAGGAGATTATATTACTATTGTTGAACCGGATACACAAACCGAGGAAACAAAAAGAATAACCAATATAGTTGAAAATGTATTAACAATAGAAACAAATGGGTTTTCATTTGCAATTAAATCACAAACCATTGCTATCATATCACATCCTTTTGATTTAACATCAACTAATGTTAGTTGGAGTGATGAAGGCATAACTACATTATCATCTTCTTTAACCACATCCGTTTCTACTACAACAATATATGTAACAGATAAAAGAGATTTATCTAAATATTTAGTAGTAAAATGCGGAACAGATAATACCTATGCGAGAATAACAAATATAGGTGATTATGAATCAAACAATAGTGGTTATACCATTACACTCAATACGGCAGTAAATGCAACAGATGGTGATACATTATATGCTTATTTTTCACCAAGTAAAGATATAAATGGCTCATATTCTTATTTTGATATTGGTGGTACAGGGATAAGAGTAAAATTGGAACCGAGTTCTACAAATTCTAATTATGAAATGTGGGTTGGAGATAGAATCACAATTACTTCTGAGGGTATGGTATTAGAAGAAAGTGAACAATCAAAACAAACTGCATATAATATGGATAGCATAAATGCACGAGGAAGATTAGAATTTGATTCCGTTTCAAATAAATTTATAGATAGAAATAAAGCAAAGCATATAGTTAGAAAAGTAGTAAAGGATTATTCAGACCCCCATTATATAATAACAACGAATACATTATTATATCCAACTTTAAGATTTATAGATGAAAATGGTAATTATAATAGGGTAAGATTATATAGTAAGAAAATGTTTCCAAATTATAATGAAGTTATAATGTATCCGCGAAGTATATCACACAATCTTAAACAAGGTACCACCATCATAGTGGGTAGAGATTGTGATTCATATTAATGACAAAGATATTTTTCTATTATTTCCACAACATCTTCATAACCCCATGAACTATGGGCGCCATATCCTATCGGTATACAATTTGGGCAATCTTGACTTGTTTCAACAAATCTTGGTATTTTAAGACCTTCTGCAATAGCCAAATTAACACTCTGATTTCCAAGAAAGAATTTTGCACCAGAAATAATTTTAGCAGATTCCAATAAAGTTTTTGTTGGTGCAAATCTTAGAAAACCATAATTTTTAACAAAGTTTTCATATTCATCATCTAATCCAACAAATATACATTTATCTCGAAATTTAGATAATGCTTTTCTATAATCTAATACGCCGGGGTATCTTGTTGTTCTACTAATGACAATATCGGATAACGTGTTTTGTTCTACGGTTAACCAAGGATTAGATAAATTAAAATATCTTTGATATAAATTCATAAATGTGATTGGTAATGAATTATTTGATACTCCCCCAATTTCTCGGAATCTATCAAAATCAAAATCTATTCTTTGACCATTGAAATACTCAACATCATTAATATAATCTTGTGATTTTAATAATGGTATAAGTGCTTCAAATATTTGAATAGAGGTTTGTTGAGATTTTATTAAAAATAGGTTTACTTTTCCAAAAGTTTTAAATGTGGGCATGGCATATATAATGTCACCTGCATTTCCAGAGTGGCATATGTTTGCAATCGGCATTATATTGTTTCCTTAATAACTTTTTCCCAATCAATAAAAGGAGAATATAAATTAGAACATTCTGTGGCTTTACCGGGAATACATGTAACAAACTGTCTATTTCTTTCTATAATAATATCAAAAGAAGCATTATAAATATCTACTTTATCTTTTATATTTTTTTCTATAATAGGTCTATCTTCTTTTAATATTTTAACTGGAACTGCGCATACAAAATTAATTGTGGTTGGAAATTTCCAATGTGTAGATAAACTTAACATTAATTTAACGATTTCTTTACCATCATCAATAAATGGGTTTGGTCCCTTTATCACATATTTATCTAAACTATCACAAAGAGATACATAATTGCCCAGTGCAAGACCCTCATTAATATAACCAACGGATTCTGGCATATGAATAAAGTCGTCTTCACACATGTACACAATTTCATTTTCATCTAATTCTGTGCAAACAATATTTAACATATTTTTAAAAGATTCTGTTTTACCAAGAGATGATTCTCTAATATCTGTAAAGCCGAGTTCTTTTAAAAAGGCGATAGTTTCTGCATTACAATTGTCTGCCAATACTATAGTATATTGACTACCAAAGACTTTAATAAAGTTCTTGATACAATCATTGCGTGTAATTCCATGAAAATTTATTGGATTTCGTTTATCAGAAACCCTAAGTATTTTAATCATTAATTTCCTTATCTAATATTTAATCTATATATAATATACAGTATTTTAATGCAAAAGTCAAGAGAAATCTTTCATAAAGAATTCCCAATCAACAATGGGGGATGGGAAAGAATCACATGCTGTACTTATTCCTTGTATGGGGGTAATAAGTCTTCTGCCCATTTTTGTTAATTCTAAAAATGTAGCAAATGATTGTGGTGTGTTGCTTTTAAAATTATATTTATAAAGTATGTTTCTATCTTCAATTAATGTTCTAACTTTTGTTGCAAAGGTTTGTACTGTACTATTTGTTGTTTTCCAATGTGTACTTCTTGTTAATAATACTTTGCAATTTTCACCACCATCTTTAACAAAAGGATTTTGTGACGGATTCATATATTTATCAAGATGGTCATATAGACTCACATAATCAGCAATTTCAATGCCTTCTAATAAATATCTATCTGCATCTGGAATATGTAAAAAATCATCTTCAACAAAATAAACAATGTCGTTTTGGGATAATTCATTATAAGCAATTTCAAATGCAAATTTTAAACTACCTGAGTTTCCTAATGATGTTTGTCTTATATCTTTTATATTTAAAGATTGTAATAATTTAATAGTTTGTTGCTCACAATTATCTGCTATAACAATTAAATCTTTTATTCCAAATACACAAATAAAGTTTTTTAAACAGATTTCTTTTGAAATGCCAATAGGAAAAGTTGGTTTATGTCCTTTATCTGATAAACGATATATCTTATTTATTTTTTCCATGTTGTTTTTATCTCCTCATTTAATTCTTCATTATTTACATTTATAATAGTTAATCCATAACCATATGGTAATGTTACCATATTACTCCAACTATCTACTGCAATATCTTCACAAACAATTTTTAATTCTGGTACAAATAAGGTATCGTGTACTAAAATTATACCATTATGTTTAATATGTGGAAATATATTTAATAAATCTGTTCTAACAATTTCTGGTATATGAGAACCATCATGTAATACAAAATCAAATAATGGTAAAGAATCATAATCAATTGTGGTTGAATCTTGTTGGAGATATGTCCAAGTATTTATATTATTTTTTAAAAACTCTTTTGTTAATCCGGTATCTTCAACTTTTCTAATATCACAACTAATATGTTTTCCACCAGTATATTTAAGAGCATCTAATATAACTTTAGTAGACCAACCGGTGCCAAATTCAAATGAATTTTTTGTTTCTAATCCTTCTACGATTGCAAATAATGTGAGATAATGTTTAGTAAAACCGGTGGGTTTTATTCTATTATACATGTTTTCTATATAATTTAACACGGGTCTTTTCTTTCTAATCCAAAATTAGAAATTGGAATTTTAAATCTTTGACAGAATTCGGTACCTTGAATATTTATTACATTTACAATTTTTGCAATATCTTGTTCTAATTTATTTGATAAAAAGAATCCAGTCCAAGCACCAGATGTTTTATAATAATAATTATTATAATTATAAATTAAATCTTTTTTAAAACAATATTCATACCAAGTAATTGCAGCAGGTTCACAATCATGATATATAATTATATCAAAATATTGATATAATGTATTTATTGCCAATGCTCTACAACATGTATAATTATCTACAAATAATACTTTCGGAGATATATTATTATTTAATAATTTATTTGAAAGTTGTATATAATATTGTTCTATATTAGATATTTGTTCTTTAGAGAGTTCTTTTAAGAATGTTGCATTAATAATATTTTTACCCAAATCATGATAAATAAATTCACATTTATCTTTTTCTTTATATCTATCGGATATAAGATTATACCATTCAAAATCATTTTCTATACCAATATATTTATCAAAATCATATTGAAAAAATGTACTTGTTGAATATTCACCTACGCCCAATTCTAAAATAAATTTAGGTGCATATATTTCCATTATTGTCGATATTACTGGTTGATTTGTCGCCCAAGGATAGGATTTGTCTATCTTCATTTTCTTTAATTAACCCTTTCAAAAAAGATTGTTGATTATTGTCATTTATATGATTCATTATATTGTTTGTTAAAGCAGAACCACCAAACCAATGTATTCCAATAGTATCTTCTTTTAAGAAGTTCTTTTCTTCAAGAAGAAGATTCACTTCATTCCACATTATTGGATATACAAATGATTTCGGTATATTTTTTGTAAATGGATATGTATCTGGTTTATATATTTTATATAAACTACTTCCAACTGTTTGATATTTCTTTTTATTATAATTATAAGGAATTTGTGTTAATAAATGTTTAAAAATAAAATTATTTATTGAACCGCCAAGAAATCCAATATAATAAGACATATCGTGAAAACATATTAATGCTTCGGCATCTTTATATTCTATTGTATTTAATACAGAAGTTTCTATTGATTTTATATATAATATATCAAAATCAGACCAGAATCCACCTTTATATAGAAGGTACAATCTTATTATATCTGATTTATGAACTTCAGATATATCGTTTGGCATTCCAACTATTTTCATATCAAATTCATATATAGATACATTTGGTATTGATAATAAATTTTCAAAAAAATCAACACTTTCACACATATCACTTTTTTGTTCGTCAGTTATCCACGTTTCACAATTCATTATGTATTTGGGATAATAAATTCTTATTTCCCAATCTGGATTATATTTATTAAAAGAATAAACAGTTAAATATCTTAAATAAGATAATGGTTTATTTTTACCCCAATACAAATTCATTATTTTTGGTATTTTTAAATTCCAATTCATATATTATCTTCTCGGGCATATTGCGCAATATGCATATTTCATTCTATTTTCGGGTATTAATAATGATTTGATTAATTCTTCATGTTTTTTATTAAACCACAAATCATGTAAAGATAAGTCTTTTATATTTCCTAAATTAAAATGCGGAGGAATATCCTCACAGCACAATAACATCTCTCCTAAATGATTTATAATCAGTTTATATTTAGTTGCAGTACATATTCTATATTTATAAATGGCTATTTTTATATCTAAATCGGATTTTGGACTAAAGTGGGTGGTTGTATGTGATACAAAATGATGTATTATTTTTGTTTTTTTAAATAATGTACTAAATTTTAAAAGACCTTCTTTTGTATTTGATTCATTGTTGTAATCAGAAATATATATTTCATCAATCAAACCATCTATTTTTTCTGCCAATTCCGAATTTAAATAATCACCATTTGTATTAATAAATATTTTTATATTTGGTAATACATCTTTTATAAATTTTAAAATATATGGAAACCTTTTATCTAAAAGAGGTTCATTATAATGTTGTAAACAAATATTTCCGCCATATCCCATATTTTTTAATTCAAAAATTATTTTCTTTATGAGTTTAAAACTTAATTTTTTTCCAGAAAACCAAGAAGATATTTCAGGTTCTTTTGAACTATTTCTAATACAAGTTGGACATTTTCTATTACATGCGCCTATAGTTTCTATACTTATTTCTGTAAATAATTCCATATTATATAAAATTTACATGTGGTTGATTATTTTCTATTAAATCATTAATATATTTATTTCTTTGTTCATACAAACATGCATAAGTACATCGTTTTTGTACATTAAAATTGTTAAACATATCTGTTTTTTCTTTAGAAGACCATAGTTCTTTAAAGGATTGATTTTTTATAGAACCAATTAATCCTTTTTTATTAAACGCCAATGAACAACATAAATATACTTCACAATTTCCTCCTACTACGCAAAGAAGTTCTTTTGTACCACAAAATTTATAATCTTGAACAGCGGTTTCTAAATTTAAAATTCTTTCAGAAAATAAATTATAGACTTTAAAAGTCGAATTATTTAAAGTTTCTGCCTTTTTTGATAAATCTGTTCCAATTTTCAAAACTTTTTTAGAAAAATATTTTATTCCATCTGGATGAAATATTGCACTTATTCTAACATTATCTGCGCCTAAATCTTTAAATAACTTACATGCATCGTATACTTCCAAATAATTATCATTTGTAATTACAAAACCAACGCCTAATTTAAATTCTTTATGTTGTGCATATTTTCTAAATAAAACTATGGAATTTAATGCTTTTTTAAAGTCGTCCTTTTTGGAGCATCTTATCGTTGTATAAGTAGATTCTTTTCCTGCATCTATTGATATTCTAACCCAAGATATTTTAGGTGCAATTATTTTTGCAAAATCTTCTGTTAATAAGGTTCCATTTGTGACCAACGCATAATCTAATCCTTTTTCTATTATTTTATTTATTAATTCTGTTTTATACGGATAAATAAGAGGACATCCGCCCCCTGTTATTTCAATGGCTTTTCCTCCCATATCAGAAAAATCATCAATCAATTCTAATATTTTTTCTTTTGGAATATATGATTTACAATCAAATCTTTCATTATTTTTATTTTTAAATAATTTATATGAACAAAAATTGCAAGAATGATTACATCTATTATCGGGCATTAAATGTAATTGAATTGGATTAGTCTGAATTCCTTTTTTTAAATTTGTTAAAATTTCAGGATGAAAAATTATTTTATTTGTAGAATAAATATTATTCAAATAATCCTTTCTATATAGGAAATATCTCCCATTTTTATATTAGAATTTGCAACTGTTATCAAATTTTCTCTTTTTCTTTCAAGTAATTTTGCATTACAACTATATAAATAATTATAATGATAATATCTTGGATGTTGTTGATGTATACCAACAATAGAATCTGTTGTTGTAAAATTATGCATAAATCTTAATCCAAAATCCTTATCTTCATAACCAAGACCTATCATATATTTTTCATCTAACCCCCCAATATCAATATAATCCTTTTTATTATACATTCCTATAAAATACATACCGGGATTATTTTTTCTATCTGGTTCTTTCTCACCCATCAATAATTGAATTAATTTTCCATTGTTATCTAATTCTTCAACTTTACATAAAATATTTTGTCCCGTTAATTCTAATAATTGTTTTATAACCGGAGTTTTATGTTTTATTTCTGGACTTGAAAGTATAATAGAATTATATTTTGATAAATTACATCCCAAATTAAATGCATATGCAGGATTTATCATTTCACAATAATGATTGGGATAATTATAAATTATATATGATATATTTAAAATATTTTTTAATTCTAAAACATAATTTTTTAAGTCATTTTCGAGAATATTAGATAATAATATTATTTCAAATTTATTTTTTATACCATTATAATATGATAATATACTATCTATTGTATTTTTAAAAAGAGGTAATCTGTTTTTAATTGGGTATAATAATGAAATCATCCTTTATTTATAATACCTTTATCTAATAACCATTTGTGAAAATCTTCTGTTTCGGAATGAAATTCTTTTAAAGTTCTATTATTTAGAGAAAATATTGGAATTAATTCTAATATTCCATCAGAATTAAAAAATCCATAATTATATTCATTAATATTTTTATTAAATAATGATATTTTATATTTATTTGGATTATTCCAAATATCGGAACCGGGAATTGGAGTAAAATTAGTGCAAGCAACTATACTATTTTCTGGTAAACCCAATATATATTTTTTATTTAATTTCAAAGTTTGTTTTGTTTGACCCGGAGTTCTAACCATCAATAATATTCTTAATTTAATATTGTGTATACTAAATAATTTTATTGCGTTTAAATTATCTTCTACTGTTGTTCCTTTATTTAAAATTTCTAATACATTATCATCAAAACTTTCTATACCCAATGCTATTTCTTTACATCCGGAGAGTTTCATTGCAACAACCATTTCTTCATCTAATGGTTTAACACGAGCCATACCTCTCCAAGTAATATTTAATTTGGATATTTTTTCACATAAATCAATAAAACGTTTTTTATTGATTGTTAACATATCATCTTCAAATATAAAATATTTTGTATTATATTTATCAATTAAATATTTTAATTCATTTATAACCAAATCGTTATTTCTAAATCTTACTCGATGATTATATAATAAAGGAGACATACAAAAAGAACAATTAAATGCACAACCTCTACTTGATAATACATTAATTGGTAGTGTAATATCATATAAATGTCTTGCTGGGAAAGGATATTTATCTATATTTGGACATATTCCAAAATTATATATTTGTTTTATTTTTTTATTATTTATATCAAATAATAATTCTTCGATTTTATGCTCTATTTCTCCAATAACAATAGAATCTATTACAGAAAAATCAATATATTCTTTTGAAAAAGTTCCGGCGCCCCCGACTATTATAATACTATTATAATACAAATTTTTTATTTTTTTAGATAAAAGATTTATAGTATTTATATCTAAACTTGTTGTTGTAATACCATATACATCTGCTTTTGGTATAATAGTATTTTCTACTGTATTTTTAGATAGATTTATAATCTCAACATCTATATTTGATTGTTCTAATACTGAACCAAAATAAAGAAGACCCAGTGGCGGTCTCAAATCGGGCGATACCAAATAAGGATGTGGTGGATTTATTAAAATAAATTTCATATTGTATATTCTTTTAATATCTCCCACTGAAATCTAATAATACTACCGTGTTTATATATTCCTTTAGATAATTCGTTTAATTTTTTATACATAAGAGGTTCACTATATTTATGACTTTCTATTTTTTTAATAGTGTCACCCGTTTCATATTCTTTATGTTCTATAATAGGAATATCTGTTTGAATAAACTTTATTCCAAGATTTTTTATTAAAGATGGTTGATGTGTGGCAAATAAATTACCCACAAACACATAATCATCAAACCCGTGATAACCACTAAAATCTTCATCATACCCCCCAGTTTTCCAAAAATCTTCCCGATGGATTATAAATATATTTGGAGTATTCTTTTTTCTTGATTCGCCATTTGGTAAAAATCTTTCAAACAAATAAAGATTGTTTCTTACTTTATTTAAAGATAACATTCTTTCAAATGATTCAATCGGAGTAAAGTGGTCTATATCACAAGAAAAAATCCAATCATTGTCTGCTAATAAAAATCCAAGATTTTTTGCACCCGGTGGATTCCAATAAATATCTGTTGTTATTCTTGGTATTATTAAATTAATAGGAAAATCTATATTAAGATTTAATGGTGTTTTTGAACAATCATCTATAATAAAAAATCGTAATTGAGATATTATATTTTTTGGAATAGATTTCCAAATTTTTAAATGTTTTTCTAATACGTCTGGATTTGCATCACAAACAGAATAAATAATATTAAACAATTAATCCTCTATTTTGTATTTTTGTGTTATTTCCCAAGTAAATCTTAGTGTCTTGTCATTTTTATAATTATTGTTAGATTTCTCTCTTAAAAGATTTAAATTAAACGATGTATCTCTATTTATATTTGGTGTTTTTAATAATTCCATTTCATATAATGTTATATCTGTATTTACTTTTACACAACATTTATTTATTAAATAATTTAACATCGCATCTTCATAACCATAATGACCACTAAAATCTTCATCATATCCACCTAATTTCCAAAATATATCTTTTTGAATTAAAAAAGAATTAGCATGGGGGTGTCTTTGTTGAAGAGTGCCATCATTTTTTAATCTAATTCTATTAAATGAATAAATATGATTATTTTTTAATTCTAAATTTAGAATTTTCTTTGCAGATTCGGGAAACAATATATGGTCTATATCAGATTGTAATATCCATTCACTATTGGCTAAATATATTCCGATATTTTTAGCACCACCTATATTATAACCTTTATCTTCTGTAATTCTTACTATTTTTAAATTTATTGGAAAATCTATATTAAACAATATGGGAACATCAGAATAATCATCAACTAAAATCCATGAAAATTCTTTTTGTAAAGATATAGGATATAATTTCCAATTATCAATAAGATAATGCTTTTTATCTTCTGTAAAATTATAAATAGGATAAACAACACTAATCATATTGAAATATGTCCTTATAAGTCCCCTTTAAATCAAATCCCACATTATTTAATCTTTTTATTACTAAATTATGATATTTTTCAGTTATACCTATTTTAGCATAATGCCACTCACAATATATTTTTTTAATTAAATTTAATTTATTGCTTTTTAAAAGATGGTTTAAAAGTTTATATTCTCCACCTTCTATATCAATTTTTAATATTATTTCATCATCTATATTAAAATTATTTAAAAATTCATTAAAGTCAACACATTCTACTTTTATAAATTTATTTGATACATTTATTTTTTCTTTTATAGTTGAATTACCAACACAATATTTTGGAATAATATCTATATCTTTATGTAAATAAAGTTTTATAATTTCATTCTTAGTTCCAACCGCTTTATTTATACAAATAATATTTGATGATTCATATTGTTTTTTTAATAAATTAAATGAATCGGGGTATGGTTCAAATGCATAAAAATAATCTATATTTTTAAATTTATTTAATGCTTTTGCTAAGGTGTCGCCAATATAAGCACCAATGTCTATAAAAATTTTCAAAGTAAATGTCTCATATGTTTTACAAAACTTAATAATTCCGATGTTTCTATTACTTTAATTTTATCTAACATATTTGATTTCCAAATTACATAAGGTAAAGATAGTTGGTCTCTGGTTTGAAATTTTTTATATTCATCCAACCATCTTTTAAGAAACTCGTTTACGGCGTTTGTTGTTTTTCTTATTTGAACCGATGCACAATATAGTCCAACATCATCTTTAAATCCATCTTTTAAAAAACAATTATATTCAAGATTTGTAATATGTGTTTCGCATTTTCCCAACATAACAACTTCACTAAGTTCTTCTTTAACAGTATTTCTACCCCAATGTTTAGATAATATCATTTGCTTGTCAGAATCATATAACTCTTTACACCACTCTAATAATTTATCTATGTTGGTTATATGTTTATTACCATCGAGATAAACTACTATATCATATTGACCCGGAGTAAATTCAAAGAATTTAAGTATTCTATTTTCAAGACATGCATTTTTGTAACCAAATGCGGGTTTTTCAATAACCACCGATTTCCAACCTTTTGCTTCACATTCTGTTTTTGAATGGGTATTACTATAACATTTAAATGTCACATTTTCTCTTTGAAAACCAGTAACATCTGATAAAGTATCATAATTATTAATAATTACAGTATAAATTAATACGTTCATAAATTTACCTCTACTAAATATTCTTTACTATATATATCACAATTATCCGTATTGTTCCATAATTTTTTTGTAATAAAACCTAAAAAACACGGACCCATTGTATCAATGTTAAGATATACAACATCTTTTCCAAAAAATATTTTACCAGTTTTATGATGTTTAAATTTTCTGTTATCAGAAATATCTTCATCATATTTTGCACATGCCATTCCTTTTAACATAATTTCCTCCTTAATATTACTAATCCGTTTGAATCTTTTTGTTCCGATTTTATTTCTTTTATTATATCATAATAATCTAATAATATATGGTATCTTTCACGACACCAATCGTGAATAAATACCAATGCATTTTCTTTTAAATATGGTAGAATTTCAATACCACACCATTGACGACCCCGACCATCAATTAAAACCTTATCAAATTCAATGTTTAATTTATTTACAAATTCAATATAATTTTTAAATTGTTTTTTCTTAGTGGGTATAGTTCTTTCTTCATTTGCTTCAATTAAATAAAGATTTACATTTGAATTTTGTTTTAATAAATCTCTTATTTTAATAAACCATTCTTTATCATGTTCTATACTAATATATTTGCTTACATATTTACTAAAATGTAATGTACTTCCTCCTGAACCCCATTCCAACATTACATCATTTGGTTTCAAACAATCAACAATAGTATCTGCTTCTTCCTTTGTCATCCAAATATTTTGTTTAATTTCATTTGGAAATTTGGTGAATCTAAATGAATGAAACCCAAATTGGTTTTCATAATTCTCACCATACTTAGAATTTTTAAGACCTTCTATTGAAAATTTATGTGCAAGTTCTTCTGGTGCAAATGTAATACCTTTATTTTTTAAATATTGTCCATATGTTCTACATATAGCGTGGTCTTCTGGATAATATTGTTTAATATTCAAGTCGTTTTGAAGTAATTCAAGTAATTTTTTAGACCTTATACAAAAACCTCCGTTCCCAACATTTGAGTCTGGGTACCACCAAGGGGCACCAATATAATCATAATTTAAAAAATCATTTGTCCATGCATTTACATTTTTAACATAACCATCCCATTGAATAATAAGAACAAATTCGGTTGTAATATAAGTATTGAGATTGTATATAACAAAATAACTGTATTGTTCTTTACTATTTATTTTATCTATTTTAAATATCTTAGCATTTGAAATAGAATAAAATTCTTTTGGTTCATCTGTAATAATAACTATCTCTTTAAATAAAATATCTTTTATAGATAAATTAATTGCTTCGATAGATTTTTTATAATTAGTACAATCTATAATACAAAGTGATACATTATTTAATTCAAGCATTAAAATAACCTCATATTTGCATCTAATATTCTTTTATTTATCATTTTACAATATTCATTCGATATTTCACATCCAATATAATATCTATTGTTTCTAATACAAGCAATTGCTGTTGTACCCGAACCCATAAATGGATCAAATACAATATCTCCTTCATTTGAAGAGATAAGTATTACTTTTTCAAAAAACTTTAATGGTTTTTCAGTCGGATGTTCACTATCTTTTCTGCCGATTAAATATTTATGAACATTATTGCACATTTTTTGTGAAATGAAATTAAATGTTTTTGGTTTGCCTTTGGTTAAATACATACATAATTCAAATGCAGAACGATAATTGTTTTTATTAAAACGTGGAAGAGGATTTTCTTTTATAATTGCCAATTGGTTTTTATATAAAAATCCGCATTCAATTGCTTTTCTAATAAAGAACCCATTATCTTCTCTTGCGGTAAACATGTAAAAACTACTGCCATCTTTTAATATTCTAAATGATTCTTGTAATATTTTAAATATAAATTCATCATATTCTTTTTTATCATAATTATCCCATTCACCCCAAGCATCCATATTTGACATTATTTTATTACCAACTTTAGTTCTTTTATTATCATCTCCTATATTATAAGGCGGATCAGTAATAATTAAATCAATATATTGATCTGGCATAGATTTCATAAATTGAATACAATCGCCATTGTAAATTGAATTTAACATCAGAGAGAACACTCCTCGTCTGAGCATTTTGGTTTTTTAACCACTTCTACTGACTTATTTGTTAGAACTTGATTATTTTTACTACCATCAACATATACAGTACAACCTTTACATCCAAGTTCCCAAGCCAATTTATAGATTGTTTTTACATCATCGACAGATGCATCATGTGGCAAATTCACGGTATTATGGGTTAATATCCCATTTAATAAATAAGTATTGTCGCCATCAATTTCTATATCATAAAGTTCCCCTGTTCCTTCGACAATTTCCAAAACTTTATAACATTTTATTAAGGAATTAACATCTATTCCAATATTTGATAAATATGATGTTTTTTGATTTGTTACTTTGGTGACCATATTATTATTTTTCGAGGTATAAAGTCTTAACCAAGAGTAATATTTATTAGACCATTTCCCATTTATACATACGGGAGTCCTATACTTATTTAAATCCAAATCACCCAAATAATAAACATTCTGTCTATTCTTATTAGAAAGAACTTTATGATGTTCTATTGGGCAGAATGTGCTATTTGTGTTTGTGTAAACCCCAACCGAATAAGTATAGTAATTGTATTTATTTACTTTTTTCTTACTCGCCGTAGTTTCCATTCCCAAACTTAAACAAAGTTCTATAAGTCCGTTTCTAAGTTCTAAAGATGTTCCTTCATAAATAATTAAATAATTATTTCTATTATAACCATCTAATGTTATTCCTTCTATTATTGCTAATTTTACTTCTTTTGGGGAGTTAAATATCTCATTGGGAAGATGTTTATCTTTACTTCTAAATCCAATAAAATTTTTAAGAAATCTTACTAATCCCCTCGAAGTAAGGTAATGAGATACTACTCCGTTTCTTTTATCTGTTGTTTTTTTAGGATAAACCCCAAATACAGAAAAGGTTAATTCATCAAAAACATCTCCAACTATTTTATTTTTTTCAAAAATGCCAGCATATCCTGTTGACTCCGTTAAACAACCATCGCTTAATATCATTCCTATCCATTTAGCAAATTCTTTACTTAGTGTAGAAGGAAGTTTTGGAAAAGAGTTAGTATTGGTTATTCTGGAATTTATTTCTATAGTTATTGGAACTTCTTCACACATCATCTCTATATGACCAAAAAATAACAAAAAGTCATTCACTTTTATATCTTTTGCTGCTTTCCATCCATAAGCAGTTAAAAATTTATGATTTTCCGAAGAATTAATTGTAAATCCATTATTTAATCTAATGGATTTAATTATCCCGTTTCCATCATAGTAACCATTAAGTATTCTTTTTTTGTTCTTGTCTTTATCAAACACATAATATTCTTCTTCCACCTTCATAAATCCCCGCACCTTGGATTTATGAAAATATTCTATTGGAAATACTCCTTTATCGGTTTGAATTCTGGTACTTCCCAATAAACATTTTGAGACGGCCGCATCTGTCCATCGTTGAAATGCGGCTTGAACTTTAACATGCCATTCTGGCGATATTTGATGGGCAGTTACGCAATATTCTGATTTATAAATATCTCTCGCTTCTTCTATTTTACCAATAGTAAGATTTCTTTCAAAGACATTATCGAAAACCGGCTCAATGCCCGAGGAAGAATCTGAGAGGATCGAAAGTGAGCCTACAGGCGCGATCACCCTATGATAAAAATGAAACTCTTCCGGTTTTACTCGTTCGGTGCTTTCTTTATAAATTTTACCTATTTTATCAATGAAGTCTAAACATTCCTGTGAATTATAAAATATTCCGAGCTTTATCATGGCGTCAGCGAAACCCATAATACCAACACCAATTGCATTCGTTCTTTCAACCATTGTTTTAATTTCCGGTATTGGAAAACCAGATAATTTATTTACATTTAAAAGAACATTAGTAGCAAATTCACACACTTCATCAAATCTTTCAAAATCAAATTCGTTTTTTCTTACAAATTTAGAAAGATTTATTGAACCTAAATTGCAAGCCATATTTGGAAGAAGGGGTACTTCTCCACATCCTCTTGAAATTAAATCATTTGTAATCCAAGTATCTGACTTTTCTTCATATAAATCATATACCGTTTCTTTACCAACATATTTATATGAAATGATAGATGTTTCTCCATCACACGTTTCTACAGAAGGTATGATATTATTATCTAATAAAGCAATTATAGATTCGGTATTTATTGTTTGATTTCCATTATTAGTATAAAATTGATGGGATTTTGTAGTTTTTATTGTTCGTTTTTTTATACAATCATCTAAATAAGTTAATTCATAGACATCCGTGTTTAAATGCGTTTCAATGGATTTTATATATCCAATACCAAAATTAGAATAATTATTTCTTGCAATTTTTCGATACTTTATAATTATAGAATCGCCAATTTTTATCTGATCTACCCTTTTTTCACCATTTGGTGTTACTACCAAAACGTCTCCTGTAACACAAGGATTTGTTGCCTCAATTATTTCATTGGGATAAAAAGGATTTGTTTTATTTATGGTATCTATAAATAACATTCCGGGGTCACCACTATTCCATGCACAAAAAGATATAATATCAAATAAATCTTTTGCTTTAATTGATGATGTTTTCCCAACCTTCGGATGATATAAATCAATTGATTTATTTGTAGATATTTTTTTCATGAAATCATCTGTTGCGGCAACAGATATATTAAAATTTTGAAGATTATTATTTATTTTACTTTTACAAAATTCCAATATATCAGGATGGTCACATCTTAATGATGCCATTGCCGCACCTCGTCTATAACCACCTTGTTTAACAGTTTCAACAACAGTATCAAATTGTTTTATAAAAGAAATGGGTCCGCTTGATACTCCACCTCTTGATAATACTGAATTTTTAGGTCTTAAATTGGAAAATGAAAAACCGGTTCCTCCTCCAGATTGAAATATTTTTGCCATTGTTTTAACCGCATCAAAAATACTATCAATTGAATCTTCAATAGGAACTACAAAACAAGCAAAATAAGAAGCGTCATCTTTATATCCCGCATTATATAATGTTGGACTATTTGGTAAAAATACTCCATTTATCATCAAATTAAATAATTTTTCTTCAAATTTTTCATCACCATTAGATAATCTATATGCAACTCTTTTAAAAACGTCTTCCGGAGTTTCACCTTTATGACAATATCTTTTTTCTAATAAATAGATAGAATTTTTAGAAAGCATTAAAACTCCTTATTATACTTCAACTCGTTTTAAAGACACCTCTCGCATAAGATATTTTTTAAATCGTTTTGTATATTTACTATTTAAAACCATATCTTTAAAATCAACAGTATAAAATTTAACATGGTCTGGTGAAAATTCTGCTACTATATGCGTTTTTGTTCCTCTATAAACTCTAAATAAATTAGGAAATTTAAAATAGGTTCTATAACCATAGATTGAATTTTCACTCATAGATTTTTCTATAGATTCAACAACGTCCTTAAAAGAATATCGTTCTTCTATAATTTTTTTATTTTTTTCAATTTCATCTGGTGCTTTTGTAACCAAATCGTCTATTTTATTTGCCATTTTTCTCCTTTGTTATATTCATCTTCAATAATATCTTCAAAACATTCATAACCGAAGGTTTCTATAATTTGTTCTGATTCTTTTCTTTTATTAATAATAAAAATAAATGCATTATTAAATTGTTCAATGGTATTTTCTCCATATGCATAAAAGAAATTTTCCATTAAAATATTTGCATCAAATATTTCTTTTCTTATATTTGAATTCCATGTTTGACCAAAACCAATAATACTTTTATGATTATCAGAATGCGCTGTAGAAATAAGGGCTTTCATTATTTGTTTTGGAGAATCTTCTATTAAGAAATCTGTAAAAATATTATATTTATTTTTAGTAAACATGATATTTTTAAAATAAAAATTATTTTTAATATACCAATCTAATGTATATTTATAAATTTCTATGTTTGGTTGAGAAGACGATAATATAATTTCAAACCCCTCTTTTTCTAATTTATGTAGAAATTCTAATGCCCCCTCATATGGTTTAGCAGTTGTAAATATTTCATTTGCATGTTTGCCATAAACAAAATAATCAAATTCTTCTTCTGTTAAACCAAGAAATTTTTCCAAATGATACGAAGTTATAGGTTGAATTATTTTTATTTTACATTCTTTCTCTATTATTTCAATAGTTTTGGAAACAAAATCTCTTAAAACACCATCGGTATCAACTGTTACTTTAAATTTCATTTTGCGTACCTTCCAAATCTAAATTCAAATTCTTTTCTTTTTTTATATAATTGTTTATATACATTTTTAATTAATTCAATTCTTTTTTCTGCTTGTAATTTAATATTATGTTCTTTTTTCATATCTTCATATAATCTATTACCGATTCTGATTCTTAATTCTTTATCCTTTATTAAGCGAGTTATATGCTTTTTCCAATCATTTATATTTGAAGCAAGATAACCATTAATTGAATTTATTATTATATCGGAATAAGTTTTTATATCAGAAGTAATAATTGGGATATGTCTTGCTGATGCTTCTAATGCTTTCAAATCAGATTTAGATAAATTAAATTTATTATTAATTAACGGAGCAAGTAATATATCAACATCTTTAAATACCATTGGATATATATCAATTTTTCTTGTTGGGACTATTTCTACTCTATCCCAATCAACATTGCTTTTAAATAAAACCTTTTTATAATGTTCCCAAATACATCGTTCATCATCTGCCCAAGATAGTAAGTTCATACTACCTTGTTTTGTTGATGCTATTCTTGTGTCATATCCTCCTAATAAAAATTTTGTATTTGGAAATGTTTCTAATATCCAACTACCAAGACCTTCGATTAATTTAAGGTCGAATAGATGGGAAGAACCTCCCACGAATCCGATTCTAATCCAACCATCTTCTATTTTTGGTAAATTCCAATAATAATATTCATAATCTAATGCATTTGGAAATATTTTAACATTCTTATTAAATTCCGATATTAAATTTGCCAAATATCTACTTGGTGTGGTTATAATTAAAGCCGATTTCATACATTCAATTACTTGTTCTGGAACCTTTAATGTTTTAAATGTTGCTTGTACCGGATTTTCTTTTGGTATTTCCCAATCTAAATCATCCACATCATATATTGATATTTTACCTCTATCTTTTGCTGCTTTTAAAATAGTAAAAAATGCCCTTGGTGTATTAGAATTATGACCAGATAAAATAATTACATCAAACTCATTTACAATAGCAGTAGCAAATTGGTCTGATTGAGGAACGTTTCTAAAAAATTGAATGTTAAATTCTGGATGCGTTCTTTTAATATATTCAAAAGGTAAATTTTGTCTATAAAGAACTTTACCGGATTCACCATAAGTTAAAATTGCTATTTTAATCATTTGTCCCCATATAAAATTCTTTTAGATATTCTTTGGTCTTTCCATTTATCAATCAATACTCTTTTTCTAAGTTTAGTTATATCTTTTTTAATTTGTGTATCATGAAGACTTCTTTTTTTCTTAGGTCGTTCTTCCAATATATCTTCATTTCTACGTTTTAGAATAAAATTAGACCGTAAAAGTTCTTCTATAAAAGGCGGCGTACTGTTTATATAGTCTTTACAAAAAGAACAATATTTGCCTTCTTTTACAATCTCCCAACCAAATACTATTTTACCATCTGAATTTTTATAATTCTTTTTTCTAAATTCAATGGGTTTTTTAGTCATTGATTCATATGGTGAAGTGATTTTACCACAATAATCGCATTTAAACATTTCTATATTCCTTTTTCTACTATTTTATCTACTATTTTATATTTCAAACATGCGTCAGCATCTAAATAAATTTCTCTTGTAACAATATAATCTAAATCTTTTTTAGAAAATTTAGTATGTTTTAAATAAACTTTTTTTACAGTATCCATTAAATCTACACAATTTTTAGAAAAATCTTTAATATCTTCTGATTTACCTTCCGTACCTGCAGACAATTGATGTATTAAAACCTTTGAATTTGGCGTTATAAATCTTTTTGTACCAACAATAGAAATAAGTGTTGCCCCAGACATACAAGCACCTTCGATATATGTATAAACATCTGCTTTCATAGAACGTATTGTATCGGATATTGCCAAAGAATCAAGTAGAGAACCACCATCAGAATTAATATGCAATTTAATAATTGGTTTAACCCCGTTTAGAATAAAACAATATAATGCGTTATTTTCTAATTCTTTTAATAAAGAGATAAGTTCCACAGTAGAATCTGAATCAATTGTCGAATAGAAAAATATATCATAACCAACATGTTTTATGTTAATTATATCTTTACTATCTGTTATATCCATATTTACATTTTTAATTCCATTAACCACCAACTTTCTCCGTTTCTAAAAACATTTTTAAATCTGTTACAAATTTACAATTTTTATTTATTTCAATAAAATCTTCTAATTTAAAAAAATAAAATAATTTATTATTCATTGAAAATAGAAAATTATTTTTAGGATTTTCAAATTCTGATTTTTTATTTAGTAATACACAATAATAAGGTTGAAATCTTTTCTTGAGGATAAGAATTGGAATTTTATTAAATCTTTTTGCTTCTTGTTCTGTTTGATTCCAAAATTCAGTAATAACAGATGTTTTAGGATTATTTATTAATGATAATATATCCCAATCTTCTCTATTTTTAATTTCAATTGAAAAGGGAAATTTATCCCATAATTTTAAAGTTAATGGCATATTGTCTTTAATAAAGATACCTACATCACCGGGAATTCTACCGGCAACCTCGTTTCCAAATCTTGCAAAAGATTTTTCATCATCTAAAAAGAATTTACCAAGTAATTTAGCAACTTCTCTTTCTGCTCTGTCGCCTTTATGTTTAGAATATCTTCCTATGGCTTGTTTTGTGGTCTTGTCTGTCAAGTTTTATCCGTTGTTGTTTTTAACTTTATATCGTTACAAATATCAAGGGCTATATTAAAATTATAATATTGCATCCAAAAATAATAGTCTTCTTCAAATTTACTTGTTTTAATTGTTCTCCAATTTTTATCAAAAAAGAATATTGCTTTGGATTGTAAAATATATTCTTTTTCATTTATAAGAACTCTATATTTCTTATACCATTTTTTTTCTATCTCAATTTTCATGTTCCTCGCTCTCAAACTTTTTTGCAATAGTTTCTATATTATCAATGATAATTGACGCCTCTTGTCGCATAGCCCTATCAAATTTATCTAAAGATTCTATTACTTTAATTAATCCTTTTTTAAGTAGAATATCATTTAATCTAATAAGATATAAATAATGTAACAATGATTCGATTGTATGATAATATGTTTTTGTGGTATTACCAGATGTCTCTGACAAAATCCAATTATATTTATCTTTACTAATTTCAATATTAGCATTTTTATAAATGATAATATCATTATAAACTTTTTTACCTCTTGACATATGAAACTCCATTGGTTTTATTAATCATCAATACTTTATTGAACCTGCTTTTTAATAAATCATTGTGGCTTATAATAAAATTTTGATTGTCGTCTTTATTTAAAATATCTAAAAATTTATCAATACCGATAGAATCTAAATTATCTAATACTTCATCAAAAAATCTAAAATTTAATATTTTTTTATTGTTTAACGTCTTTAATTCAAGTAAAGCCATACATACAGCAATACCAATTCTTTTTCTTTCTCCCGTCGAATGCATATGAATTGGAAACATTGTTTTGTTTGATTTATCTATTATTTTTATATTAAATTCTTCTTTTAGATTTTGACTTGTTTTATATTCCCTTAAAGTATCTAAAGATATTTCAAAGGGCGTATCCATTTCATTTAAAAAATAATTAGTAAGTTCTTCTATTTTTGGAAGAATGGATTGAATAATCAATCTTCTTATTTCAAGGAATGATTTTTCCCAAAATTTATAATTTGCAATTTTTACCTCAAATTCTTTAATTAAAATAGATATTTTATTTTTTTCTTTTAAATTAAGGTTATAATCTATAATGATTTTCTTATTAGTATAGATTTTTTCTAATAAAGATTTGTTTTCTTCTTTTAATAATGGTAGTTTTTCAATATTATTGGAATATTTTTCTTTTAATTGCATAATATATTTTTCTATTGAATTAATATCTTCTTTTATTTTATATGTTTCTAATATATTTTTGTCAGATTTTATTTTAAATTCATATTCTATTTCTATTAATTTATTTGTTTCATTTTCTATTTTATTTTTAATAAACAAAACATCTTTTATTGTTAAAATCGTTGAATATATTTCAGAACTCTTTTTATCTAATTCTGATTTAGACAAAGATATTTCATATATATTCTTGTCTAAATCAGATATTTGCTTTTTAATATTAATAATTTCAGATAAAAGAATTTCTTTATCATATGGATATAATTGATGATTTAAATAATGTAAATTAGAATTACAAACCGGGCATTGCAAAGAAGATTTATCCATCTTTTCTTTTTCTTCTAAAGAAGAATATAATAATGCTCTATTTATTGCAAGACCATTATAATTAGATTCTAATTCTGCAATTTCTTCTTTTATTTTACATAAAATTCTTTCTAATTCTTCAATAGATTCGTTTGAACCTATTTGTTTTTCATTTAGTTTTTCATTTAAATTTTCTAATTCATTTTTAGATTTTAAAATTTCAGTATTATATTTTAACGTAAAATCGCATGAATCATTAAATAATTTAGTTAATTCATTATTTAAAGAATCTGTTTTTTCAGATAATTCTTTGACCTTAGATTCAATAGAAGAATATTTAAATATTTGTTCTTCGTTTTCCAAGATAGTTTGATTCATACCAAGATTTTCATTATCATAATCTTCAATATTTATATTAGACGTTAATGATTCATAAACAGATTGCTTACCATAAAGATTTGCTAATAAAGAAGATATTTCATTTGATTTGGATTTTGCTAAATCTTTACATTGAATCCATTTATTTAAATCAAAAAGTCTCGATATAAAATCAAACCTATCTTGGGAAGAAAATCTCTTACTAACAAACATATCTACTGAATTATATGACAAAAAGTTAGTAGATAGAATATCTGTAACTATTTGTTTTTGTGTTCCAGTAAACCCAAAGTATTTATTAATATCTTTTTGAACTTCGGAAGGAACATTTATTTTCTCATTTTGTAATATACCATTTAAATAAAACTCTAAACTATTTGAATCACTTAAACTTCTTGTTCTTGAGATTTTGAGTTCGTTTTTCCCATCTATTAAAATAGCAGTTACATTACATAATTCTTCACCATCTCTAATAATATCATTTGATAAAAAATCATCAAACAACGGAACACCAAGCAAACACCAAAAAATAGCAGAAGAAAAATTGGTTTTACCGCTTCCGTTACTATCACAACCGGAAGAATCTGTATGTCCCAGTGTTAATATAGATTTAGAATCATCAAATTCAATATCAACATTATTACCAAATGATGTGTAATTATTTAGAGTAAGAGATTTTATAAACAAAATTTATTCCTTATTTGATTTTGTTTCTATATTTTTTAAGAAGGTTATTCATTTCTTTACTTACTTCTTCATTGTTTTGACCATAATCAGACAATAATACTAATGTTGAAAATATTGTTGTTAAAATAGGAATTAATAAGCAAAGAAAACTCCACCTGCTATTTGTAATAAGAAATACTGCACCAACAGATAAAATCGAAAGTACATTTGTAATTGCCAAAACATTAAATATCTTATTCATTAATTTTTTTCCTTAATCGTTTTTAAAAACGTCTTCTAATATTTGATTTCCGATTCTCACATTTTCATGAGAAATGTTATTTAATTTTACATATTTATTAAAAATATCCATATAATTAAGTGTTGAACTTATATTGTTCGATATTGGAACATATTCATTTTCATATTCTATTTTAATATGAAATGGATTTTTTAATTTAATAAATTCTTTAATTTTCTTTGGATGTAAGATAAATTCATCTTTTAATTTAAAAATTATTTTTACAATTTTATTTTCTAAATTTAAACCGTTTACAAATGTGTAAATTTCTTCATCTGAAGAAACGCCCCTTTCTATTTGAATAAATTCTCTATCTTCAATAGAGATATATTTTTCAGTAATAATTTCACCATTTTTTGTTTTTACAAAAACAAATCCGTCTTTGTTATTTTTTTCACCAAAACTGTTTTTACATAGTGCACCTACATATGAATAATTAGCATCTTTTTGTCTTTTATGAAAATGACCCAAATACACCGCTTTAAATTGTTCAAATAATTTTGGTTCTATAAACGTTTTACTTAATCTTTCATCATCATATTTTGCCCCAATTACTTGACAATGCGCAAACAATATTGTGGGTGAAGATATTTTTATAGTTTCTAATTCCTTTTCTTTACCAGAAGAAAGAAATAAAAGATTTATATTTTTTTTTGTATCAACCAATAAATGGTCTGCTAAATATAGGCCTTCCGACAAGATAGATTCGGATAAAAAATTGTATATTTTATTATCATTTGTATCGTGATTACCCCCTACTATAAATACATCAATACCAGAAAAAATTAAATCTTTTAATTTATTAAAAATTTCAAATCTAAGTCTTTCGGAAATATGTGTAGAATCACATAAATCACCGATAATAATAAACGCATCTGTACCATATGATAATGAATAATCTATTGCTTTTTGTAAAGCATTTAATTTATCTATTGTTCTAACACACAAACCATTTTCAGATATATCTCCAATGGATTCATTATCTTTCAAATGTACATCTGCTATTGCAACAAAACTATATTCATTTGGATTTGTTAAACTCGTTTTTAACCTCTTGTTACTTTTTAATTATTTCTTCTTTTAATTCCGGATTTTGACCAATATATTCTAATAAAGAATTCTTACCTTGAAATTTAATATCATTATAGAAATACCATGCGCCACTGTGTTTAAATATATCTTTTTCAATACCAATATCAATTAACGCTTCATCACTATTTTCTTCTTCTACTGTTCCATCCGAATGAAGAAGTAATGTAGTATAACCATATGGTACTCCTATTTTATTCTTAATAGCAATAACATCTATTTTTTTATAGAGTAAATTGCCATCCGAATCTTTTTTAGTACCTCTTAATTTTAAAGTAAGTCTAATAGATGCTTCAAATTTACTTCCAGACCCACCGGTCGATTTAACCGCACCCGGTGCTAATGCACCAATATCTTCCATTGCGTGCATTATAAATACCAAACATGTTTTCTTATCGGATAATTTATGCCAAGTATCTTTTAATGTAGAACCATGATAATATTTTTTATCTGATTTAATCAATTTATCATTAATGTCTCGTATTTCATATCCAGAAAGACTTCTAAAAAACTCAGAATTCATTTTAGCCAATTGCATATTATCATGCATTGTATTTTTATCTACTTTTGATTCCCCAAGTGTTTCAGGTATTAATTTTGTATTACTGTCTAATACAATTAAATCATATATATTTAATGCAAGTCTTTGTTTTATTTTATAGAGACAATCTTGCCCCGTTGTAAAGTTATCCACAATTTCTAATTTATCTGTATCTACACCACATTGTTTTGCATATTCTTTTGTAAATGCCCCCTCTGATTCAAACCAAACACATTTACCACCTTGTTTTTGAACCATTGCAACGAGAAATAATGCCAAACTCGTTTTTCCCGTCGATTCTTTTGAATGGATTTCCACATATCTACTTCGTGGTAATCCACCGCAAAGAACTTTATTATCTAACTTTATTAAACCCGTTGGAATAAATTCCATAGGGTCCATTTCCGATGCCGTTTTAACTGTACCTAAAAGGTCTTCTAACTTTTTAATATTATCCATCTTCCCCCTACTTTAAGAATTTTATTAAATGATCGAATTTTATATCTCCTTTTTTTAAATTTTTCATTATTTTAATATATTCTAATGGTTCTATTACTCTTAATTCTAATGTTGGATTATAATGTAACATCGTTCTAATAACCGTTCCCTGATTACGAGGTAGTCCCTGTGTTGTTTGATATTCTGGTAAAACTATATTTTTATATGTTACTTTAAAATCTGGTAAGAATTTCATTTCAGTTCTTTTAAATTTAAAATGAAACTCTTTTTCTGGAAAAACATATTCGGCAGATTCTATTGTTCCATCTATATCAACATTTTGTAAGTTTTCAATTCTCCATTTCAAATACGCATACCATCTTGCAAGTCTTGCTGTCCTCAATACAGTTCCATCTGGAATGTATTCTACCTGAGGATACTTGGGAAAATATTCATAGTCTTTTAATGTAAGCATTGAGAAATGGAGTGGAAGAATATTCTTCCACTCCAATACATTAATTTACCAAGTTTCTTTAGGGTCTATTTCCGCCGATTTTGGATTCTCACCCTTTACTTTTGTTTTTACCGGTTCTGGTGTTTTTTCTTTAACTTCTTCTGTATGTTCCGGTAAAGAATTTGCATTTGATTCAAGAAGTCGAATACCGTATTTTGTTATTTCGTTTCTTAATTCATCTTTAAATCTAACCAAATTACTGCCATTCTCATCTCTTGCATCCAGATTAAAAGGAAATTGATTAAGAACTTTAATAATATCATCATCATCTTTAACTGGCATGACAAAATCTTCTAATGTCTTATCATACATATTGATAGCATCAATTTCATCTGGGGTGAAAACGTCTTTATAATATTGCTCAAGAAGTTCAGGATTTCTCAGAAAGAAATCATCTTCATATACCACTCCCATTGGAACTTTACCGGCAAGGGGCATACATTCCGGGTCAACGTTTGAAGTATATTTAATTGTACGCCGTTTATCGGTTGTTTTTCTTGCCACATCTTGGTCTTCATATTTTTGAATAATTAAATCAAAAGTCCAATAGGGGCCATATCTTAATTTACTTTTATCTTTCGTAGAAGTTTCAAATTGAAGTTTATTAAGATTTTTAGAAACGGTAGATGGATATTCCCAGGGGCCAATCCAAGGTTTACCATCGTTATCCAAATCTCTTGATAAAACCACATAAATCATTCTTAATCCTCTTGAAAAGAATGATGTTTGCGCGTCTCTTGGAACCCCGTGGTCTAATTGATTTTTTCTATCAATAGATTCAAGTTTGTCAATAATAGTTTTAATTCCACTATTCATTGGAGGTAAAACTATAGTGTTATAACTGGGTTCTAACTCTTGTGTTTCAAAATTCTCTCTAAACGTGGGATAGGTAATAGATTCTCGTCTTTTGGGACCAAGCAAACACCTATGATGATATTCACCCAATTCCTTAAATCGACCTAAAATTATTCCACTTTTGTTTTCTTCTGCCGAAGATTCTTTCTTAGTTGCACCAAGTTGTTTCATTGTGTTTCTCCTTTGTTTTTCATTATCTTTCTTTGTTTTAGCATTTCTTCTTTTGTTCTAAAGACACTATTGTAAAAACCGGTAAAGGTTATAGCATCTTTATATTTTTCATACATTAATGAATTTTCTTTCATTATTTCTAATGTTTCATAATTTAATTTATTTTTGATTTGTACTCTATAGATAATAGGAGGAGATGAATTTGCAGTCTCCATTCCATATAAACTTATGCCAACCACTGTTCCAAAAAATGCGGCATCTTTATCAAAATTATTTTCAATATAAACTTCATCATTAATGTTAAATTCGCTTTTTAATATCAAGTTTTCTTCCTTCTAATGTTTTTTAATTATTACCCTCTATAGTTCTTATTGTTTGTCTCGACTTAATTAAAGTTTGTAAATGTGTTCCACGTGATTCAATTAATTTTAATTCTCTCATTAAATAATCCGATTTTGAGGTATTATCCAATAACAATGTGTTCCATTTTATATAATCCGCTTCATTATTTAATATTAATTCAGTCTCAATTTGAGATTTAGTTGGTGAACTATTTGTTTTGCTTCTTAATCCGGCAGAAATCTCATTTGAATATTTATTACTAAGTTTGGTTTCTATTTCTGAATAAACTTTACTATACCAAATATCATATTCAAGAGAGGTTAGATTTTTAATTTTATTTGCTTCTTCATAAGCAGAAGAAAATGTATGTAAATAACCCGCTATTTTTTGTAGTGAATCTTCGAGTTCAAAATCAGATAAAGTATCTGTAATTTCAACTTTAAGATTGAGCAACCATTTGGTATCTATTGTATATGATTTATCTCCTATTTTTAAATTAAAAATATATGTATCTGTATCTTCGGGTTTAACAATTTTAACTTCTGTTTCTGGCATAATAATTTTTTCCTATTCTATATAATTTGTAAGTGCGGCACATTCTTCAATAAATGGGCATCTTGCACACATTTTAGACGTTGGTGTATAACTAATTCTAAAACATAACATGTCATCTTTTTTATCTTCTAATGCATCTTCTATCGCATTTTCAAATTCAGGTGTTTTATCTTTTATATTTTCTTTTAACCAAACAAGATAATCTACAGTAAGTTCAGATATTTTAGTACCTTTATATTTACCAAAAGTAATAATATTACTACAATCTTCGTTTATTAATTTTTCTTTTGTATTTCCTAATTTCATAATTTACTCATTTTTTTAACAACTCTTTTTAAGATAATATATCCGCATAAGTCTAATTCTGCATCCTCATCATCTTTCATATTATTTTTTGTCTGTTGTTCTATTCTTGAAAGTTTATCATCAATTCTAACATTAATGGCTTCAATAGGATTTGCTTTAGAAAAGATTCTTTTTGGATTTGAAACTGAATTTTTGTATTTTCTATTCTTACTAATTAACATATCCAATAAAAATTGTATTTCTTTATATAATTCCATTTCAAATTCATTTTGACCATCGTATGTTAATTTTTCTTTTATATCACTAAATTTCATCTTAACCCCTTTATTATTAAAACTGGGGTTTCACTCATTTCATAATAAATATATAAATCATTTCGTAATTCTAATGCCGTTTCATATAACGTTTTAATATCTTTAGATAAATCCAAATCCCCACTCCATTCTACTGGCAGAGGATTATATGTCGAAGAAGATGCGTCGTTTATAAAAAACATTTTTATAACGGCATTATAAATAATAAAATTATTTGGATTCATTTGTTTATAATCGGTCTTAGATTGTGTAATTGTTCGACCAATTCTCAATCCTTTTTCAAATAATTTTTCAACTAATATATTTTTATTCATTTATTTAATCCTCATAAATTTCATGCACATATAATATACAACATTTTTAATCAAAAGTCAAGAGAAATCTTTCATATTTTGAAAAATATTTTTGTTGTTATAATGTTATTATATTTATTTATCAAACAATTCTAATTGTTCTCCAATATCTTTAAATCCGAATGGTGTTCCACCACATTCAGGACATTTAATAAAATCGGTATCATGTTCTTTATCTAAAGCCCCGCCCGCGCTTATTATACATATTCTATTTTCAAGTTTTGACATATAGAGTCCAAATCCAAAACATGTACTACAATTTTCCACATGATGAATCGAACATGTTGTACAAATTTTAAATGGTTTATTATTAATTGTCATTTATTTTCCTCCTTATTTAATTTTAGCATTTCTTTTATTTCGTCAATAGTTATTGCCCATTTTCCAATAAACTCTTTTCGTGTCATCTTATATCTCCCTTGTAATTTCTTTGTTTAAATCTATTCTTTTTCTATTTCTTTTTTATAAAATTTTCTCACTCTTTTTCTACCTTTTCTTTTAAAGAATCTTTTTGTTTTTGGTTTAGAATGACAATCATCTGGATGTGATGGTCGTTTTCTTGTATAATCTTTAGATATAGACATGATATTCAAGAATTGTTTTCTTTTATTTATTTAAAACCTTATTAAAATAATTTTTCCAACGATTGTTCTTTTTTATAACTTTCTTTTTTATAATTTTTTATAAATGGTGATAATTCTTTATATACATCTTCCAAATTTAAATCAGATATATTTAATTTTTCTGCTTCTTCAATAGAACAATATTTAATTGCTTTTCCGGCACCAATTTTATAATTCTTAATTAATTTTATTTCCCCAGAACCATATAAATCTCGTATTAATGAATATAAAGAAGTATCTGATTTATATTCACTATCTTTAATATTAAAACTTTTTGCCAATAATAATTTATTTTTTTCAAGAGTATTTTTTATAAGATTGTTAATATAATCCTTATCAAATAAGCAATCACATTTTTCTATTATTTGATTTTTTAAAAAATTCTCATATATATAAATACTTAATTCACTACAATCTTTTTTAATTATATCGAGACCCTTAGGGACTATTTTATTATTTTTATTTATATAAAGATATGTTTTCTTTTTTAATTCATTATTCTCATCTTTAAAAAATTGAATATATTTTATTTCTTCTTCTAATTTAAAGTTAAATTCTTCCCAAGGAAATGGAAAACTATTACTTATTTTTTTTGATATATTATTTGTTAATTTAATACAATCTTCTTTTAAAGAATTTCCCAATTCAATAAAACAACTATCTGTATCGGCATAAACGACATTATAACCATTTTCATTTAATTTTTTAATTGTATATTGAATACATTGTCTTGCTAAAAAAGTACAATCAGAAGCAGTATATTTACTATAAAGATGTTTAAATGAGGGTCGTGAAGATACGCCAAATGTTGAGTTAAGAACGATCTTTAATGCAAATTCTCTATTGTCTTTAATTTGTCTATATTCTTTTCTTTTTAAGAAAAGAGTCTTAATTAATTCTTCTTTTTTACCTTGTTTTTTAGCACAATAGAAACCTTTTACTTGAAATAATTCATTACCGTGCCATTTTTCTTTTTGAGAACAGCATTCACAATTATAACTAAATAAATTTGCATGAATAAAAAGCATGGGATAAAGTGATGCAAAATCAAGATAAAGAACATTATTTGCCTTTTCTTTTAATGGTTGCATTACATAACCACCCTCAAATTCGCCACCGCTTTTTTCATCAGTATAATCTTCATTCAATTTAAGCGCATTACAAATAACTTTATATGCATATGCACCCGTTGTGGCCGTAATATGTTTATAATTATCCCTATCTTTTTTAGATATAAAATCTGCAAACGGTCTAAATTTTTCTTCTATATAATTCCATAGTTGTTTGGTTAATAATAAATCTTGATATAAATATTCTTTTATTTCATCTAATTCTAAATCATTCCAATTTTCTTTTTGGAAAACAGTATAATCAATATCTTTTTTTCTATCATCGGCAATATTTATTTCTTTAATAATGTTTTTTAATGAGTATGATTTGAAACCTCCGTTTTTTAATAAAATAGCACGTTTTTTAAATACCCAATATAAATCAATGTGCTTCCAATATGGAATATCTATTTCGTTCCGTTTTAAAATTGGTAAATCAAAATTTTCACCATTAAAGGTGATTATTTTATCAAATTTAGATATAAATGATTTTAAATAATTTTTATCTTTTTGATAATTAAAGAAATAAAAATTATCTTCATCTAAACAACCAATAAATTTAATATTGGCGTTGTTTATATCTAAACTATCCGTTTCAATATCTAAAAAAAGTAATTTATTTATTTGACTTCTCCGATATAATCTTATATGTTTTATCTGAGTTAATTATGATTCCATACAATTTTCCACCACCTTTAGAACCTCCGTCTATCAATATTTTATAATCATTAACTATTGGTCCCGATGGAGTGTGTCCCATTATACAATATTTATCACCAAATAATGATTTAAAATGTGTATCTAAAGATAGATTACGAAAATTATGATTTTGATAAAAAGTTCTATTCCAAAGAATATCCATCATATCATCATGATTTATTTCTTTATCTTCTTTTATTAAATCCATTTGTTTTTTAGTAGAAAAACCGCCATGAATAACAATACATAATTCATCTTTGTAATAAGGTGATAATGATTTTAGAAATTTTAAATGTTCTTTTGGATAAGATTCTTTAAAGAATTCAAATGAAATAAAATTATTTTTGGTTTTAAATCCATAACTATCTAATGTTTCTTTCCCACCTTGATAATACCAAATTTCTGGAATAAAAGCACTTCCGCTCGTAATCCATTCAAGCATCCAAAAATCATGATTTCCTAATACTGGAAATATATTTTTATTTTCTTTTTTTAGAGAAATTATTAAATTAATTAGTTCTTTAGGAGAAAAATCTGCATCTTTATAACCGTCGATGTAATCTCCGGTAAATATAAGATTATCCTCTTTTGGATTATAATTTGCTTTAATTAATATTTTATTAAGACCCACATGATTACCATGTAAATCCGCAATAATAATATCTCGTTTTTGAGATAAATCAGGACTATTCATAATTCCTTCCAATCTTTTAAATGACTCTTTATTTATTTTAAAATCTCTCCAAAAGGATTCTGTTGACATATTATATAATATATAATGGGTTTGCGCGGTTTATTTAGTTAATTCTCTCGATAGTTTTTCCCTCATCGTTTAAAATATACATTGAGGAAAAATCTTCGTGTTCTTTGTCGTCTTCTTTTGGCATTTTGATTGTATCAGTCAAAACAAGACTTGGATCGTTTTCATAATCCTTATCTATGTAACAACAGACCGTTCTCGTTATCGTCTTTTCTTTTTCATTTTCTTCTGTTTTATGACGAATTTCATCAAATCCGTCCTTGATAACCCATTGACTTTTTTCGTTAATCCATTTTAGTATCATTTTCTACCTACTTTCTGTCTTTATTTGCGCAAACCCGTTATATTTTTATAGTTATTTCTCAATAACGTTTGGAAAATATTCTTTCATCATCTCATCCATCGTTCTACCATTTAATGGATAATTTTTATATAACCCTTCACACATTTTACATCCTCTTCTCGGAAGCAACCAATAATTACACCACGGATGATGTTCTTCATCAATATTTTGTGTTGCGGAATTATTATCTAAAACATTAAATGCTGATGATGTTTGTTCTTCTTGTATTTTTATGTCCGGCATTTTCATTTTTAAACCTTATGTTGGGTAAGGATTTTCACCTATTATTCTATCGTACCTTTTAACAGAGTTGGACGTTACTGCTGAGTAGAGCATTTTAACTCGACAAGACAAACCATTCTGTGGTCGTATTTACGCCTTTCACGCTCCAAATAATTACCTTATTTTAATTTTCCGTTTTTATATTTTCGATTAATCTCTTTAACGGACAAAGGTATGTTTATATTTAAGGATTCATAATTTTTACCATCTTTAAAATCAAATCTAACATATCGTTGTCCGCCTTTAGCAGTAACATTACCACATGAACATGTTACTTGCTTAATATGAAATAACGAAAAAATAGTTTCATTACATTTTTTACATTTTGCACATTTTAAAATCGTTTTAATCACTTCCTTTCTGATTAATTATGGGAACGAAATATTCCCAGTTTACTCTTAAAATCATCGTTTCTCCATTTTATCAAAAAAATTTATAATATCGCCAAAACATTTGTATAATAATTCTTGAATTTTTTCAATTGAATCTATTTTTAAATTAATAATATCTAATTTTTTAGTTAAAATTTTATTAATCTCTCCTTGTTCCTTAACAAGTTCAAAAATCTTATTATTAAAATCTTCTTGTTCCATAAAATACCTCTATAATTTACATCATTTAAATTCAAAAGTCAAGATAAATCTTTAAAAATAGGTATATTATTTTTAATATACTCGACTTCGTAGAGTATTAATGTATCTTTATTGAAAGAATTTCCAAATGTTCCGTTGTTTTTAAAGACATATTTGATTTGTTGAAAAATTCTATAAACATAATTTGTACCATCTTTAGGTAGACCCAACTCTAAAAACACATCATTTATTCTTTGTATTGCATCTTTTCTTTGAAATTTGTTACTGTAACCAAATGTATCTGCGAGAATAGAATAAGGTAATTTATTTATACTTGAATTGCCAAATGGACAACTAAGATGAACATTAAAATTAAATCTATCTTTATGATTAGATTCTATAAATAATTCTGGTAAATATAAATCTTTATCTTTATAATAAAGACATTTTGCAGCCTTAATTAAATCGATCCTATTTAAATTTTTATTTATATCTACTAAAAAACTTGTTTCAAAAACATTTATGACATTATTAAGATAATCAATTGGCGCATGATTTAATTTATCATCGAAATCTATTGGATTTAATTGGCATGACATATTAATCTTTCCTCTTTAGAAACCAAATCATGATTGTTTTCTAATTTTTTTATTTTCAATACAAATTCATCATATGAAATAGGGAAATAGTTATGGCAATCCACGCCGACATCCATACTTTTTCCATATGATGGAAGTCGACCGTGTGAATGACCATATGCCATATATGCACCATAATGAGAATGATCCCACACCCTCATCGCATAATGACATAATACAATATAATTTTCATCTATTCTTATTGTTTTTAGTGGGCATATTTCTTCAAACAGATATGGATGTTTTAATGCTTCTTTATCATGTGAACCATATATTAGAATTATTTTACCATTTAGTTGTAAACGATAACGTTTTATATTTCCCATAGAAAAATCACCAAGATGATATACTATATCATCTGGTTTTATTTTCTTATTCCAATTTTCTATAAGAATAGAATCCATTTCCATCACATTTTCAAATGGTCTATTACAAAATTGGATTATATTTCTATGACCCCAATGTGTATCGGCTGTAAACCATATATTATTAATATTTAAACCCACCTTTCCCCCATATTTTGATTAATAATCTTAGTTATAGTACAACCTTCGGAAATATAATGAATTTCATTTGTATCTAAATCTTTAATTATCCAAGAATCACCGGTTGCAGTTGGTTTATATAAAACTTCTGCATTTTTGCATAACGTAAATTGTGCATTATTAAAATTCACTATAACTTTATCACCAACTTCTATTGTATCTGGCATATTATTCTCCTTTTTTATATTTGATACAAACTTAAAAAATGTAACATATTTTCACGAACCATTAATAAAATTGGTTTCGTTTTATGTATTTTAAATTTAATTAAATCTGCTCCTAATGTTACAACATCTTCAAAATCTCTAATAGAGATACCAAATGAAGTATTTTCGCTTGAAACACATTCAACAATACTCTTAGATTCATATTGATTATATTTATAAGATAAATTCATTATATTATCTTTTATTTCAACATTTATAATACCGGGTGAATCAAATATAAACCCCCTCATTCTATTAATGGTTTTTGTTAAAACTTTATTATCTACTTCTATATTAATTCCTTCCGAATTAATCCATTCATTGATAATACCCAATACCTTTTCATACGGACATTTTTCTTCTATTTGATAAACCCCAAATATAATCTCAGAATTTATCTTTTTTATAATACCTTTAAAAATTGCCATTTTTGGAGTTTCTAAAATAGCCACAGATAATTCATCTACTTCGGATAATTGCCGATAAATAAATGGTATAATTGTTATTGGTTCGGTTGGAAATATTTTCTTTAAAACCACTCCTCGATGATGGTCTGTTGATAATATTCTTTTGCCCGTTAAACAAACGCCGCGTTCATATCCAAGTGAATCTTTATCTATAAACCTCTGTAAAAGATTCAATTCAACTATCAATGAATCTTTATCAATTGAAGTAAATGTTACTGAATCTAAATTAGGAAATTCTGGATAAGACAACAAACTTCTAACCGGCAAAGAATATTTTGAATTTCCAATAATTTCTAAATAACCATTGCCGTTTTCCAAATCTTCTTTTGGAGAAGGAGATGAAAATAATAATTTTGGTACATCATTTGTATTGGAAATGGTTGTAATTGCTTTTGAATCAAGAAGAATTGAAAACGGTTCTTCTTGATATTCAATATCAATAGATGTTTTTATAAACATTTCTTCATTAGTTGCAGAAATGTATAATTTATTATCTTTAATAAACAACAACACACTATTTGTAATCTGTCTAATATCATTGATATTAGTAATAGATTTAATTATGTTTAAAACTGTTTCTAAATTTTCTCTTTTAATTTCAAAATTCATTTTAATTTTCCTTTATTTAATTATTTAAATACTAAAATTCTCTAATTCTTTTAAATTTAATGGGGTTATTTTACCATCATATATCGCATTTAATATATCATTTTTATTAGATTTAAGTTCATCTGGATTATCAGATTTAATTATTCCTAATTTTATAGATTCCGTTATACAATATGCCGATATAAAATTATCTAATATTTTATCATAGCATTCTTTGGCATACTTAAAATTATTTTTTACAAATTCTTCATTTGCTAAATAAAAAGGATTCGGATATGGAAAATCCATATTTCCCATAAATTTATAATTGGTTAATATTTCATATTGTAATGTCATATTTATTCACACCCTAAATGCTTTTTTATATCTGCTATTAAGCAATCTATTGAACAATAATTTTGATTACTAACATCATAATAATCCTCTCTATTACTTGCAGACCAAATAACAGAATATCCTTCATTTGGAACGTCTTCTGTATAATAACCCGTTTTTTCTGGAATATCTTTACCACAAGTTGTACAAATTTTTAAATATTTTTTATTCATATTTTCTCACTCCATTTTATATAACCATATACGTTTAACACACAATAAAATAAATTTAAATAAATTAAAGATGGTTGTTTAACCAAAATTGCAAATATTACCCACAATATTCCTGTATTAATTGCACCTAATAACCATCCTATTTTTACTTGTCTGTTATGAATATTGAATTTATAACAGACAAATAAGATGCTAAAGAACAAACTATGGTTGCAGTATTATTCATTTTTTATTTTCTATAGTATAGGATTTATCAACCGTTTTTCCACATCTCATACACACGTGATTAAAATTTTCATCCAATCTTATTTTAGGATTTCTGCATTCTTTATTATAAGAAAATTCTTTATATTTAGGTTCATAAAAACTACACCTACATAATTCACATTCACCTTGACCCCATCCAGAAAACATTCCAATATCTCGATGTCTATTTTGCTCGTGCCCACATATACAAAGAGTTGGGCTAATATTATTATTCATTTTAATAAATCAAATATCCTATCTTCTTTTTCTTTCAAACAATTCTTTACTTTTTTATCTAAACCACAAAAAACTCTTTTAGCAAAGTCTTTCCCATTTTCTACCATATATGTACATGGAGGATATGGTGTTAAAAAATCTTTATTGTAATCTATAATAGAAGTATAAAAATCATCATTATGCCTGTTTATTGCGATTCTTATATTATCACTTATAATAGATTCATAACCAGATGTTGGATGATTGTATATGGTATCAGTAAGAGTATATTCGGTTTTTATTATTTCTCTACTTTCCCACTTATTTTCACATAGTTTGTACAGTTTTTCAAATTGTTCATCGGTTAATATCATTATTATTCTCCTTCTTATGTTTGATTAATCGTTTTTATTAACCATCTATTTTTTAGATTTTTAGTATCCTTATTATTATTCTCAGCAAAATTACCATCATATAAAATACCATCCCAACTGGCAGAAATAGGTTTTTGGGATAATGATTCATTAAAAAACCCAACCAGTCTTTCTTTTAATTTCTTTTCTAAGTATTCATATTCCCAATAATGCCTATTAGAATCTATTTTATTGTCCGGTTCATCAAATTGCCCCAAAAAAAGAACAGTATCATATAATTCCTGATTTTTCATTTTTCTTTCTTCATCAACTATTACTTTTTGCCATTTTAATATCTTTTTCATAATTATTCCTTTATTAAAAACACATTTTTCATATGGGACACAAATTTGTAAATTCATATTTGTTTAATTGTTCCTTCTCTTATTAATTCCAATGGTGTTTTATTTGAATTTATAAAATTTAATGTATCATTTGGATAAAAACAATAATAACCACTTGGTATTTTAGATTCTGAAGTAATAACATTCAATTTAACTCCATTCTTAGAAGTTATAATATACCAAGTATCTGATTTCTTTTCATATGAACCGGTTAATTTGTTTTTTAATTTTTCTATATGATTTAAAATATTATCTTCTTTTTTATTTAAAAAATCTATTAATAATATAATGGTTAATTCATTTAATACCATTCTATTAAATGTTTTTCCAATAGATAATTTCCAATTAGAAATTAATTCCAAAAATCTTGCAAATTTATTTTTTCCTATTTTATTAAAAATTTCATTTTCATTCACAACCAATGAACATAAATAAAATAACAGTTTCTCAATAAAAATTAAATCGTCTATTTTATTAAAATTTATATATTTAAAAGCATTATTATAATCAGAATCAAATAATAAATTTAAAAAGGTTTCTATTTCTTCTTTTGAAACCCTCGTTAAAACCGATTTTAATAATACTTCATCGTCTTTTATAAGATAAACCTGTTCTAATAATACCAAAGCATCTCTAAGAATGCCATCACATTTAATAGAAATTTCTAATAATAAAGAATCATTTATATTAAGATTTTCTAATTTTGAAATATATTTTAATCTTTCAAAAATCAAAGATTCATTTATTTTTGTAAAATTAAAAACCTGACTTCGAGACAAAATAGTATTGGGTATTTTATTTATTTCGGTTGTACAAAATATAAATTTAACAGTAGAAATAGGTTCTTCAATGGTTTTTAATAAACAATCCCATGCTTTTTTTGAAATATTGTGCGCTTCATCTATTATATAGATTTTATACTTTCCATATTTTGCACCATATTTAGTATCTTCCGTTAATGCTCTCGAATCATCTACACCAGAATTTGTACCTGCGTCCATTTCAATAGAATCAGGAAATTGCCCCGATAAAGATAATTTGCAATTATCACATTTATTACACGGACTTCCATCTTCTAATAAATTTGCACAATTTAATGACCTTGAAACTATTCTTGCCAAACTCGTTTTGCCGCTACCTCGACTACCTGAAAATATATATGAATTTGGTATTGAATTTAAAAGTATTTCTTTTCGTAAAATTGCCACCACGGTTTCTTGACCGACAACATCATTAAAAATGAGTGGGCGATATTTTCGATGAAATGGTAAATACATTTGTTATATCTTAATCGCAATTATTATTAATGATAATGTACTTAATATTGCAAGAATTATACATATCTCTAAAAAGTTTACCCGAAGATAATAACCTATATCACCAATCAATTCTTTTATATACCAACCAATATTAAAAATAAATTCTTTAATTGGATTTTTTTGTTTCATCTTATTCCCCATAACTTTCTTTTATCCATGTAATTATTAACAATCAATTATTTGATATGTTCTAAGTACCGTAAGTGGTAATTTCTTATATCCCAGATATAAATTTTTTGTATTCTCATTAAATAATTCCATTGCAGTAATGTGGTCTTTTTCTTTAACTCTACGAACAATTGTTTTTACTTCTAAAGTGGATTCAATTTCAAATTTAATAAACGTTCCTACTATAATAAAATCTTCAAATTGATTATTATTTTCCTTCTGAACCAAGTGTCCAAAGTTATTATATTTAAGAAGTTTTTCTCGTTCGTTTAGAGCCGCATCAATTTCGTCGATTACTGCATCATTATCAAAATCCCGCCTACTTAAACTTCTAAAATCTTTTAGTGTCATCGCATTCATATTCTTCCTTCCTCCTTCAATCTTATCCATGCTTCACAATCGGCGAGATTACCTTGATAATGAGAAATAAAATGATTATTATCTAATGAATATACTTCATATATATTATCCATAAATAATTGAACTTTATATATATTTTTTTTCATCTTATTCTCCATAACTTTCTTTTAATTTTTCTTGTAAAAATTTATCAGATTCAGTATCTCGTTTTGTTTTGGACATAAAGAAATCTTTTGCGGTCACATTCCTGCGTTTATATTCCCTATAAACATCAAGCACATCCACACCATATCTATTTTTTATATCTTCAACTATTTTTGGAACTCGTGCTTTTATTAAATCTGTTATAAATTTAGATATATTTGCTTTATCTCTTTCGTTTCGAGATTCATAAAACATTGAAATTGCTTCTAACATTTCACTATAAATAAAATCCTCTTTTTTAAAAGAGAATGTAACTATTTTACCCACATCAGATGACATATTATTCCATCTCCTCTAAATTTTGTTTTTCTATTAATTCCAAATTAATTCTTATATGCGAACATTTACATTTTAAACAATCTGCAACAGATTTAATTTTTCTGTCCATTAAATAATAACACGGTTCTATAGACGTATGTTCAAACACTCTTTCTTGTAGACACCAAAATGGTTGCGAACACACCTCAAGAACTCTATCCCACGTTCTAATATTATTTTTACTTAAAAGAATTTTAAATTCTTCGTCACTCATTTCGTGATAATATGGCTTCATATCATTTCCTCTAAATCTTGACTTTTTATTAAATCTTTACCAAGAGAATTTAAATAACCGCAATGTCTACAATTAAATATATTTTTTATTGAAAGGGTTTTTAATCCCAAGCAACCATGATATTCTCCCAATGGAAATCTTTTTCCACACCAAGATGGTGGTAAAAAATATTTTGACATATTAATTTTTTTTCTTTTACTATTCAAATAATCATATATTATTTTTTCATAATCATCAAATGATAAATCTGTAATTAACTTTTTCATTCATGACCTATAAATTTTATTTCAAACTGGTTTTGTTTTTTATAAATATTTAATCTTTGTAATGAATGCCTAAGCAAAATATTTGGTTTTTTCTTATTATTAATAATTATATAACCATCATCATCAAAAAAATCAACCAACGTTGCACTTATTTTTCCATCTGTTTTTCTAACCACTCTACCCAGTTTTTGTAATAAATCTCTACCAAAATCACCGCCTTTACCCGCAGATGCCAATATTATTGCATCCATTTCTGGCAAATCAACGCCTTCTTTTATCACAGTAGATATAATAATTTTAGTATCTTTATTTATAAAACGTTTTAATATATCTTTTCTTTCTAAGGAGGTATCTTCCCCATATAAAGATTCCGCTTTATTTCCCAATAATTTTAATAAAATATCACCATGTTCTTCTATTCTATTTACTATAATTAAAGTTCTTTTACCTTCACTTGCTAATTTATTTGCAAATTCAATTATTTTTTTATTTCGCTTTTCATTTTTTAAAATATTTTCTTTATAAGATTCTTCCCATGTAATTAAATCCGTTTCTATTTTATTTTTAGAAATAAAAACTGTTAATTTTGACAAATATCCATTTTCCATTAACCAAGATAAAGTTCTTTCAAATATTATCTTACCTGTAACGCCTTCCAATAATTCTCTTGAATATGAATTTTCTTTTCCCGGAGTTGCGGTTAAACCAATTCTTATTTTTGCATTGATTGTTTTCATAGCAATCAAATACCATGTATTACCCGGAAAATGTGTTTTACTATTTGGTTTTTGAATTCTATGCGCTTCATCTAAAAATAATACTTCTGTTGTTTCTAACAATTCTTTTATTTCTTGTGTCTCCAATCGCGCCCAAATCGTTTGAGACGTTGCAACGTTAATAAGTGATACTTTGTATTCACCATCTCCAATATAACCCACTCGGTCTTTACCAAACCATTCACAGAAGTTTTTATAAGTCTGGTTTAACAATAATAAACTTGGTACAATATAAAGAGTTTTTCTACCATAGAAATCTATTATTTTTCCTGCAATAACGCTCTTACCACCACCAGTTCCAATTGAAATTATACCTCTTATCTTTTTATCTGTTGTAACAATGTTCACACACTCATTTTGATATTCCCTTAATTCAAATGGATATTTTCCATTTATTTTTGATATATCATTGTATTCTATACGATAATCTGTAATAAGATAATAAATATCTAATTTTTTTAAAGTTGGAATTATCTTTGAAAACAACCAACCCGTTGGAAAAGAATTATATCGTTTATTGAAATAACATATTTTTCTTTCCTTTACTTTTATTTGTTTTGTTTTATCTCTATAAAAATATGTTTGAGATAAAGTACAAATATCATAAATTTCAATTGGAATATCTCCAATTAAATATGAATATGTATTATGAATTTGAATTTCTAACATTAGTCTTTGAAAAACTCGGATAACCAATCTAAAAATTTTTCAGAAATTTTAAATAAAACTAAAGCCCCGAAAAATATACTAATAAATAAAAAAATACCCCAAAATAAACTTATTTCTATTATCATTTTTTCTCCTTATTATTTATCAAAAAACCCAAGTGTATCTAAAATAGTTATTAACAAATATATTAATAAATAGTTAAAAACGGATATTTTTTCCATAAAAATATATGATGGTATTAATGTGATTATAATTGATATTATCAAAACCCGTATATAATGACTTTTCATTTTTTAAACCCTTCTTTGAAGAAAGATTTAAATAAATTTTTAAATAAATCAATAATTACCAAAACTCCCATTAAAAAACATATACTATTAATCATAAATAAAATATAAATTAATATTTCTTTTTTCATTTTTTCCTCTTAATTAAATATCCATTTACTTTTCCAAATTTTAAAGCATCTATAACATTCTTTGTCCATATATCCGCTTTATTTGTATGGCGTTTGTGCATAGTATCGGTAACAACAAAATCTTTTATTAAAATAACCGTTATTGTATCACCATAATTAATTTTATTTAAAATAATATCACGAGATAATGCAATTGTTTCATTATTTGGTTTTGTTCCATTTGCAGTTATAAACGGAGTATTATCTGTTTGATTTATTTTACTATTATATGCACTAATAATAACATCATAAAAAGTGTTTTTATTTAAAAAAGTAATGTATTCTTTATTTGATTGATAAAAAACAAAAATATAAATTATAAACACAATATTTAATAATATAGATATTTTATATCGTATTTTCATTATATTTATTCCATTTCCTCTATATCTTGAAGTCTTTCCAATTCCTCATTTATCTTAATCTTTTTTCTTGGTTTTTTTCTTCCTGCACAAAGAAGATATATATTTTTCCAATATTCGTGACCCTGAGGAGTACAAGCCCATGTCATCAATTCATTTAAATTTGATGACCGATCACGAAATGAAAAACTTTTATCTATCAATGATCGGGCATTTAATTCTTTTAAATTTTCAACCGCATCATATTTTTCACGAACGGTTAAACCGTCACAATATGTAATTGAATCAATAATATCTTGCAACATAATTTATTCCATCTCTTCTATATCTTGAAGTTTCTTTAATTTCTCGTTTATTTTTGGGGATTCATCTGATTTTATACCCCACATAAATGGGTTATAAAAAACATAATTTCCTATATCAGGACCTTCATTATTAATTGTAGATGTAACAACATATTTTCCTTGTTCATTATCATATTCTAAATTATAAGTCGGCAAATTATCTTTTTCTTTCTGTTGATTCACATTATTTTCTTCATTATAATCATCTAATCTCCATTCGTCCTGAACGGAAGGTCCCACTGTACCATCATAAGATAAACAAGTCCAATCAATATTGCTCATATATTCTCCTAAAATATATCCTCAGATAAAGCAAGTGTTTTATTATCCCACATCAATTCTATTATTCCTTCGGGTCCGTTTTTTTGCTTTAAAATACTTATTTCCATCGAATCATCTGCAACTTCTTTTTTGGCCAAATGTTCTCTAAATACTGATAATATTAACCACGAATCTTCTTCAAAAGAACCACATCCTTTTAAATCTTCTAAAGTAGGCCGTTTATCTGCCCTTGTTTCTGTTTCTCTTCTTGCTTGGACTATATTGCATATATGTACATCCGCCTCTTCTGCTAATTTTTCAACAAAAGATAAACATTTACTAATCATGTTTACTTTATAAGAAGTCTCATTTCTTATTTCTTCAATCCTATCAAATAAATCAATATAAACAATATCTAATCCAAACTTCATTTTTGTATCTAAAACAAATTTACGAATTTCTGGTAAAGAAACCGTACCAGAATGAAAATGAATATTCCAAGAATTAATTTCATCGGAGGTCTGTTTTATTTTATTTAAAATTTCTTTTCTTTCTGTTATTATTTTACCATCTACAAATTTAGCCCAATCTTTTATTTTAAGAATTTCTATTAACGGAATACCTGTTATAATAGATGTTAATCTATCCATTTCAATATCAAAACCCTGTTCTGGAGTAATATGTAAAACACCAAAATTATTTCTGCATTGATTAACTGTAAAATTTGCTTTTAATGCGCTTTTACCATGTCGAGTTCTACCAAATATAGTAGAGGTGTGTGTAGGAGAATATCCTAAAGATAATTTTGAATCCAATGAATTGAAATAAGTTTTAACAAATTTACCAGAAAGTCTTTCAATTAAACCAGACTTTCTTCTTTCAGAAATATTTCCAGAAGAAACTATTTTTTTATATTCTTTATCTTTATCTAAATTTAAAAATTCTGTTAAACCAAGGTTATTTATTTCTTCGGAATTAGCAGATGGTTCGTATGCTTTTTCTATTATTGAATTACCAATTAATATCTGTCTTCTTAAATGATATTTTTCTTCTAAAATTTTTATATAATATTGGATGTTGGCTGCAGAAATTGTGGTTTCATATAAACCTGTAATAAAATATGCTCCTCCAATCTTTTCTAATATTTTCTCTTTTTTAAGTTCCTCTATTAATAACCCTTCTTCGACAGGTATACCAGATTCATGTAAATGAACTTCTGCATTAAAAATCAATCTATTATTTTCTTTATAAAAAAATTCGGGTTTTATTTTAGATATAAACATAGTACAATATTCATAATCTTTTAAAATACTACCTATTACTCGTGTTTCAGATTCATCTGAATGTGGTTGAACTTTTACATATTCAATATTAGCCAAATATAATTTCCTCAATATCTAATATCAATGAACCAAAACTAAAAGCGTTGTATTTTTTTAATAGTTCCTCATTTAGATTTCCATTACTAATTAAAATTAATGGTGTTTTTTTCAAAATCAAATTAGAAATAAATGTTGAAATATACCCCATTTCAAATGAATTGGATGCTTCATCAAATCCGTCAAAAACGATTATACTTCCTTCTTTCCATGTTTCTATTTGTTTGTTTAAGGAAAAAGAAGGAGATTGTATACAAACTTCAACAAATTGAAATTTTTGAATATAATAAGGCGGATATTTTGATTTATTTTTTGTTATAAAATCTATTGCAAAGGACAACGCAACATATTTTGCAACCTTTCTCATTATTAATGAACTACATTTAAAATGTAATGGTTTTGGATTATCTAAATAACTTGATAAAATAGGATAATTTTTATTATAATCCAATTTTTTAAAATCTGGAAACCCACTATATTGTAATAAATATTCTACGCGAGAAATCATTATATTTATTCCATTTCCTCTATATCCTGAAGTTTTTTTAATTTTTCATTTATTTTTAGTTTTTTATTTGATTTTAAATCTATAACACCATATTCTTTAATATGTCTATTAATATTTTCCCAATATATACCTCCTTATGGAGTATGTTCCCATATCATAAGGAAAAGCAAATTATCCGTAGTTTCATCAAAGCATAATCCTCTATTATCTATTTTAGATAGTTCTTCTATTTCTCTTAAATGATTAACCGCCACTATTTTGTCTAATCCAGATAAACCATCACAATTATAAATAGAATTAATAATATTTTGTAACATATGTTATTCCATTTCTTCTATGTCTTGTTTTTTCATAAGTTCTTTATTAATTTGAGGAGTAATATTGTCATCATTACAAATATTATAAATTTTATTTCCAAATGACCATTTAAAAAACTCAAGATCGGGATCAACTTGAAAAAACCCGTTTTCTACACTATAAATAACTGTTTTATAATTTTCATGTGAAATTATAACGTCTTTTTTATTATAAAATTCGCTATCTCGAACATCACGATAATCTTTAACCATAATCAATTTACTTTTTCTTGTACCAATTTTTAATTCAATCCGATTATTTATTTCTATTTTCTTTCATGGAATTCTGATTATTTGATAATAATTTATTATGTTTAACCGCACGAACAGCTCTTTTTATTGTTTTTATATTTATTGTTCCTTTTTTGGATGCAGCATGAACGACACGTTTTTTTAAACGATTATCTTTATATTCAAAATTGTCACAAAAACACGTAAATGCATTTACCACAGGATACCATGCTTCGACCGGTTCTCCATCCAACCAATGTAACCAATGCATAACACCCATGCTCGGATTTCTACATTCGCCTTCATCTTCATTATATTCATCAACGTGTTTATAGTGTAAACATTCATTACATCGTTTAGATAATGTATCCATATAATTTCCTTTAATTTTAGATTAGATTGACTTAATGTGTAATTTTTTTCCACAGTAAAGACACTCATCCCATTCATAACTTTCTCCATAAGGATGGGTATTAAATTCTTTTTTATGATTAGTTTGTCTGTGTTTGCATGTTTTTCTTGTTATTTCGCCAATTGCATCTAACATTTCTTCAACCTCATCAAAACCAAAGTACATTCCTGTTTTAATTCTTTGGCATTCAATTAATTTTTGTTTTAATTCATTTGTTATGTACATATATCTCCTTTATTTAAAAATCTTTGGGCTACCGGAAGGATTTGAACCTTCACTCTTCCTATTCAGTTTTCACCGAAATCGGAACTGCTAATCATTGCACCACGGTAGCTTTTTTCTGCGCGGGTCGGGCTTGAGTACCGACTATGATGACCCCTGATAACTCGTTGCTTTATCATTCGTGCCCCTATCCCTGTTGGCCAGCGAAGGGTATCATTCCTAACGGCTAAACTGTGTCCATCCACGTCGCCGCGCATATTATTCCCGCCTTTTTGACTTTTGAAATTGAACAGTAATTAACATTGACGGGAAATTTCAAAAAGCAATATAATATACAAAATATTAATTCAAAAGTCAAGATAAATCTTTATTCAAAATTTTCTATAAATCCTTTTCCATCACATCTATCACATTTAATACCATAATCATCATATAATGCCGTCGTTTCTGAAAAATATTTACCTCTTCCTCCACATTGTGAGCAATTTATATAATTATGCTTTTTTATAATTTTTTCTGTGGGTTGTATTCGATGCCAACATTTTAGTTTTCTACAAAATGGGGGGACTGCAATAATCAAACCAATCGTATATTAAAACTTCATCTTTTATTCGTTTAATAATTTTATTTAAAGTACCATCCGAATTACAAAAAAGTATTAATTTTTCATCTTTTGAAAAGTTTTTCATAATTTATCCTACTTAAAATACGTTGTTAGTAAATCAATTAATAATTCATTTACTGTTTTATAATTTGGTTTATCTGGTAAAACAGATTTATCTTTTATATCTTCCATATCTTTAAACAATCTATTTGCTTCATTTTTTACTTGTTCTAATGTCCACAAACCTTTTTTAATTTCAATTAATTTACTTTTATTTTTTCTAAAAACATTTACTTGTCCCGTTTTTAGAAATTCTATTCCCATTTCCAAAAGTCTAATTAAATGGGAAGCATTAGAACAATCAAATCCCCATTTATAAATTAATTCTTTTCTTTTTTCGCCCATATATCCTTGTGTACTACCATGTTCCATTCTTTTTAATTGAGAATATGCATATCCACAAAAAGAATTATATGCCAATTTAGAACTAAATAAATCTCGATTTTTAATTAATTCATCACCAATGAGTGTTTTTCTTAAATATAAATCTTCTGGCAACCAAAGCAACCCAAGAACATTTGGATTATTTTTTAATAAAAGAAATACAAATTTTCTTATGTCATATAACACAACATCCCAATATTTTTTTTGTAAAACCAGAGTATTTCTACTTCCAAATTCTTTTAATCCAAAGAAATAATCAATTGGCGGAACAATAATTCCCATAACATCTTTATCGTCAATATAATTTGGAATATATGTTCCATGAGAAATAGACCCAACATATCCTAAAATAATAGAATGGTTAAATAAATCAAAATCTTTATTTTCTGTTAATAATTCATTTAAAATTCTCATAATTTATCTCAGGGTTAAATCTATAAACATTTTAAATCTATCATATTGATGTTTTTTCATATTTTTTATTTTTGTTTGTGCATTTTTAAAAGAAGAAGCCTCAACAAAAATGGTTTCTGTATTTAATCTCCAAACATTATAATCAACTTCATGTTCATAAGCATATTGAATATAAAAATATTTTTCACTCATTTTTAATCTCCGGTTCTTATCGCCGTTTTTCAATGGTTTTATTTCTTTTATAAAGTCATATAAATTATTAAACTCTTGTAACATTTTTTTTCTGGCCAATAATTCCTGTTCTTTATCCGTTAAATATTGGTCTTGATCCTCTGACATATACAACATGTAAAAACAATTTATCCAATCATCTACGGTTTTTATATTTGCTTCTTTATTCCAACCCACAATAAAAAAACAAACCTTTAATTCTAAAGATAAATTCTTTTTATTCACCTTAAATTCACGCCATCTAATTGTATATTTCATCTTTTTCTCTATTAGTCATAATATTCTTGACTTTCTTGATTTTGTTTTTCTAATAAACAATCATGCCCATCGTCTTTATAGGCATCAATCTTTTCACAGATTGGACAAATTTGAATTATGGAATTTAGTGGTTTTAATTCGTTGATTTCGTGGGTTAGTTTCATCTCTTCTTTTCTAATTTTTGATATTACCATAATTAATTTCCTTCGTTAGTCGCGGCTCTACTCTATGCCAGGATTTTACATATTCATCCGTGTCTGCATTTATATCACATATTAAATTATCAATATCATCCCTCGGACAATTTGGTAATCCTAAAAACGCACAATCAGCGCAGCCCCATTGATGCGCCATATCCCATTTATATTTAACGCCTTCGATAGTTATTTCTTCTATTTTTCCATCACTTCTTTCAGCCGGTATAACCATAGCGTCCACCTGACGCTGTGAGCTGTTGATAAATTCAAATAAATCATCATACGATAATCCTTGTTCGCGCCATTTGTCCATATAATCATCAAAGTCTTTTCTTTTCATATCATTATCCTTTCCATTCGCGCAGGTGACGCATCCTCGTTAGGCTTTTTTTAAATCATGTTCCCGCAATCTTTCAAGTATTTCCACACATTTGTCTATTAAACTTATCCCATGCTCTAAATTTAATCTCTCTCATATAATCTCCTTTGTTAAAAATCATTGGGGTATCTTGGTAAACTATATTAAGGCTCTGTAGTAATAGTAGCGATATGTGTTGTCAAATCCATCTTCTTGACTTCCGATACAATTTCCAACCTTAAAAGCATTTATGTCAATCGGGTTATATGCACCATCCCTTGTTTTTACACATAAGTCCCCAATTTTCGCTCCTGCATATTCTTCTTCTTCATCAATTTCTTCAACAATCCACCAGCCTCTATGTCTACGTCCAATTGTTTCTGGATTAATACCAAATTTTTCAAATACTTCTTCTTTTGTCATTTTAATTTCTCCTTTGTTAATTTTGTGAGTTATTGATAGTATTTGAATCTTCACTATCCAATAATATCCTATTTCCTATTCTCCAAGATTCTTCCGGTTTTAATAAATCTTCATTAAATAAATCATTAAAATTAATATCTTTTATCCCAACCAATCTATTTTCAACTTCTTTTAGGATTTTAAAATACATAGCATTTTTATTTTTAGGCGGAATAAAAATATATTTATTATTTAATATATCAAAATATCCATATTCAGATATATCTTGTTTTTCTCCAAAAAAATTTATAACAGGAATATTTTCTTTAGATTGTTCTAAAATTTTATTTTCCCTAAGATATTTTTCAACCAAACTTGTTTTTTTATTTAAGAAAATAAGATAAACATCGGTTGTTTTCCCAATACTTTTAAAATATTCATTATCCAACGCACTCAATAAAATTGCAAGCACATCTTTTGGAGATAAAACTTCTTTGTATTGAGAAACCACTTGCATAAGAGCAAAAATAAGATTGGCTTTAAATTTTGAATGAATAAATTTCCCATAACCCCGTTTTATAAGTTCCTCAATATAAGGTTCGACAACCAAATGTCTTAATTTTTTAGAGATATTGCTCTTAGTAATAGAGATTTTATTGGGCTGTTCAATTTCACCCCCCAATGGTTTAAAAGGTTTAGAAATATATTCTTCTAAAAAAGAGGAATATATTTTTAGTTCCTCAAAATCAGGCATCAAATTTAAAATTTCTTCCAGAGAGGTTTTTAAAGCAAATTCTTTTATTGAGAATAAAATAGTTAAATCTTCCCACCTTGGTAATTTTCCCTGTTCAATTCTAAAATTCAAAATTTTAAATAAAAAAGACAAAGAATTTGGGGATAAATATAATAGTTTTTGAAAAATTTCTATATCAAACTCAATTTTATTTTCTTTAAAATTTATCATCGCGATTCTTATTAAAAGTAATAGTAATTACTTTTAAATATATCCCATATAATTTATATTTATATTAATAATATATTTATATATACATATTATTCTTTCTTTGGTTCTTTCTTTCTTAAACATTGTTTTATTCGCCCACCGGATTTACCAATTCAAAATCAACAATAATATCTTTTGAAATCTTTTTAACACCCTCAATTGTTAGTGATATTGAAAAGAAATATTTTGCGCTATCAGGATTGATATTTTGTTTTAAACATTCTTCAAAAACCAAATCTCTAATAGAGTCTGAAATAAATTCAAATGTCTTTGTGAACTCATTTCGGTTCCAAGTAGTTTTTAAAGATGCCGATTCTTCTAATTCCGAAAATTCCACATTTTTTTTAATTTTAATTAAATTTTTCATACCCTCTTTCCTATTTCTCGGTTTATTTCATTAACAAATTTCTTTAATTTTACCAAAGATGTTACAATAATATTTACATTTTTTTCTAAATTAAAAACTCTTATAAAGAGAACAATGATTAAAATAAATTCCAATAAATCCGAAATTATTCTTGCCATTTTACACCTTCATTTAATTAAACAATAATCGTTTCACACTATAATATACGAAATTTAAACTTAAAAGTCAAGAGAAATCTCAAATATATTTTGTTATTATAACTGATATATTATGTTATAATAACGTTATAACTGTATTATAATAGTATTAAATAAGTATAAACAAATGAGTTTTATAAAATAATACATAAACATTATTTTATAATTGCTTGCAATTTACTTATTGACATCTTTATAAAAAGTCCTTTTTAATATTTTACAATAAACTATGTTCATGTTTTCAATATAAATGCCTTTTGGGCAATCTTTACATGATTTTACAAAAATAGTAATGTTTTCATCCATATTATTTCTCCGATCTTAATATTTTTTCTCTATAAAATGCATGATATATATTACATAGATAAGATTTAACTATATCTGGTAAGTTAGAAGTTTGAACTGATTTTTTATGATGTTGCAGCCACATATTACCCATACAATTTTTAAATTTTGAATCTTTAAGTTTTGTTATATTTTTAAGACCAGTTGTGAATCTTTCAAAATAATCTCCAACCTTTTTAGAATAATATGCATTTTCTTTTTCTTGCATAATATTATATAATGAAATAGAAGATTTAAATTTTCCATAAGTATGAATATTTTCTACAATATAATCATTTTTTAATTTTATCATATATATCCTTATTATTTTCTATTTTTAATTAAATTTTTGCTCACGAGCCCAGATTTGAACTGGGAACTAATGATTAACAGTCATTTGTGATACCATTTCACCACCCATGAATAATATTATTCTCCATATTTTAATAAAAAATCAGTATTAATTACCTTAAAAGATATTTGTTTTTCTTGATTTCTACAAACAATACCTTCTCTATAAATATCAGAAATAATAGATTTTCCATGTGCATATTCCACCATTTCGGGAATTGTGGATTTTAATTTTGAATATTCAAGAAATGGTACTCTTTTTAATCCAAGTTGTGAAAGAACACCGCCATATTGACCAAATGAAATTATTTTTTTATCGGGATAAATAAGATTGAAAAAATAAACATCATATCCTTTTATATTATATTTATTTTTTTGTATACCTTCTCCAATTATTTCCCCCTGTAATGCCACATAATCATATTTACCAATTAATACTTCTAATTTATTTTTTAAATCATATTGTTTTGCTATCGTCCAGTAAGAACTATTATCCAGTTTAGATAAATGAATTCTTCGACTGCATACACCAAAAATATATTTTTTACCAAATAAAGTTTTCTTTTTTATTAAAAACCATGTACCCGATTGACCATCGAGTTTTTCAGTAAAAGTAAAAATAGTATCTTTTTCTCTTTCACAAATATTTGGAAATAATTGTATTCTATCTTCATCCGTTTTTGGAATAAACTTTGGGAATTCTCCTTTGTTTGAATGAAGTAAAAATAATTTTCTATACCAAGAATACCTTTTCATAAATTTGAAAATTTTATTTTGTTTTCTATTTTCAATATCTTTTAATAATTTTGCTTCAAGTTCTCCTTGTGGATCATATTTTTTAATATTTAAAATTTTTGTTACATCATCGTTTTCATTCCATTTTTTATTTGGCAAAATAGATAACGGAAATGCAATACCTTGCGAAATTTGTCCACGAAGTTTTATAGTTTTAATTCTAAATTTTTTATCTTTTAAAAATTCAAATTCTGGTTTATCTGGTAATATAGAATCTACTTCACAATATACACAATAATCACCTTCATTAAATTCACCCTTTTTAACAACTAAAGACCAACCCAATATTGTTGCTTTTTCAATAGAATCGGCATTTTCAATTGGTTCGAGTTTAATAATTTTTTGTATTGATGCTAATTTTCGTTCCATATTTATTCATCCTTTTTATTTAAAAAATATTCAACTTTATTATTGTGGTCTATACAAACATCTAAACAATTTTTTCTACAAATAGGGTCATTATAAGTATTGGTTTTTTCAAACCATTTTTTTCGTTCTTTTTTAATTTCAGTTAATGTTTTATTATATATGGTACCAATTGATTTTCCTTGTTCTCTCATATATATAACACAAGGAAAATGTTTCCCATGCAAAATAGCCATATCATCTTTAACCAAATGGCATTTTTTACAATCTTTTTCTGTTATTCCCCTAACATGTCTTTTATTTTTAATATTATTTAATCTATATGATAAAATTCCATAGTCTGTTTTTATATCATCAATATTTAAATAATGATTAGATTGCGAAGATGGAATTATTCTAATATCTGAAACACCCAAAGATGTTGCATAAGAAATTATATTTTTTAAATCTGAATTATTTTGTTTATCTAAAACTACTCCAACAGTAACATATGTTAATTTAGATAGTTCTTTAATGATATTTGTGATATGTTCAAAATTAGCATTTGTACCAGCCATTATATTTGCCATTGAACTACAACAAGCATCTAATGAAATCGAAAAATCATTAACACCCAATTTATATAAATATTTATAAAATTCCAGTGATGCACTTCCATTTGTAGATAATGCTATATGCTCAATACAAGAAAAACTTTTGGTATATTTTACTAATTCGACTAAATCTTTCCATATTGTGGGTTCTCCGCCAGAAAATCGTATATTATGAATATTTCCACTAACCCATATATCAATAATTTCTTTTGCTTGTTTTAATGTTAAATCTCCTTGCAATTCTTTTTTAATACCGCGACAATATAAACATTTAAAATTACATCTGTCGGTTAAAATAAGTTCACATCTTTGTAAATCACTTTTCCATGAAACATTTTTTGCTCTTTTATCGGATAATGAATAAAAGCCAATTTCTTCTAATTTTTGCATTTACATACCTTTATATTTGAGATTTAAAACAGATTTCAAATTCTTCTTTTGTTAAATGAGTCCAAAAATGAATTTCATTAAACCAAAACATAACAGCAAAAGTATTATTTTTTGGTCTAAAAAATAATTTATCCCCCTCTATATAACCTATGGCATATTTTTTAATGATTTCTCTATTTTTTTCTATAGAATTTGTTCTTGTTTCAATGCCAAATACTGATAAACTACCGGATTCCCATCTTTCTTTTGTAAAAAATTCACTTGAGAACCGTTCTAATTTATTCATCCTTTTTATTTAAAAAGAACAGGATTCATAATTTAAATAAGTATCTAAATAATTAAGTATGTAATTTAAATTTTCTTTATAATCTTTTTCCCAAACAATTATAATATTGAATCCCATTTTTTCTAATTCAGAAATTCGATTTTTATCTTTTTCCCATATTTCTTTTGCGGATATATTATGATGAACAATATCATTTTCTTTATATAATAAAGGATTTGCGTGCCAAAAATCTCCATAAAATTCTATAATAATTCCACATTTAAAAATAATACAATCTGGTAAAAACCAAGTATTATTGTTTTTAATAGATACTCGTTCTATATCAGATACAAGTTCTGAAAGTTTATTAAAAAATCTTTTTCCATATTAGAAATATTATATGAATAATTATTTGGAATAATGACCCCATTTTTCCAATTATTTTTCATAATATTACTTCTCAATGTTTTTTGTTCGGGATTGTTTTTATACCATTCAATCATTCTTTTGCTTTGTTCTTTTTTAAAAGATTCTTTTCTTGGTTTTGAATTATTTTTTATAACCTTTTTAGCATACTCATCATTTTTCCAATGTTCTTTTGAAGAAATAGAACATGCGTTTTTGATTTTATCAATAGTTTCTTTAGAATGGTGCTTACCATAAAAAGGATTATTTTTACCGGTTCTAATAACATGTTTTATACAATAACCGGTTTTATTTTTATCTGATAATTCATTATTACATACAACACATTTTTTGTTTAATTTATATTTTCTCACATATATAATATACAACACTTTTAATCAAATGTCAAGAGAAATCTTCATATTTAATCCTTTTCTTTAATTATTTTTGAACGCCCAATTAATAATTTTTTAACCATTTCAGGTTGTTCTTCTAACATTCTTTTAAAATAATCTTCAGATTTTTCATCGTCTTTTTTATTAAACGGTTCAAAATCCTCTTCATATTTTAATAACATTTCCAATGATAAATTTAATAAAAATTTAAATTTATTTTTAATTTCTAAAATTTCTTTATCATCAAATGAATCTTTTTTTAAACCCTTTGTCGAAAAATTAAATAATACATATGATAATAATGTTCTATTGCTTTGTATATCCAAAAAAGCAATAAAATCATTTATCATTAAAATAATGGGAATCAACTCTTGAATAGAATCAATATTTTCAGTTTCAAGAATATTCTGATAAAACTTTTTATATTTTTCATTTTTTATTTTGTTTATTAAATCTTTCATATTACATTTCCCAACCGTTATATTCAAATGGGTCTTTTTCATAGATACCAACCATATCTCTCAGTCTTTTTAAATTTTCTACCCCCATTTCTTCTTCACAATATATTATCTTTTTAGATAAATCTACAGTAATATAATATATACCTAATAATTTTATAGATAGTCTTGTAAATTTATTATCTATTCCCTCATAAAGAATAGTTCCGTCTGACCAATCTATAATAAAATTATTTTCGTCTAACAATGTTATACATTTTAATAATGTAAAATCCAATATTTTAGATTCAATAACAGTATATAATTCTTCACTTACGTCATCCAAAATTGAATATAATTCTTTTATAATATCTGTATCTCTCTGAGATTTTGATAATATTTCACAATTTTCTTTATCTATTAAATCATCTAAAAAAATATTAAATAATTCTTTTAAATTATATGGATTACAAAAATAATATTTAAAAAACATTTCTTTATTATTATGGGTTGGAAACTTACAATAATGAGTGTAAAATTGATAAAGTCTATTAGTAAACAAAGGTTCTAAATCTTTTATAGATTTATCTTCAGAAAGGGCTTTAACCAATTCTTTAAATTGTAAAATAATACTTCTTTTCATACTTAATATTGGCATATATTATTTATAGGTTATATTTAAATTTTTCAAAAAATTAATAATCTCAGATTCTGTTGTATAATTAATAATTTCAGAAATATCTTTATTTAAAATATCAGATATTTTTATTTTAAGTGAAGACAATAATATTTTCTCAATTGTATAACATGTATTAAAAAATGTTGATGTTGGGTTATCTGTAAACCGTCTCGAATCATATTTATCTGGATTAGACATATATTTTTTAAATCCATAAATCCAATAAAGAGGAATAAATTTTGTAGATAAATTTAACACACCATATGTTGGATATATAGAAATAAAATTATGTCCCGTTGAAGAAACACAATGTTCGCTTGCTATGCACCATGCAACATGAAAATCTAATTTATATTGATTTACCAATAACATCAACACTTTAGGAAAAGATGGATATTCTTGAAGCATTCGTAAAGCACAAAGATAAATATATAATAAACTTTTATTTGGTTCTTTAAATCTTATTACAGGACAAAGATTTTCTACCATATATTTATTTATATATCTTGGTAAAACTTTATATTTTTTACATATTTGGATATAATCAAATATTTCTTTTTCGGTTAGGTCTGGTTTTACAAAAGATTTTTTTAAATAATACACCAATCTGTTTGGATTTTCAACTTTGCCTATGGCGTAATCAAGACCGCTAAAACACGCCGTACTAACGACTTTAAAAGAATTATTATTTTTTTCCGATACTAACGGTATCAATTTTGTATCGATTTTATTATTTTTTTCGGAATATATAATATATGTTGTATCCATAGGATTTGTTCTTTGAGGAACGCGAATAACCATATCTTTTTCCATAATAGTACCCCTTATATTATTTCAGAACCAAGCGCTTTAATACAATTTTGACATAATGGAACTTCCGTTATAAATTCTATTAAACCATGTTGATCGCATAAAGCGCAAGTTCCTCGTTTAATAGAATCGTCTTTTTTAGATTCTGTTTTTGGTAAAATATTTTTATTTGAATTTATATCTTTATACCAATTATCATAGTAATCTTTTTCTGAATATGTGCGAATATAAGAAGAATTTGAATATTTTATTCCTTTACATTCTAAAAATGTTCCAAATAAAATATATTCTCTTTCTGGAGATAATATTGCTAATTTATTAAGAGAACCCAAATATTCAGATATTAAATCTCTCATTGGTTGAGAATGAAAAAGTCCTTCATATATAAAAGGATCGGATAAAATCTTTTTAACAAATTCTTGTGAATCTGATAAAATTGATTTAAATTCCGGTATGCAATTTCTTAATACCCCATTATGTGCAGCAACTGATCTGGTTGTTACACAATATGTATTTCTTAAATCCTCATCTTTATCTGATATAATAAACGGATGAGTATTTCCTTCATCTTTATTTCCATGTGTTGCAATTCTACAATGTAAAATAGCAACATCTTCAGGCTTTATATATTCTTCAACATCTTTCCAAAACTCATCAAATTTAAAATATCCTTTTTTGAGAATTGTACTACCATTATCTTTTGCCACAGCAAACCCCGCACCCTGCGGATTAGCGTCAAAACAATTTTCTAAATTGTCTTTATCTAATATTGCATTTTGGGGTTTAACAACAATAACACACATAATTACTCCTACAATATATATTATTTATTTTAATCTTCCTAATGATTGATATAGTTTAGTATTGTTTTTTTTAACGTAATCCATAAATACGTTCCATAAAAACCCTTTTCTTTTATTTGTAAAATCTAATATAAAAGATGATTTACTATGTAATTTAAAAAACTCTATTAAACTATTTGTGAATCTGATATAGTTCATAAATTTTTCATATTCAATATCTCCATTAAATACTCTAATTTCAATGGTATTTTTATTTTGAAGATTAATACAAGAATGCCGGTCTATTGCCTCTCTATTTCGTAATCCTCTTATAATGTTACCCGCTTCTATTCTATGACAAAATTCATCTACTTTATCTAAGTTTTTTCTATTACTAAATTCTATAATTTTATCAAAATAATTATAAAAAAATGTTAATAATTTATAAAGAAAATTATTTTCTCGTTCTTTTTTATTCATATCTTTAAATTGGTTTTTATCAATATGAATATGAATTCCACATAATTCATTACCATCTATATAAACATATTCTTCTAACCATTTTAATAATTCTCTAATAATAAATTCTTTTCTTATAAAATTATAGGTCATTGGATGTGTGACAATTTCAAATCCGTTGCCTATACTTCTATCAAATTTTAAATAGAATACATTATTAAATTCATTTGGAAATTTTTGAGATAATTTATGTGCCAAAGAACCTCTGTCCAATTTTTTAGAAGTAACTTCGATTTCTAATCCAAAAAACGGAGAATTTTTTAAATCTTTTATTGTACTTAAAAATTTTGGTTCCGGTTTATAATTATAATCATTTACAAAATGTTTAAATTTACAATTGTTACACAATATATGACCATCTACTTTTTCATATTTATCTCGTTTACTAAAATAGCCACACAATTCACATTTATCAAATAAACTATTTGAACATGGAACACAATATAAATCACCATCTATTTCGCGTATATAACTGCGTAAAATAATTTTTTTACAATTACTACATATTCTGGTTTCAACTACGGCACAATCTTTACAAAGATTTACATTTTTTATATTTGTACTGCCGTAAACTTTTATTGTATTTTCTGTATAGAAATATGATTTACATGCATCGCATCTTGTAATGTTATCGGAAGTTTTTATGCAATCGGTACACCATAATTCATATTCTTTTATCAATCTTTTAGATTTAAAAACTTTACATAACTTTTCTGAAAAAATATATTTTCCACATTTATCGCATTTATGATAATAATTATCAAAACAATTTTCACATATATATTCGCCTATTTTGGAATGGGCTTTTTCCATATATTTTTCTTCATATGTATTACCACAATGCGGACATTTTATAACTTTAAGAGTAGTAATACATTTACTACATACTTGTTTGGTTGTTTTTTTATTAAAATGAACCGTTGTTGCTTGCCTTTTAAATTTAAATTTTCCACAACAATCACATTTATAATAATGTATATCAAAACAAGTTTTACAATAATTACCACTCGGTCTTTTTATTATTTCGGATTCTTCAAAATTCTTTTCACATGAAACACATTTTATCATTTCTTTCTCCTTAATATTCTATAACATTAAATTTTACTATATTCTTTTTTAAATCTTCATCATAATAATTATAGTATGTTATAGGATAATTTTCTAACTCTGTCATACCATACTGTAATTTATATGAACAATTATCTATAAATTCTATTAAAGTAATATTATATATTTTTGCATTGGATGCAATATATGCTTTAGCAATATCTTTAATAATGCTTGATAGATTATAATCTCCAATTTCTTCATTGGTTTTATCTAAAATATCTTGATAAATATGAAATCTTACATAACCAATATATTTTTTAACTTCTGTGGTTGTCATAATTTTTTATTTATGTATTTTTTTATTTTCTGTTATTACTCTTTTCATTTTTACATTTAAGATAGTATTTCTTGTTTTATATGTACATAATGCATTTATACCATCATGAGAATTAAAATTATGAATATAACCATTTATATCTGAAAACAAAAATCTAAAATTTAAAAATATAAGTCTAATTTTCTTAAAAATATCTCTTATATATAAAATATCGTCATCTGACCCACAATATGAGTATTTTTTTGCTAAATTTACTGTTTCAATTAAATATTGTTCCATATTTTTATAATCAACATCTTTTAAAGATTTTCCTGTTCTAAATAAGAAAAATCTTGCAAGTAATAATGCAAATGAAATTAATGCGGTATGCCGAAACCAATCATTTTCAAAAACAAAAACTAATCCACGTGTAATTTCTGTATCCGAATGTTTTATAACTAATTTTTTTATTTTTGGTATTTTTATTCTACATAATTTTGAACATTCTTTTAAAATAGAAGAAATTGCAAAAATAGCAGATTCTTCATTTTCTTGTTTTGTAGAATTTATACCAATTGATATTTGCAATTCTTGTTTATTTTTTTCTAAAAAACGTCTTATATTGTCGGAAGTATATTCTCGACATGTGGTTAAATAATCAATACTTTTCTTATCTTTACTAATTATAAAAAAAGTTGGCAGAGTATTTTTATTTAAACGACCGCGTTGATCCTTAAAATAAATTTGCATAATATTTTCCTTTTTAAAAGGGCGTTGTTTCTTCTTTAATAACTATTTGTTTTTTTAATCTTGTATATACCATCGTAGAAACTTTATGACCATCATCATCATTAGTTTCTATTGTAAAATATACTAATGGATAATCATGTATTACAATTTTATTATTTTGTTCAATAAAAGAACAATATTTAAAAAAATCAAGAAAAGATATTTCTGATTTTGCCCCATCAACATTTGAATTATATAATGAAATTAGGGATAATAAAATATCCGAAAAAATTTTACCTTTCAAAACAATATTTGGATACATTGTATTTAATTCAAAATATACTTTACTCCGAATTTTGTTTATTCGCTTAATTAACTTTTTCTTTTTACTCATATTATTTTGACTCAAAAAAGTTTTTAATTAGAGGAAAATCATTTAATTCTTCAGGATGCCACTGTACTGCCAAAATATTTTTAAATTTAATTGCTTCTACAAGAAATTCATTTTTATCATAGGGCGCAATGGCAATTATTTTTGTATCAGAATATGTTTTTGGTATTATAAACCCCTGATGATGCATTGAATTTACAGCAATTCTTTTTATATGTGATTTATCACAAGAATTATTGAAATTAAAAATAATTTTTGTTAAATCTGATTTTTCAAAATTAATATTATTTATACTTGAATATAATTCTTTTTCATCAATAAATATAAAATGAATGGGTATATTTCTATCCACATCTGTATTTGTTGGATGATTTTTTAAATCCTGAATATATTCTCCTTTTAATTCTCCTAATGCAAATAATTCAAGACAAATGAGTTGAAATCCTCTACAGATTCCAAATATCTTTTTATCATTTTTTAAAAAATATTCTATTAAATTTCTTTCAAATGAATCTCTTGTTGGTGAAACACCTGAAGAATCAATATTATTAAAACCATAATAAATAGGATCAATATCTATTCCGCCAGATAATAATAATCCATCACATTCTTTTAATAAATCCTCTATAAATTTATTTTGTGGAATGAATACCGGTGTTAATCCCGCACCAATTAAATAATCTATGTATGTGGTATTTATAAAATTTTGTGTTTTAGACCCACATAATGGCACTGCTATTTTCATGATTGCCCCCTTATCTTTTTAAATTTTTCATATTCATTTTTAAATATAGAATATCCTTTTCCAAAAGCTCGTATTCCTATATCGCCCATATCAAAATCATACTTATCATATTCTTGTGTACGAAATGTTTTATTACCAAGAATATATTTATAATTTTTTAAAATTAATTCAGCATTTTCAAAATCATATTTATAAGTCGAACTAATTTCGCCGGTAGTATCGTGTCTTATAACCGATAAAAATTCCGATAACATAATTGTTGTATTAGTCCATTTTTTATCTAAAATAAGATAAAAACAATGTTCAATGATTTCTTTTGAATTATCTTCATAAGAAGAATAAATATTTGTAAATTTTTTTAAAACAGTTTTCTTTAAACCATATTTTGCTTCTAATTCGCGAACCGTTTTTAAATTTGGTTTATCGCAATAAAATGGAATAATTATAACTATTTTAAATTTTCTGTCCTCGCATTTATTAATAATTTCATAGCATAATTCTTCCCTGCAAGTAAAAAAAGCCCAATTTATCACATGCATTAGATTTTTATTTATCTTATCCTTTTCCGCAATTCCAAACCACATTTCTTCATTTTCAGGATTATCAAAACTATATTTCATTTGTAATTCCATATATTATTCCAATTCCTCTAAATTTTGTTTTTTTATTAATTCTTCGTCATATTTTTTTAAAACAAAATATGGAAAATAAAAACGATTATATTTACCGTCTTCTAATAAAATTCCAGTATTATAAATGCCGGTTATTTTACAAACCTTTCCAACTATTTCATCCATATAAGATGGCCATAAATTTTCCCAACCATTTTCATATTTAAATGCTTTTCTGGTTACAATAACCATATCATTTATTTTTAAACCGCATTTATTTTGTTCGCTTAAATAACTCATTTTATTCTTCTTTTAATACGGGATGATACATATATTTTCTTAATGCTTCATTTGGAACGTCAAATAATATTTTATTATTGTTTTCAAAATAATTATCAAATAAATAATCAAAACCATTTGCAAATAATTCTGCGGTATATGAACTATTTATAGATAAGGCGGTATTTATTTCTAATAAATATGAAATATTATTTTCATCAATTATAATATCTGCACCACCAAAATCTAATCCAACCATATTCATGGCTTGTATTGCCAATAATCCTGATTTTCTTGGCCAATCTTTCCAACGAATATTTTCAAATGTAGAACCTTGGATATGATTCCATGCAATGGATTCTTTATCTTCTGCTATCTTTTCACTTATAGCCAATATTCTATTGGACATAATATAAACCCTAATTTCCCTTACTTTTTTAATATATTCAGAAATATAAAATTTATCCAAAGTATTAAACCTTCGTAATTCATCCATTGTATTAATAAAAAATAAATTAAAACCCCCAAAATGATGAAGAGGTCTAATAATTACTGGAAATTTATCTACCTCATTTCTTTGTGTACAATACCATGTTTTTGGACAAGATAATTCATTTTCTACACACATTTTTCTAAATTTATATTTATTGGACGCCGTAATAATGGCATCAGATTCATTAATTGTGATTCCTTTACATGGGTATTCTTGTACATTTCCAAATCTAACTAAAATATCCGGATTTTTGATTCGTCTGCTACCATTTGAAATAAAAATTTCATTGACTAAATTTTCAGAAACACTATTAATGGTTTCTTTAGAAAATCCTCTATTTCTTAAAAATAAAATCATATAGAATACCTTAATTTCATTTTAATTTCCATTCTTTTTCAAATTCAAATTCTTTATTTAAAACATTATTTAAAGAATTTTTGGTTATATCACTTAAATATTCATAAACCACATGATTAATTATAGTTAATGCTGATATTTTATCGCCATCATTTATAATGCGACAAATCTCGTTTTGCCCTTTACATTCCTCTATTAATTGATTGTCTTTTTTATCTTTAACAATTTCAAGACAATCTCCAACCATATTATAAATTAACTCTACTAATTTTGGAGATTTTAACCAAAAATTAGATAATACCCTATATTCTATACCATAATCTGTAGGTCTATGACATCCTGCTTTACCATAAAGTTTTTTTCTATCCATAGATTCTTTTGAAGAATCTAAAATAATAGATGAAATTCCTAAAATACAATCCATAGTTCTCACAGTTTGTATTTTTCCTTCCATTTCCAATAAAAAAGGATATTCATCTAAATTTCCAACATGAACATGGGCTCCACAGCTTCTTAAATTTGTAGTTGGTTTGGAGGGCATGTTCATACTTATTGTCCAAGCATTAAAATCCGGATCACATCCAAACTTTTTTGCTTCTTCATGGAATAAATATTTTTTCTCAAAAACATGTGAAGATTTTGGTATAATAGAAAATCCATTTGGAATATTTTTTAATACCTCTTTATAAGTATTTTCAATATTACAAATAAATTCCTTTAAATCAATCGCAGGTTGGGTTGCAAATTCTAATGCCACATTATCAAACGATAACTTCGATCCATTATTGAGATTCTGTGGATTGTGTTTTGTCCCCGCAATATAAGGAATTGCTGAAACTATTTTTTTACCATCATGTAAAAAAAACTCAGGGTCTGTTCCTATTGTAAATCTCATTTTACCTCCAAAATATCCTATATCTTTCCTTCCCATACTATTTTACCATTTTCCCCATGTAATCTCCATATCTTACCATCAAAAGAAGGAACCAATCCCTTCTCCCGTAATTTTATTGCAGAAGAAAAATCATATTTATATTTAATATTGAAAAATGATGAAATATAAACCCAGACAGAATCCCTGACAGAAACCCTGACATAATCCTCGACAGAATCCATGATAGAATCCCCGACAGAATCCCTGATAGAATCCCTGACAGAATACCAGACAGAATCCCTGATAGAATCCCTGACATAATCCTCGACAGAAACCCTGATAGAATCCCTGACAGAATCCATGATAGAATCCCTGATAGAATCCCTGACAGAATCCATGATAGAATCCCCGACAGAATCCCTGATAGAATACCCGATAGAAGTCCTAACAGAATTCCATTTCTTCAATAATTTAATATCCCCTTCAGATATTAAATTATTATGTAAATTAAATGGGTTGATTATAGGTTTTATTATTAACTCTGGTACAATAGTTTTGAAATCTAAAGATTTACAAAACTTTTCTATTTTCTTAGAATCATCCACAGTATTTAATTGGTCAATAATAAATTTCTTTGTCAGTGGATTGTATTCATATTTATTAAGTTTATCCTCTTTCTCCCCTTTAAATCCATAGTAATCTGCTATGGAGGTATGGGAGTCTGTCTCATATTTTAACTTACCTTTCATTATTTTCTTTCTGATAACAGAATCAAAATAATAAGGTTTATTACCATCCGATACTAAACTAAAAAAGTTACACATTATTTACTCCTTAATTTAATTATTTATTTGATAAATATGTTAGGACAATCTAAATTTTCCGTCTTTTCTTAATTGATTCCACCAATCAGATGGCATAGAAAGACTTTGAATAGATTCTCGTTTTATTTCTTTTATATCTCCCATTTTACCACAACATTTACACATTTCTTGATTATAAGAAACTTTATCTGCCGCAGACCTTATACCTTTGCCCGGCCATTTATATTGACATATAGAAACTATATTATATGTATGACCAAATCTTTGACATTTTTGATCCGGATTATACCATTCTTTAAATATTCTAATTATTTTATTAAAAAAGTGAATCTTTTTTGTCTTTAGTACATTATTCATAATTTACTCCTTAGATAATTCTTTACCAATTAGGAAATTTTAATTGTTCTTGCCACATTTCAACAGTACAACATTTTTTACTAACTAATTCTCCAAAACATGTTAAATCCGATCTTATATAAACCTCATTATGTTTTGTAAAACAGTTTATTAATGGATTTGTAATTAAAGATAATGTGCCTTTTTTACTATATTCTTTTAAATAATCGCGCAATCTAAATGCAACCATTAAATTACATTTATTATCAAATAATTTATTTTGAGATATTTTTTGCATTTGCCGAATCATTTCAATTTTAAAATTAAATATGGTTTTATTAAAGGTTTCATAGTCTTCAATATGGAGAACCCAATAAGTTTCTCCGTTCATTTTTAATTTTAAAAAATTATATCCTGTCATTATTTAATATTAATTTTTAGTTCAAACATAATTATTTTTTTAATTTTCTCGTGGCTTTTGAGTAATTAAAGAATGTTTCCCATACTTCTATATGAAAATCTTTTGGTAATTCTTTAACCATATTTTCTATTGCATGTTTTTGACCTAAAACTTTACAATCAGAATCTTTTGGATTCTGATATGCTGTTCCAACCGCCCATGGTTTTTCTTCTGAAACATCTACCATAAATAAATTTGCAGTTGTTTTTCTTACCATTTTATCTCCAAATTTAGCAGGAACCTTTGTCGAATGAAATTTTAAATACATCATAATTTACTCCTTGTTTGAATTGTTTATTTGATAAACTTATTTAAAATATTTTTATAAAATAGAACGTCTGAATCACGTGAAGTTGAATGAGATATTCCTACTAATTGAATTTTTTTATTTACATATTTTTTATAATATTTAAATTTTATAGATAAATTTATTTTTGCTTGTAATGATTTTTCATCATGAAATATAAAATATCTTTGATAAATTTCCTTTTCAACATAATCTTTACAATTAATTGTAAATTTTCTTCCAACCATTACAGTTTTTGCTTCATAATCCATCCAAAACTTATTTAAGCAATATTCTATTATAGGAAGACCAAGATAAATTGTTTTACTTATTTTTCTATTTGTTCCAAAATCATAAATCTTACATTTCATTCCCAATGCTAACCACATAAGTAAATTGTTATCCAAATCGGAAAATAATTTATACCAATTTTTACGTTCAAGTGTGGTTGATTGAATTCTAATAAAATTTATTTTATTCTTTGGTATATGCGGTATTTGTTCTATACCGTTTGTAAGATTAATAAAATATTTAACCATTATTTAATTTCTATTTTATATTTTTTCATAATATCATTTATATTTTTTTTAATTCGTATTGAATCTGATTTTTTAATGGTTAAAAAATCATCATATAATCCAAATTTATTTCGTGTCATTTTTGTTAAAGTGGTTAATTTTGGTTCACTTTCTTCTAAACAAAACTGTTCATTACCAGATTCTCCGGTAAATTTATTTTTATTTGATTTTAATTTCTTAATTATTTTTAATCTTGGAAAAACCAATAAAATAGGTGGATTTAATAATCGTTTTATTTCCTCTTTTCTATTAATTTTATGAGAGGTATCTGGATATTTATCTTCTATAATAGATTGTAACATTTTACAGCATTCTTTAGATAAATCATGTTGGTTTAGATTATCTCTTTCCTGTTCAACCATTATAACTCTTTTCTAATAATATTAGATTTTCAAACTCTTTAAGCAACTTTTCTGTTATTTTTCCAGCAAAGATTAAATCACGAATTTCTTCCATTCGTTTTTGAATTTCTTCTAAAGATTTCATATGTTTACTTTGGTGGCGATAAATCCTTCATTATATCCTTCATTATATCCGTCATTATAGGCCTCTGCAATTACTGCCATAAAGGATATTAATAAATCGTCTTCCTTGTGTTCAAATGTATCATCCATTTGATTTTTAAGTTTAATTGCAATATTTGCTCTTCTTGCAACTTCTTCAATACTTAATTTCATTTTTATTTCCTTTTGTTATCAATAATTATAAATAATATTCAAATATAGAATGTTTTATTAAATAAAGAAATAAAATAATAACAAATGTTCCAAATATAGGTAAAAATATTTATTCATATTATTTAATATTGACTGGAAAAATATTTACCTCTACGAAATACCTTTGAATTATAAATACATTTTATCCTACAACCAATTATTTTTTCGTAACCTATTTCTATGCCAGATATTAGAACATATCTTTTGGCCCTTTCTTCCGGAGTACTATGTGGCATAATTTTATCAATTAAAGCATGGGCTTTATCAATTCCAGAATCGTCATCACCAAAATTGTAGACCCGCCCTAATAATATGTCTATTAATATCAAATCTGTTTCTTGTCCGAGCATGATATATGTTCCTTTCCTTTTGTTATCAATTTCCTTGTGCGTTGAAGAGGATTTGAACCTGCTTTGATGATTAAACGGATTTACAGTCCGCTCCCTTACCAATCGGGCTATCAACGCATTTTGTTAAAGTCTCGGTATAGAATCAAACTATACATTATTATTTTTTAATAAAAATAATTTGTTAATTTTGTTGTGAATCACTTGGGTATAGCCCAAGAGTTGCTCAAATAGGAGTAAATCATACAGACATAACCGCTTGGATATAACACAAAAATTAGATTATTTTTAAATAATTTTTCTATCATTGAAATACGAAACTTTAACACGAAAAACACACACATAATATCTTTAATTATATAATATTATTTTAGTATATTAAATAATTAAATTTTTAACTCAAATTAAGTTTTTTCACTTTCCACTCCTTTATTGTTCGTTTACCCATTCAATTACTTTATTTTTTATTGTTAATAATAGTTTATCTTCCATTGTGCGAATAGACGCCCAATAAATATAAGGTATTCCTATATAATATTTATAATTTATTGACAATTTTTCATTTATAAAACCATCAATATCCAAATTATTAAAATATCCATCTGGGCAAGATAAAAATAAAATAACAAATGGATTTTTTGATACTACCCCTAAAAGATTTTTATATAAGATTCCTTTTATATTAGAATCAAAGCATCCATCATATTTTATAATTAAATTATTTTCTTTATATCCATTAACCCAATATTTAAAAATATTATCAGAGTATAGTGTTTCTTTTTTAAACTCTTCTAATATTTTTAAATCATGATCGTTTAATCCACAATATTCTTTATATTCTTCTTTTGTTGGTCTTGACAATGGGTTTGTATAATAAACAATTTTAATATTCTTAATATAAAAATTATCTGCTAAATTTTTAGCAATTTTGATCCATAAATAATAATATTGTGGTTTTTTATAAATCATAGCAGGAGGTGTTCTATATTCAAATCCCCAGTTTTTTCTTTCTGAAGATGATAATCTTCTATATTGACCTCTTTTTTCTCCACTTTTATCTATTGTATAAAATCCAATATAAAAATCCAATATTTTAACAAATTCATCATTACGTCCCACATTTCCAAAATGTATATGACCCCCAAGAGCAACATAATTACCGGCCACAGATATACCCTGTACTTGTTTTGATGCTTCTGTTATTAATCCCTTTAAATTTTTAACGGCACTTTTTATAGTTGTGGCATATTTTGGTCTAAATTCTCCGGTACATGCTGCCCCATCACATCCAATTTCTCTATCAGAACCAGTATTAAATACTGTGTTGGCCGGAACAAATTCATCATTTTCAATAATTTCAAATTCCGGATCAGCACCAATCGTAATTACTTTCTTTATTTTAATACGTTTTTTATTTTTTGAAAAAGCATCGTTCATAAAACTAATAAGAAATTCTACACCATCGACACTATGGGTATAATCTTTTAAAAACAATATATTTTTTACACCAAAAAATTCTTTGAAATAATAACCCAATTTAATTGTAAAATTCTCTCCTCTACTAAGTATATAGCAAGTATTAAAAGATTGATTATTATTTTGAATATATCTACCTAAAGCATTAAAAATTGGTCCCTCATCAAGACAAGATGAGGAAATAAGTTTATCATATTTTTTAATTAAATTTTCATCATTTAAAATAATTTCTTTATAATCTAATTTTTTTAATAAATCAGGTGAAATACATTTATCTGAATATAAATATATTGTATTATTTTTAAATATAACAGTGATGCCTGAATGAGCATAAATATTTTCAAATCCATAGTATACTGGAGGATTATTAATTTTATCTAAAAATATGGATGTGGATTCTGTGGGATATATATCTTTCATTCCATTTCCTCTATATCTTGAAGTTTTTTTAATTCATCATTTATAAATGTGTACATTGGAATATTTTTTAATAATGCTCCATATTTTGAAGCCAAACAAATATGTTTTGTTGTAGTTTGTGATATTCTATCTTTTCCAATATAAGGAAAAACAAACTTTATTCCCCACGCCGTATATCCTATTTTTAATTTAAAAGAATATAAATTTTTACCATCGGTGGAAATATTTTTACCAATTGCGGGAACATTGGATGACCAACATACCACAACCAAATTATTATCTAATGTTTTCATATTTCTTTACAATTTAATATTAAATTCATTACTTCCATAATGAATTACCGTTTTTGAAAAATTCATTTAAAATCCTATTTACAATTTTTACAATAAAAAAGGGCGAATCTCAGAATATTTCTATTCTAAAACTCGCCCTGTGGTACACTTGGAGGATGTACTAAATTCCCAAATGTTTTACGTTGCGAAAAGAAATTTTTTAAAAATACTTTATCCTATATCTTACCTTCCCATACTATTTTACCATTTTCTCCATGCAACCTCCATGTTTTACCATCAAAAGAAGGAACTAACCCCTTCTCCCATAATTTTATTACAGGAGAAAAATCATATTTATATTTAATATTAAAAAATGATGAAATATAAGCCAAGACAGAATCCCAGACAGAATCCCTGACAGAATCCCTGACAGAAACCCAGACAGAATTCCTGACAGAAACCCTGACAGAATCCCCGACAGAAACCCTGACAGAAACCCTGACAGAAGCCCTGACAGAATTCCTGACAGAAACCCAGACAGAATCCCTGACAGAATCCCAGACAGAATCCCAGACAGAATCCCTGACAGAATCCCCGACAGAAACCCACTCTTTTAATAATTTAATATCTTCTTCAGATATTAAATTATTATGTAAATTAAACGGGTTTATGATAGGTTTTATTATTAACTCTGGTACAATAGTTGTAAAATCTAAATTATCACAAAATTCTTTAATTTGTTTTGAATCATCCACAGTATTTAATTGGTCAATAATAAATACTTTGGTAAGAGGATTATACTCATATTTATTTAATGAATCCTCTTTCTTCCCTTTAAATCCATAGTAATCTGCTATGGATGTGTGGGAATCTTTCTCATATTTTAACTTACCTTTTATTATTTTCTTTCTGATAATAGAATCAAAGTAATAAGGTTTCTTTCCATCCGATACCAAACTAAAAAAGTTACACATTATGCTCTCCTTAATTCATTGTCTATTAAAGAAACTACAATTTTCCTGCTTCCACTTCCACCAGTTTCAGTAATATCTCGTATTTTACACAATAATTGTTTTAAATCCGTCACCTGTTTTATAAGTGGATTTTCTTTATCTATTAATGTCCGCAATTCTTTTAGCATTTTTAACCGATGCATTTTACCCAGTTCGCTTACCGGTTCATATTCTTCAAAAAATTTAATATCTTGAAGAATTTTCAATTGAGATTTTTCCATACTTACCTCTCTTTACTTTTAAAAAAGTTTTGATTTGTAATTCTCATATTCTATTTTTATTCCGCCCTGAGAAATTGCGGGTTATTTAATGAATTATATCTTTATTATTTTAATAAATTTATAATTATTATCGGTATCCGCCACCAACAATTCTAAACCAAAAGGTTTTAATAGTTCATCTATATCCTCAAACAAATCTAATGAGGGATAAATTTCCATATCAATAGCCATAAATGGCCAATATTTTACCTTACCAGCTTCTTTATATGTTATTTTTTTCATTATAAATAATACCCGCTTTCAAATTTTAATGAATTATATTATATTTATCTTTTATTTTGCACATATTAATAATAATTTTATAGAATTTTTTATATCTATCAGTACCCAAATAATTATTGCTCTTAAAAACTATTTTGCCCACGGAGTCACAGCAATATCCCAAACATGTTTCACTTCTCCATATTCTCGGGATTCTACAACATTTTTTTCTATTATTAAAAAATCCAAATGTTTTTGTAAATTTATATTTCTTTTTTAAATATAAAAGTCGTTCCTTGTCTTCAAAGAAATATGAATTGATATTAAAATACCCATTTCGCTCACCACATTTAGAACAACATCCACATTGTTTGGATTTAAAACTTTCGCATTTATTATGAGTTTTGTTTAAAAGTTCTTTTTTGATGAAAGTATATTTATACTCACTTTCATGTTTTTTGCTCAAAGGATATTCAAAATCTATATCACATCCATTATCATCTTCATAAATATAACGATATTTTATTGGGGCACAAATACAATCCGAACAATATTTTTTATTTATCGAATCAAAAATATTACCTATTTTTTTAGATAATAAATTTAATTCTTTTAAATCTTCTGGTTCTATTTTTATTAATTTATCCATACATACTCCAAATATTTTTAAATTGTTGGGATAATTAGACTCGAACTAATGACCTCCCGCTTATAAGGCGGATGCTCTACCACTGAGCTATATCCCAATTTGAGAATTATTTCTTTTCTTTTAATGATTCGATCATTTCGTCCAATTTTAAATTGGTCATTTCCAACATTTTGTCTGAAATTTTTTGGATTTTTTTATTATTTACAATCTTGGGCAAGACATAGATTATTTCTGCTTCCTTTGTTGATGGAATCATAGCCCCAATTATTATACTAATAATTCCAATTACTAATATAATTTTTGAAGGTTTTTTACCAACACCATCAGACAACTGAACAAACAACCATACAACAAATATAATTACGGATATTACGCCAGTAGCCAAAAAAAGTCCAGATAGAACATCCAATTTTTGCCACAAATAAATTTGAAACCAAGTCATTTTTTCCTTCCTTCTCTAATTTTATTTATTGCGTTTGTAAAGGCTTTTTTCTTATCCGCCTTTATTTTCTTTTTAAGAAATTTACGAGCCTTTCTTTCCATTTTTACCTTATCGGATACCACCTTTTTAGGTAATTCCGGTAAAGTATATGGAATAAATTTCTCGTGATTGTGTTCTACTTCTCCCATAATTTCCTCCAAGTTATTTGTGTTTTAATTCTAAAACTCGCCCCTTATCCTATATCTTCCCTTTCCATACTATTTTACCATTTTCCCCATGTAATCTCCATATCTTACCATCAAAAGAAGGAACCAATCCCTTCTCCCATAATTTTATTGCAGAAGAAAAATCATATTTATATTTAATATTGAAAAATGATGAAATATAAACCCAGACAGAATCCCTGACAGAAACCCAGACAGAATTCCTGACAGAATCCCTGACAGAATCCCAGACAGAATCCCTGACAGAATCCCAGACAGAATCCCTGACAGAATCCCAGACAGAATCCCACTCTTTTAATAATTTAATATCCTGCTTGGTAACTTCCAATGTTTTAATATCTTTAAATGGGTTGACAATCGGTTTTATTATTAACTCTGGTACAATGGTTGTAAAATCTAAATTATCACAAAATTCTTTAATTTGTTTTGAATCATCCACTGTATTTAATTGGTCAATAATAAATACCTTTATTAGAGGATTATACTCATATTTATTTAATGAATCCTCTTTCTTCCCTTTAAATCCATAGTAATCTGCTATGGAGGTATGGGAGTCCTGTTCATATTTTAACTCACCTTTTATTATTTTCTTTCTGATAACAGAATCAAAATAATAAGGTTTCTTACCATCCGATACCAAACTAAAAAAGTTACACATTATTTCCTCCAAGTTATTTGTTTTTTAATATTCCATCAAGAATTTCTTTCATTTCTTTTTTAAAAATATATACACCCGTTTTAAACAGTATTTTTTCATATGCATATATTTTCTGTTTTTGTGTTAAACTTCCAAATTTTTCACAAAGATTATTTTTACTATGTAATGGGCATTTTCCATGCTTGCATTCACGCACAGAATATACTCTACAAAAACCAGAAACATCTTCTGGTAATTCGTTGCCAAATTCTCGATCTTTTTTTGCGGGCATTTTTCTATTTATATTAATTGCCCTTAAAACCTTTAATCTTTTATACCTTTTAAACCACATAATTTTCTTACATTCTCTTTTTTTGTTGTTTTGTATGTTTTGCCCATGCAATTATTGTTAATGAAAAACCAAGAAATATCCAAAATAGAACAGCACCAAAATTATCTATTCCTTTTAAATATTTTATATAAGAAGCGATTCCCAATCCATATAAAGGTATAGAACCCAATAAATAACCAATTCCTTTCATACGTCCTCCATTATTATAATTACGAAGAGCATCTAATTGTTTTTCTGTTAAAACAATTCTATCTCCTTCATTATATTCATATCTTTGTCCGCATTTGGGGCATTCATTATTACTATAAGATTCATAATGGTTTGGATTAATCCATCCTTTTTTCATGGAAGATAGTCTTCCATAATTAGCCCCACATATAATACAAAATGGACCCATTTCTTTATAAGTTACACCATTTATTATTTTATTACTCATACATCCTCCATTATTTCATTCAATTTATTAATATCTTCCAAAGATAAATCATAATCGGTTAAACCAATTTCAACCAATTTATTACCATTGAATATTAATTCATCTGGTAATTCTTTATACGAATGACCAATTTCAATAACCAAATATTGTTTTAAATAAACTTTATTAATCTTGAAATCTTTATCAAGAATATATTTTTCAACAATATTTTTAATTATTTCATTCATAATAGATTAAAAAAATAGGATAAAACTACCAATTATTTATTGATAATTCTATCCATATTTTTATTATTAATAAAGCCAGATATTTCCCAAGAATTTTGTTTATTTTTTCTATAAACCCTTATTCCACCAGTTTCTTTTACATACATAAAATAACCCAATAAAGTGTTTTTAAAACTGGTTTTTCCAGTTAAATATGTTAATTCCATAGGATCAAGCATTTATTTTCCTTTAATAAAATTATTATATAAATATTCATATAGCCAGTGGAGCCCACACCAAATCGCCGAATTGAGAATCCAGATTTTTGCCGTTGATTCCGTTTCTAAAAAGATTGCAATAACACAACACGTTAAATATGCCATATGTAAAAAACCACTAAAATATTTCATATTATTTCCTCGATAATTTAATTATATCACTTGAACATAATTTTTTAATCTTGGGAACAGTCATCGAAAAAAGATTTTTCCTCAATGTACTATTATTAACCCCCAATGAAGATGCATAATTACAACATCTTTCAATTGCTTTCCGTTTTTCATTTTCCATAAATTTAGTCATATATCCTCCAAAGTTTTATATTATTCCTTTAATTAAAACATCGTAACATAATAAAATTGAAAACGATTCAACTTTTTATAATTAGTAAGTGGTTACTTTAAATTTGCATATGCTACATAAATTTCGCCATCTTACTAACATTTCAAATAAGCCTTAGCCCCCTAATTGGATTCAATCCACGTTTTAGAACGGTTAGGGGTAATATAAAGGGATTAAACTTTACATATAATCTCCTTGGTTATTATTTAATTTCAAAAAACTTTCTGGGGCGCGGGAGATATTCCGGTTATTTTTGGCTTTTTCTTTTTCTTGATCGTTACCGGAAACGGCGCCCGTATTACATACCATGGATTTTTTTGCACGGGCATTTCATGATCGAACTCCACAGGCGCCCCATATTCTTAATTCAAATTTATTGCCATATCTATATCCATTACAGATATATAATACATTTTATAAAATTTACAAAGTAAACCAAAATAGATTTTCATTACTCCCCCACAATTCTTTTAATACATTTATCTATATTTTTATCCATATAAAAGGTATCAAATTCAGTATTTCTTATTTCATCCGCTGTATTTGGAAATAAGAAATATAGTGCATTAAAAAATGCCTGCCCATCCCGTTGTTTATAAACGGTTTTATATTTAGTTTGTAATTCCTGGACTTTAATTAGTTCTTCATTGGTGAGTTTATTTTTCATCTATTTTCAATATTTTTGGTTTTATTTCTTTACCGTCTTTTAAGACAATCTTTTCCAATATACAGTTATTGGAATACGATATAAATTTGTTGGAAATGTAACCGTTTAAAATCGTTTCTCCTAAATTACACGTTTCTCCTGTCTCCATGTCACTATTTGCACACGGACAATCTTCACAACTAAAGACTTTTTTCATAATATCCTCCTATTTAAAATAATTATAATAGTTTTTACCACTATTATTTTGGGATTTATTATCTATTTTATTATCTTTTAATTCAGTTTTAATATTCTCATGAGATTTTACACGAATTTCTTTTAAAAGATTCTTATTTGTACTATAAATCTGCTTGGTATTATTCATAAAATTACCCACTTTATTTATTAAACCTACTTATCAAAATTTTATATATCGCCACGGGGGATTTTGAATACTTTCTCGTCGTGAAAATCAAAACTTTAATAAATTAGGCACTTTTTAAAAAAGCATCAAAAAACAGTTAAAATTTGCCCCGTCCGCCGATCTGCGAGCGCGCGGACGGGAGGAAAAAATACCATCTTAATTATTAAAAAAGATCCCCGCCCCAAAATTCTTCATTCTTTTCGGGATCGGTAATATCCACAAAATCCGAAACATATGGATAAGGTGGTTCTGTACGTAATCCTGCCGCTTTTATTTTTTCAACGGCATCTTCAAAACTTTCGGCTTCCACTATTTCACTTTTATATTCAAGGGAAATTGTCCGATTAACGGTGTACCCAACTTCAAATTTCATTTTATCCTCCAAGATAAAAAATTATATCTCTTTTGATATACCAGCAGATATTTATTCTGGTTTTACCATTTCAAATATTACTTATTAAATATTAATCAAACTATATTTTAAAAAACCTAAAAAACATTTCCATAAAAACACGATTTTCAAATGTATTACTTTATAAGTACTCTATTTATCAAATACTTATAAAGTAATATACTTAAATTTCAATAAACAAAACAAGGGCGGAAATTGAATTTCCGCCCTTGTGGTTTCCAGGTTGATCGGGCTTATTTTGTGACAGTCTGCAACACTTTGCGCAAAGTCGTGACCTCGTCGATTTCGGCAACTTTGGCCGTGTACTCGATAACATCCGCTTGCAAGTTTTCAATAACCCGTGCTTGATTTGTTTTAAGTTCGTCGATTTGAGCCTTGATAAATTCAGCACGTTTTACGTTGTCACTGAACCACTTGCCCGCATAAAGAATCAGCAAACCACGTGCAGTCATCGTTCCGGCCTTGATAGATTCGATTGACGTTTTAATTTTCTTGATTGTTGAAAGTAGCCCCTTGCGTTGACTATCTGAATAATCCGATTTCTTCAGATAGTCCTTAAGCAGGCCGGCGGCATAGGTTTCGGCATCAGCGGGGTCAATCATTCTCAGCGTTTCCAAAACGTTTAAGTCTTGCTTGCTTGCCCGTAACGCCAGGAATTTGTCAACCATTTCCATTGTTTTGGCTTTTTTCTGTTCTGCTGTCAATTCAGGTGTGCCAGCCTCAACCTTTGCTTTGTTTACTTCGTTTCCCATTTTGTACTCCTTTGTTTGTGTTTGTTTACTTGTTTTATACGTCTATTCACGGGATTAAATGGACATATTTAAAAAATTAATACAACGGTTTTAAAGCCGTTTAATAGTCCGATCAACTCGCAATTTCAATTTAGCGTTTTCCTAAAAACACTCAAAATCTTGCAACCCAGGTACCAGTCCGAAAACGTAAAATCCACTCGCAAGTTTTGTCGAAAACCTGACCGATCACACCTCGGGCGCAACGTAAAAAAGTCTAATAATCAAATAACGAGTGAAATTTACAGTACAGTGAACGACTATACAAGTAAAATCGTAAAGTGGCTAAATTTATGTTTATAAAGTGTTTTAAGTGAATGAGTTATATATGTAAAGTAACCCAGGTTGATAATGTATAAAGATAAATGGAAATGATAATAATGATTAAATAAATAAAGATTTGAAATTTTGAAATGAAGGGAAATAGCACTTTTCAGCCTCTACCCCCATCCACTCCCTACGTCTGAAATGTTTCTATTATATTATATTTTCTTAGTATCTGTTCACGCGTCTGAAATGTTTCTATTATATTTTCTTAGTATAACTCTATTATGTATTATCGTTTACTATATCAACCCAATATCTTTACTATTTAGTCCCTACATCTGAAATGTTCCTTATTATATATACCAATCCAAAATATCTTTATTATATTATACGTTTCAATATAATATAAATACCTATAATGTCTACTATATTACTTTATGGTATATACGACTCAAATGTCTTTAATATATTATTCTTAATATATATAATCACTTTTATTATCTACTATATTGCTTTTAAGACGTTTTATTTATATTGACATACATTATACATCTATATGTATTATAATCTTACTCCGTTAGGCACGCATTGGTCATTATTAAATATTTGTTGTTTAATGAAAGATTTCTCTTGACATTTGCATTAAAATGTTGTATATTATAAGCGTGTATTATGAAAGGATTAGATATGAAGACATTTGATTTAGGTAATGATTTAAGACTTGAGATTAAGAATGATAACATTATGTTTATTTCTAATGGACGTATATATGGTCAGATTACTAAAGACCCCCTTAAAGTTGGTAAGAAATATGATGGTGTTAATAATCAACTACCTTTAAAATATAGACCTACTAAGGATAGTTGGATTAATTGGGATAAACTCTATAATAAGGTTACTGAGAAATCTTATCAAGAATTAAGGGATGAAGCATTTAAAAGAAATATGGTTGAAATAGTTGAAGAAAAACCAAAAGAACCTTCTTCTTTTGAAATGTGGTTACCTCTTATAGCGGTTGGTGTTGGTTTAATTATTATGATGCTGTTATAATTTAAGGAAAATATGAGATTGGATATTCAAAAACTTAGAAAAGACATGGAAGAATATTCTAAAAAAATTACTTCTTCTGTGGCGGCATCAAGAGAATTTTTGGTTAAAACTGGTATTTTTAATGCAGAAGGACTTCTTCAAGAACCTTATAAAAATTTAAATAAAGGAGAATAATGAATATAATATTTATAATTTGTATGTTTCTTTGGTGTTTAAGTAGAGGTGCTACTGAGGGTTATAAATGGTTGCATGATAATAAATGGATGCATAGAAATAAACTTATCAGTCCTATTTATCATAAAGGATACCATGCCGTGATGGATTATCATGCGTGGAGAACATTGGAAGCATTATCTATATTCGGTATGTTACTTACATATAACAATATCTTTGTTTTAATTGGTAGTTATATGTTTGGAATTTATACTATATATGAACGCGCATTAAATTATGTATGTTATTTTGGACGCATGCTTGCTAAGAAACCAATTTGGAATTGTTTGTGGTTTAAAATTGAACAATCATTATATCGAGAAATGGCGATTGCTTTGATGGGATTAGGAATAATGATATATGGCATGTTTAAATAATTTTTATTGAAAGATTTATAAAATGAAACAAACTGATTTGTCTTATAAAATTCTTAGATATATTGGGTGGTTATTTACATCACCTGCGTTTATTTTAATATATTTAATTGGTCTTTTTATTGGTATAATCATAGGTTTAGTGGTATTTTCTATTATGATTATATTTTATATGATTTTATTGTTTTTATTCATAATAGAATGTTTGAAAGGAGATGTCACCTAACGGTATGGTAACGGTCTTGAAAATCGTCGGGCTAAATGCCCGTGTAGGTTCGATTCCTATCATCTCCGCTGCCGTCATAACTCAATTTGGTAGAGTGATTGCTTTCCAAGCAAATGGTTCTGGGTTCAAATCCGAGTGACGGCTCAAGTGTAAAAAGTAAAGGAAAACGATGGATGATTTTTTTGTAAACTTAACTTCAGATGAATTAAAGATTATTTTAGAATCTTTAATATTTTCTGCGTGTACCGATGCATGTGCTAAATGGAATAGTGACGATGTTCAAAGTATGTTAGAATTAGCACAAAAATTACGTTCTAATTTATCAAATGAATTTTCTTTTGATAATATCTATATATCAGATTCTTCATATTATGACGATGATGATATGGTTAGAAAGGTGCGTTCATTGGGGGTAAAAACCAACGATTGACGCATCACAGATATATGGAATAGATAAAGAATGTGTTGATTTATGTAATGCAATGAATAAATTCGATGGTATTGAAACCGTTGAATCTTGTTGTGGTCATAATAAAACATCTTATAGAATATATTTTCTTGCGCGAGATTTAGAATGTTTACCAAGATTGCTTTATTGGTTTGATACATGTCATACTGGTATAAGAGGATGGAGAGTAATAGTATATACAGATTGTTCGATGTGCCCTGTTCATTTTTGTTTAGAGGGTACTATTGGCGAACAATCATATATAGAATCAAAAGAAATTGCAAATAAAATGGAAGAATATTTGAAAAATGAAAACAATTAATAATATAAAACAAGATGGTTGGGAATCCGCTATAAACTCTATTGTATGTGCAGATTGTTTTGATTTACTTGGTCTTATTCCAGATAAATCTATTGATTGTGTTTTAATGGACCCGCCATATGGCGTAAATTTAGGTAAAAATAGTAAATTTAAATATGATAAATTTGAAGATACTCCTGAAAATGTAATTAAATTAGTAAATAATATTTTAAAAGAATGTTTTAGAGTAAGTGATTTGGTAGTAATGACGCCCGGAAATACTAATTTATTTGAATACCCAAAGCCGACGCATGTCGGTAGTTTATTTTTCCCACATGGTACGGGCATGAATAATTGGGGATTTACATGTTGGCAACCTATTTATTTTTATGGTAACGACCCATATCTTGAAAAAAGAATGGGCAGCAGACCAGATAGTTTGTGTATTACAGATATACCCCAAAAAAATGGTCATCCATGCCCAAAAGGTATTAAACAATGGCAATGGCTGGTTAAACGAACATCCTTTCAAAATCAATTAATTTTAGACCCATTTATGGGTTCTTGGACTACCGCAGTTGCTTGTAAATCATTAAATAGAAATTTTATTGGTTGTGATATATCAGAAGAATATTGTAAAATTGGAGAAAAACGATTAAAATCTGTATTTGAAATAAAAGAAAATAATAAAAATGAAACAATAATCTAAAACAACATTGTAACAATCTAAAACATTTGCTCTTTATACCGTAATTTTTGACACTTTAAATTTTTTAATAGTTGGTTGCTTTAAAATTTATTAGAGTGTCGTTGGATAGGTATGCCCATTTTTTATATGTGACGCATATATATTCTCAAAAATTTAAGAGGTTTGTAATACATAATTTGTTCTATTTTCTTTACTCTAAAAGACTTTTAGTTGCGGAACGAAGTGACGCAACATTGCAGACGCGAAGCGTCTGCAAATTGAAAGCGATTCTTATTAAAAGTAACAGTAGTTACTTTTAAATATAATCCCCCATATTTTATATTAATATTAATAATATATATAATATACTCCCCTCCCTTTTCTTTCTTTGGTTCTTTCTTTCTTTTTTAAAAATGAAAATTTTATATGAGTTTTGGGCTTTAATTTCTAAGGAAAATGAGTAAAATATCAACTTTTTTCACTTTTTTTGTATTATTTTATTAAAAACATGAAGATTTCTCTTGACTTTTGAAAAAAAATGTTGTATATTATATATAGCAAATATTTAACCAACATACACAAATATTTGCTGGCTCTTTAACATTGCGAGAAATGAAAACAAGTGCCCCGCTTTTACGGGAGCGGGGCAAAACTTTTTGAAAGGATAAAAAATGTTTAAAAACTTTATTGCGTCTATCCGGGAAGAAAAAGAAGGATTTTCTTTTTACAAACCTTGGAGACATGATGAGAAATCAATGAGTGTAATAGTTCCAATTATTCGAGAATCTAAAAGAAAAAGAGATTATATTACATTTGCAGAGGCGTTAACAGATTTTTCTGTTGTAGAAACAGGCGAAGTCGGATATGTGCTTGCTAAAAACGATAGTGAAAAACCGGTGTTAATAACACGTGGAGAAATTTTTGCAGGTAAAACACAAGAACGAGCAGCAATTCATAGTCATATTGTTATGCCGCATAGTTCTTTGAGAGTAGCAGTTAGATGTATTCATAGAAGTCAAGGATTATCTTGTTCAGTATACATGTCGTATGGTGGAAAAATACCTTATGATATTGATTTGAGTAATCAACATAAAACATGGGGAAGCGTAACAACATATTGTTCCACTTTTAATATATCGGATGATGTGACAAATAAAAATAATAGTATTGATAATTTGAATATAACATTAGGAAATTCTTATATTGTTGATAATATATATCATAACCCTTTTGGTGATATAATTTGGCACGACCCCATGCCGATAATAGATGGTATAAATGCATATGGATATAGTCGGAATAATGAACCGAAAGATAATCTTTATGATACTATGAAAGATATGTCAAATATGATGAAAACTGCTTTAGAAAAAATGCCATATATTGATAATCAAGTTGGTGTTGTATTTTTAAAAGGAAATGATTTACTTGGGTTGGAAGTTTATGATTTAAAAGATTCTTGGGAAGCAGTTAAAAAAGAAGTAATAGAAAAAGAAGGTTCCAATATTCTCGAAGAATATTCTGAAGATATTTTTGAATTTAAACAAGATAAAATAAAATCTTTTTTAAAAAGAAAATTGAATATTAATTTTAATGAAAAGATTGTTCATGAAGGAAAATACAAAGTTGTTAGTTTAATAAGTGATTCAGTATTAGGCGAAGGTACTATTTTAAATGGTAAAGTAATACATTTGTCTTTATGGAAGAAATGAGTATTGAATCAAAACGAAGATTGTGGATAATGATGAGATTGGAGAGATTTTTGGAGGAAACTCTCCAACTTCGTCCAAATTCTCTGGCAAATATGCAATTTGATGAACTAATTGAAAAAGCAGAAAAAACCATACAAGATTTAAAAAATGAATTTAAATAATAGCGGGATATATCAATTGGTAGATTGTCAGATTCATATTCTGATGGCTGGAAGTCCGAGTCTTCCTCCCGCAACTATGAGTATAAACGCCACAGTAGCTCAGTTAGTAGAGCGGCGGATTTGTAATCCGCGGGTCGAGGGTGCAAATCCTTCTTGTGGCTCGTTAATAAAAGAATGGAGGTGAGTGTCTTATGATTACGAAAATAGTAATTGAAAAAGACGGAAAGAAAACAAAGTATATTATCAAGGATGAACCAAAAATTGAGAAGGAAATTGACAAATTTTGGTCGGAAATGCACGATGAGATGAGAAACGCGTTCAAATTATTGAATTCTTATCCTAAATTTACTGCTCCGTCATTAAATATAAGTAATTTCTTTGGTTTTTTACCAGAAACTACTAAAAAAGACGAAAAAGATAAAGATTCTGCGTCAAAGGAAGTTAAAATAGTAGAGTGAGTGATGATATTGAAAAAGTAGACGAAACTACTAAAAAAGAGAAGCGTGTAGTAAGAACTGACCCAGATTTCCTCGCAAAGTACGTGGAAAATGTCACAGTAGTTAGTCCGATTGAAATATATTGGACTACTACTGACGGGTCCAAACCAAGACGTATATGTGGTGCTATTAAACTTGATGGAAAACGATGTTTAGACTTTGCAGGGGCTAATACCGACCATAATGGTGTTGGTTTTTGTAGTTTACACGAAAAAAGTTATAAAAAATTCAAAAAAAATTGGCTTGCTTTGGTATCCGAGAGTGCAAAAACCACTACTTTGGGCGCATTAATAGATGTTAGTCAAGAGCAAGAAGTAAAAATAGGCGATGTTCAAGAGGAAATAAAATTAGAACAAGCCCTTATTCTTTGGTTTGTTAATAGTGTCGTTAATCGTGAACCGGATTATGATAAAAATGGAAACAGAGTTCAATCTGAATTTACAAAAGATGATATTAAGTTTTTAAAAGAACTTAATATTGATATGATTAAGAGTAAAGAGGCTGCGGCTCGTATTAAAGGTAGTATGAAACTCGATGCATTAACCGTTAGACAATTTGCAGACCAAATACTTACATTTTTATTTGGTAGACTTGTAAAAATGGTTGGTCGGACAGAAGCATATAAACTTGCTTATGATATGAATAACGAGGTGTTTGCACCCATGATTGCATCTTCGATGATTAGTGGAGAAATGTCACCATTGAGACAAATACCCGATTCATTAAAAGATATGCAATTAATTGGTGATAGGTTAAAAGAAAAAGAAATTGAGTAACCAAGACCAAAATGACCTTTCATTTATAGCCTCTTCTGCTAAAGATTGGCTTGATTCTCTTATAAATAGAGAGTTTAAAGGTGCTAAATTCTTTTGGACTAAAGATAAAGCAAGAGAATTTGCAGATGTACCAATAGAAACTTTATTGTTTGATGAATATTTTTTAAATGGTAAAAAATGGTTATATCCCGGTATAGTAGATACAATTCTCGATATATACGAACAAAGGAAAACTCGCAAAGTAAAAATTGTATGTGTTGCGGCAGGCTTTGGTTGTCTTCCAAGTTATACGCCAATAAAAACAAATAATGGTTATGTTACCATGGAAAATCTTTCTGTTGGCGATAAAATTTTAGGTGTTAATGGTGATACCACAGAAGAATGTAATGTTATAAGAAAAATCTATTCTGGTAAAAAAGAAGTTTTTCGAGTTTATACAAAAGATGGTAATTATATTGACGCAACAAAAGAACATATATTTGAAGTGTGGATTTGTGAAAATAATATTGGAAGATATAGACAAAATTGGTCGATAAGTAGTATTATTAATTATTTGTGTAATGATAAAAAAACAACCAATTTCATTAGTTTAATTAGAATAAATAATAATCAAACTAATGAAATTACAGGATATAAATCTTTAGGATATATGGATACCTATGATATATCAATAGATAATAAAAGTAAATGTTTTTTATCTTATAATGATTTTATAACACATAATAGTGGAAAAACCGAAGGTTTGGGTGCAGTTCTTAATTGGTTAAATTGGTATCATTTTTCTTGTAAATTTAAACCAGAATCAACCAATGCGTGCCCGCAGGAGTATTATGATTTAAAACCAACTTCTAAAGTGGCTTTTATCGCATTATCTAAAACATTGGAAAAGTCTAAATTGATTACATTTTCTGCAATGCGTTCTGCATTTAGTAGTCATTTTAATCAAGAATATTTTCCAATTAATCCAAGAATTTTAAGTAGATTGGATATTCCGGGTAATAACACAATGGTGTTTCCAAATACAGCAACAGAAGCCGCGAATGCAGGTTGGTCTATATTTTCATTTGTAATGGATGAAATTTCATTTTTGCAAATAACAGATAATTCTTCGAGGTCTATCGGTTCTTCAAAAGATGTATATGACCAAGCCAAAGAAGCGTTTGATTCAGCAGAAGGTCGTATGTTTTCGCGATTTATGTATGATGGTATGGGAATTTTAATATCATCTGTTAATTATGATGAAGATTTTTTAATGACAAAAATTCGCAAAGCATTTAGAGGAGATGTTTCGGAGAGCGATGTTTATTTTAAAATATTGTTACCATGGAAGGCAAATCCTGCTAAATTTAGTATGGAAAAAAGTTTTTATTTTGATACTAATAAATTTGAGATTATTAAAGATGAAAAAGAAATTGGTTTATTAGATAAATATTATGTTGAAGTTCCTATAGAACAAATTATATTTGGAGAAAATAATAATGATCCAAATGACAAATTATTGGAAGATTTTAGAAATGGAAAAATAAGATGAAAAGAGTTTTAGGAAATTGGTTACATTGGTATAAAAACGATAAAAGCGTAGGTATTTTACCAAAAGGAAAATGTTGGCATTTTAAATTAGAAGAATGTAATTTTATAACATGTAAATATTGGACTTTTTGGAGATTTTTTTATTCAAAAAATAATAAAAAAGGAAGTGATTAAAACGAAGATTTATCAAGCAGATGAGACTAAAAAATTAAATTGCCCAAAACATGGAGAAGTTTGTGGTAATAATATTCTTGTATTTGAATTTTTAAATAAAGATGGAACAAAATTTTACAATCATTCGTATTGTTTAATTTGTTTAGAAGAAGTTGTGTTTAATGATGTTTATTTATTAGAATGTGAGAGTAATGAGTAAATTTGATGGAAAAGATTTTTATGCTACTGTTTCTGCATTACGAAATTTAGGTGGTATTGGAATGTTTTCGGCGATAGATAAAGAAGCACAGAAAACAAATTTTGGAAATGAAACAAGACGGGTGTTGAGATACCTTGAAAATAAAAAATTAATTAAGTCGGATAGACCGCTTCTTCCATTAAGTTTAGAACTTAGATGGGAAGTAATTGATAATGCTAAAATAGAGACATTTAAGGAATAGGTGATTTTTAAATTCCGATTCTGAAAGTTCCATGGCAATATTATAATCGTGTAGAAAATGATCCTTATGCTACCGCACGAGACTTTTTTTCTATACCGAGGGGGTCAATATCTCCTTTTTTACCTGAGTTTACAAAATTAAAAAGATGTATTGATTATGATATACCGAATCCGTTTAATGAGAGTACATTAACATTTGATTCTAATTTTATATGTAAAGATCGTATTCCGAGATATATGCATATTGATTATGGTCCCAAATTAAATGGTACAGGTATTGCCATGTGTCATGTAATCGGGTTTAAAACGGTTACTATTATGGATACAGGTAAAGAAACAGAGGTAAAACTTCCATATATTAGGTTTGATTTTTTAGGCAAAGTTTTTGCGCCCGTTGGCGGTATGATAGATTTGGCCGATATACGAGAAATGGTTATATATGAATTAGCTCGTAGAGGATTTAATATAAAACTTATATCGTTTGATAAATATAATACACTTGAATCTGTATCTATTTTAGTTAATGATGGTTATGCGTGTGATAATCTCAGTATAGATAGAACTATGTGTAAGTTAATAGTTGATTATGATAAACCAAATAAAGTGAAACGGGTATCTACAAATGGTGCATATATTGCTGCTTGGGATGCACTTAGAGAATCATTGGTAAATAATAGAATTATTATGCCATATCATCCTGATTTTGAAAACGAAGCACGTCATGCTGAAAAACGTATTATGGGGGTAAAGACAGTAATTAATTGCCAATCTTCATCTCTTTCATTGGATTTACTTGAGGCAATGGCGGGAGCAGTTTATAATACTATTAATAATGAGATTCATGCAGATTTAAAATTTGACGACCTTGATACTGAAGAAGATAAACGGGCGTCTATTTTTTACAAAGATATGGGTAGGTTTGGAGGTTCTGATAATTATTTACCAACAGAAGACAATAATCAGGATTTATATAATGAATTGTACAATAAAGGTGGAGAATCAAAATGGACATAAACAAAATTTTTAAATTTAAAGTTGTATCTAAAGATAAATTATCATTTGAAATAAAAAAGAATACAGATGAAGCGGTTAGAAGTGCCGTTGATAAAGTTTCTAATGAATTACATCAGGATTTTAAGCAACGTCTTATTTCTATTAAAAGAGAATATTCAGATGATAGTAAAGGTGACCCTTTTTATGAGAGTCTTTATTCAACATATTATGGTAAAGATAATAAATATTCCGAAGAAAAGTTACCAGAGTTAATTAGAGAATCTGTTAAATATTCAAAGGCTAAAGGATATTTAACCGTTTATACTTCTCCTATGGAAATAGAACAAGAAGACGAATTACGAAGATTTGCGCAAATAATATCATACGTGCGTGCGTTTGAAGACCCGGTTGTGGGTGCTATTCCAGATTCATTACAAAGATTTGTATTGGGCAGAGGTATTAAATATAAATGCCCAAATGAGGATGTACAATTCTTATTAGATTTCTTTTGGCATTCCAATAATATGGAAATGTATAATAAAACATTGCTTTGGTTATTGATAGTTCAAAGTGAATATTTCCCCCTTTATTTTAGAAATCCTGATACCGGTGATATAAAAGTACGCGAAATACAACCATTAGAAATCATTAAAGTGGAAACAGACCCAGATGATAAAGCATCTATTCTTTCTTATAAAAGAGAATATATGAATACTAAAGGTACTGCATATACTAAATATTATGCTGATATTAATTATTACGATATAAAAGAAAAAGAAAATAAAAAATCTGATTTTGAAGATAATAAAAATTGGCAAGGTGAAAACGTATTTGTTCAGTTTATTAAACTTATGCGTAATAGAGAAGTTAGAGGAAGAGTATATTTAGAGAGAGTTCTCAAATGGGCAGAATGGTATAAAAATTGGATTATAGATAGGGCAATCATTAATCATGAAAAAGGTCGTGTTGTATGGTTGCTTATTTTAAAAGGCACGCAGGACGATGTTTGGGAAAGATTTAAAACTCCGCCCGCAGGTGGAACAATTAAAATTTGTACGCCAGATAGAGAATGGAAACCAATAAATGCTAATATAGACGCAGATGATGCTAAAGAAGATGGTTTGTTTTTATTGTATCAAGTTGCAGCAGGCGCAGGTATTCCTATTCACGTGCTTACACAAAGAACGTCCGAGAACGTGTATTCCAGCATAAGGGCGTCAGACAGTCCATTTAGTCAATTTATTTTAGATGTTCAAGATACTTTAATGGATGGTTATTTAAAACCAATGTTTAAAATGGTTATAAAATCATACATAAAGGCTAATAAAATCCCTAAAAAAATTAAGATTAAGAAATATGTTAAAGAATATTTAAGAGACACTTTCAGAAGTCAGTATGATAGATATACTGAAGGTGAATTAAACGAACAAAAGATGCTTAGGTTTATTAAAATTTTAACAGAATCCGCTATAAGGGATTTTGAAAATGATAAATTTTTAAAAGAATCTTCTGATTTATATAAAAAAGTAATAAGAGAATGTAAATTATTAGAAAATTCTTATACAAACGAAACATTAAAACTTTTAGAAAATTCAAATGAAAAGTTAAAACATGAAATTTTAGTTAAAGCATTTGAAGTATTTGAAAATGGAATTGAAGTTGAAATAAATACAGAAACCATTCCTATTGATATAGTATTTCCGGATATGGTAAAAGAAAATATGGTAGATTCTGCAAGAATTCTTGAAATACATAGAAAAATGGGTATTGTTTCTAAGACAACCGCGTCATCTAAAGCCGGTTATAATTCTGAACAAGAAAAATTCTTATTAAAAACAGAAGATTTTGGCGAACCAGAAGAAGAAATTGCTGACCCATTGAAAGATACCGATGATGAAGATATTGATGATGGTGAAGAAACCAAAGAACCGTTAAAAGGAAAAACTAAAAAATTAGATAAGGAAAAAAATGCCAAAAAATAAAATGTCTGGTGCAACACTATTAGAAGAACCTGTAGTTCAAGAAAAGAAAGTTATTGCTGCGGTTACGTTAGTATTATATGATACTCTTGAAAAAGATATACTTGAAAAAACAAATATAGAAGATATTGAATATAGACCAACACCAGATTCTTTGTCTATATTCAATTCTTTTTTAAATGATGTGTGTATGTCTATAAATTTTAGTGATGTCTTATCTAAATATGTTGCAAAGTAGGTAGTTTGGAAACATTAAAAGATGAATTAAATAATGCAATAAGACTTACATCATATTTATTGAATGTGAGACGAATATATAATTTTATTACAGATTCGTCTTATTATTCATATATATGTTCATTAAATAAATTAGAAGAATACTTATCATTTGCAGTATATGATAATTTTGATAGTCTTTTATCTATAATATACGATTGGGATTTAAATAAGCAAAGTACAATAGATAGTTCAGTTAAAAATCAACTAATTTCTAATCTTTTCATACAAAAAGTAATTAAAAAGTAATATTCTTAAAGAACTTTACTTTTTTGCTTTGCTTTTTGCGTATTTTATTATTATATTATAATCGACATTATAATAATGTCGTAAAATATGCAAAAATTATATAAATTAATGTATTTTCAAAAGGTAGATAATTATGCCATATAGCAAATTGTCTGATTTGCCAAATAATATTAAACGTTTTCCTTTGAATCAAAGAAAAGCATGGATGGCATCGTTTAATAGCGCCTATAATTCTTTTGATCCAAATAAACATAAAGCCGCAAACGCCGAAGCATATGCTTTTGCTGTTGCTAATTCTGTGGTTAAAAAAATGAGAAAATCTAAGAAAGAATCCCTTTCTATTTTTCCAAATGGTACTAAATTTACTACAGAAAAAGAATTAGATAATTATACATCTATAATAGAAACATTTCTTGAAATTGATGGAGATAATATGAAAGATTATAATATAGGTAATTCTATCCTTGCTTCTTTAAAAGAGGCTAAAATAGATAAAGATTCAAGAACTGCAGAAATAGTTGCTCTTGAGTCCGGTTGGTCTAAAAATGGGAATTATTATTCAAAACCGGTTGCTGAAAGTTTGGCACCTTTTTTATTGCAAAGACGTAAAATATATGTAAATCATGTTGAAGAATCGGAAAAGAAACTCGGAAGAGATTTATCAGATTGGGCGGCAACTGTTGAAGAAGCATATGGAAAAGAAGGAAAATGTCATGCAAAGATAAGATTTAGTGAAAATTTAAACGGAGAATTTTTATTTAAAGAATCTTTGATTCATCCCGAAGAAGTTCAATTTTCAATTGATGCGCTTGCGAGAGCCAAAGAAGGAGAAGCAGAAGGTAAAACCGGTATTATAATTGAAAAATTTGCTATGCTTGATTCATTGGATTTTGTTGATTATGCATCAGCAGGTGGAAAATTAATTAAAGCATACGCGTCCGCGGCTGCAACAGAATTATCTTTATTGCATGAAGCCGCGTTGACGTTAAAAGATAGAGTAGAAAAAGATGTTGAAAAATATAAACTGCAAACCTTATTTTGGGCGTTTGTAGACTTTTTACATGAACTTTCATGGTCTTGTGACTATGATAATGATGCCGATAAAAAAGCGGCAATCCAAACATTGGTAGATGAATTTCTGGCAGAGTTTGGAAAAATTGATGTTATAAAGGCGTTTGAGTCTTTACAAAAAGTGGGAGGTAAAATGAACCTTGTTGAATTGAAAGAAAAAGAAGGCACTCTTTTGGAAGAATTTAAGAAAGAAATTTTGAATTCTGAGGAAGTAAAATCCAAAGATACTAAAATTACAAGTCTTGATTCAGAAGTTGCAAAACTTACAGAGAGTTTAAATATATCCAAAACGGACTGGGAAAAAGAAAAAGATAGTCTCGTTAAGGAAAAAGAAAATTTACAAAAAGAAGTAGATGTTTATAAATCTGTTGAGGAAGCAAGCAAAAGAACTGCAAAAGTTAAAGAGTTGTTAAAGGAATCTACTCTGGGAGAACTTGAAAAACTTCCTAAAAAGATTCAAGATGATTTGGTTAAATTAGAGAAGGATGAAGATATTAAAGAGGCTATTAAAGCATATTCTGAATTAAAATCTTCAATTACCACAGTTGTTACTGCGGCAGGAGTAACAACTGTTACAACTGCACAGACCGATGACGTTTCTTTAGCCAAAGATAATGATAAAGCGGCTAAAATTTTTAAAAGCAAATAATTGGAGGTGAAAATATATGTCTACATCGTCTAATGTTGTTATTAAAGAATATGATGAAAGATGCGTTGTTAAATTACCAGTAGCCTCTGCAACAGTATTGGCCGCGGGTGATTTGATTGTTGCCACTGCGGATACTGCTACTACGTTAAAAGCGGCCGCCCTTTCTGCATCGTCTTTATATAATACTTTTGTAGGTGTTGCACTCGAAGGTTCTGAGAGTGGACAAGTGGAATATATCAGCGTTGCAACTCGTGCGAGAATTGCAATTAAGGTTGTTTCTACGAGTGCTGCGGCGCTTGTTGGAGATGCATTTTATTATAGTGCAGGTGCAAACGGTACAGATTGGCAAGTAACCAAATGTACTTCCGGCGTTAGTGGAATTACGTGGGCTCTTGAGGCGGTTGCCGCAGGAAGTTCTGGTGAATTTCTAATTGATACTCATGTTATGAAATCGGGCTTTGAGTTCGATAAAATTACTTAATTAATTTGGAGGTGGATATAAATGTCAAGTACATATTCTAATGTTGTTATAAGAGATTATGACCCGATTAGCGTAATCAAACTTCCCGTTGTTTCTGCGACTGTTATTGCAAAAGGGGATTTAATTGATGCGAGTGCAGATACTGCTACAACTCTTGTTGCGGCTTGTCATGCGGGTGATAATTCGTTGTTTTTTGGTGTTGCTTTGGAAGGTTCTGAAAGCGGAGAAGTTAAAGATATTTCTATTGCAACTATTGCAAAAGTTAATATTAAAGTTGTTTCTGGAAGTACAGATGCTCTTCCGGGAGATGCTTTTAAATATAGTGCCGGTGCTAATGGTACTGCGTGGCAGGTTACAAAAGCCACATCAGAGGGCATCATGTGGGCACTTGAACCGGTTTTGGATACTGCGGAAGGTGTTTTCCTTATTAATTCCCATGCTCTTGCTGGTGGATTTATATGGGATACTTGTACCGAAGGTTAATTAATTCTATAATTTGGAGGTTAATATAAATGTTTAATAAAACACAAGATATCGTTAAGTTGATTGAAAGCCATGTTAAAGAAAGTGGCAATAAAGAAAAAGGTTATGAAGCCGTTGGTGTGCAACTGCTTGAAAATCTAAAATCTGAAAAAATCAGAAAAAGTGAAATTTCCATTCGTGCTTTGTTTGAAGCGTGTCTTCAAGAAGCTCATCCCGATAGAGAACTTTCTCTGTCTACTGAAACACATAAATTGGCAGAAGCCGTTGGTAGTTCCAGTTTTCCTAATATTACGAAATATATCGTTAGTTCAGAAGCTATTCCTAAATTTGAATATAATATGGATAGAATTGCACCGTTGTTTACTGATATGGCGGCAACACGAACTGATGTTGAGAGAATTCCCGGTTTTACGGCCAACGAAGGCGTAGAATATGTCCCAGAGCAGTACCCTGTTCAGGAAACGGATTTTCATGAAAAATATGCAGAGGTTAAACTCTCTAAATTTCAACGTTCAATTTCTTTGACCAAAGAAGCCATTTTTAATGACAATACAGGTCAGATTATTGACCGTGCTGCATCTCTTGGTGAAGTTGCCGGCGAACAAATGGAAAAATTCTTAATTCAAACGATTGAGGTTCTTCCGAGAACGTTGCTTCCTTATGAAACAACGACTAATTTGGAATGTGCAAAATTTGACGGTACTACTGTTACGCGTACCAATTTTTACAGCACCGACCATAGTTCATTGGCTTATATGGGTTCGCAAACAAATGCTAATACGGCATCTTCTTGCGCTCTTGGTATTGATGGTATTGATACTGCTTATAAACTGTTTCCGAGTATGAAAAATGAACGCGGAGAATATATTGGTGTTAAACCCAAAACTCTTTTAATTCATCCTAATAATGCAGTTATGGCATATCAGTTGTTACAATCAATGTTTCAACCGGATACGCCTAATAATGCAAAGAATTTCTGGACTGGTCAATTTGATGTTGTTGCATCTAATTATATTGCCACTTCTACTGATTGGTATATGGGCGATTTTAAGAAAGAACTTGTTCTTTTGTATTGGGAACGCCCGAATGTTATTTCTCAGTCTGGCAATTTTGAAGCATCTTTTACCAGTGACATCTTAATGAGATGGAAATTTGGTTTTGGTGCCGGTGCTGGTCATAGAGATTATCGTTATATTGCTCGTTTGACTGCGTAATTTAAGTTACTAATGGGGAGGAGGGGGATTCTACTCCTCCCCTAAAATAAAATAAAGGAGAAAAAAAATGGGTGCAAATTCTCATACAACTACTTGGATTAAGAGGTTGTTTCTTGGTGATAAAGGTTCCAGTGCCGTCGAAACTTTAACCGATGGTGATATGGAAATTCAAAATGATTTATATGTTAAAGGTATTCTTGATGTTAATGGTGCTACTGATTTTGCAAGTACAGTAGCAGTAACAGGTGTTTTAACAGCCACAGGCGGAATTAGTGTTGCGAAACCATTGGTTGTTGCATCTACTTTATTTGGTAGAAATGTATTTAATGGCACATCAACGTCAGACGAAGTTACTTTATCCGGCGTTCTTTCTGGAGATACAATTCTTGCATTTCCATATGGTAGTTCTGTTAATGAATCCGGTGATACATTATCATGCGCCGCGAGTTCTACTGGTGGAGCATTTACTGTTTATAGAGATTCTGGCGGAACATCTGGTTTGACTTATGCGTATTTAGTTTTACGCGCTGCATAACTAAAAAATAATAAAGGGGCGGTAATCGCCCCTTTATCTTCACAATAGGAGATTGAAATGCCACACGTGGTCAAAGTTTACGATGAAGTAAATGCTAAAACTGCTCATATTCTTAGTGGTGTGACTTATACTTTTGATGCAATGGTTGAAGGTTCTGCTTATACTGGAAACCTTCAAACGGTTCCAATTTTAAATTCCACTAAAAAAGATATTGGTTGGTTTGATTCAAGTGCTTGTACGTTTACAGGAGATGTGTTTGTAACAGAAAAGGAAGAAGAACTTAATGTTTTAAGCAATGGTGATTATTATCTTGATTATAAAAACGGTTATTATAAGGTAATTGCCGCCACATCTGCTACACCAACTATTTCATATACTACATATATGATAGCAATTGCTTCTGTTGTGGATGTAGAATTAGGTTCCGTGGAATTGAAAAATGGCACGGATGATACAAGAGCCACAATCAATGCTGCAAATACAGCAAGAACAACAGGAACAACCACGTTGGTGGTTCAAAATATAGATGCTACTGGTAAAGTTTCTCCTGCTGGGGATGCTGTTGGCAATGCTCCTTTTGTAAAATTAGGTGATGGTACTGATACTTTAAATATATTAGTAGATAATGCTGCTTTTTCTACAGGCTCGACCGGAATTGGCATATTTGGTAAATATGAAGCAACCGCAACTACGTATAATGATGGTGATGCCGTACCGATTAAATTAGATGAGAATGGTAGAGTTGTTCTTAGTTCAGATATAGAAATTGGCGGCGTTGAATTGAAAAATGGCACGGATGATACAAGAGCCACAATCAATGCTGCAAATACGGCAAGAAGTACGGGAACTACTACATTAGCAGTTCAAACAATTGATGCTGCTGGTAAGGTAATGTCTTCAAATGGATTTAGAATAATAGCAGAAAGTTCATTAACGGTTACTACTGCCGGAACTCCTGTTGCTTGTCCTACCAATGCAAGTGCTAAAGCAGTTAGAGTTATAAATAATAATGTAGATGGAACAATTATAGCAGTTGGATTGAGTGCGACAGTAGATGCCATTTCTTCTCCGCCTATTGGTGTTGTTTTGACATCTTACAGTTCTGTCGTTATGTATGTCGTTGTAAATAGTAATGTACTCG